ATGGTCAGCGCGAGGAGACGTGTTGAGCGGTCCGTAGTGGCCGCGATCATGCACACAGTTGCACTTAATTTCAGATCGGACCCGGAGGGCGAAGAGATCGCCCAGGACCTGAAGGTCGCTATAGAAGCGCCCTTCGATGGCCTCTCCTCACGGGAGGTGGCCAAGCTCTGCAAGCGGTCGTCCCGCCTGCACAGCCTGATCGTACAGCCCCAGCTCAACAACGATCTCGTCAAGGTGTTCATCGCCTATGCCCTGCTGCTGCGGGGTCTGCAGGACGACGGCCGGCTGCCCGAGGTCGTGACCGGCAGCGCATTCGACCGGGGTTACAGGAGGTTGCTCGACAAGCTGGCCGACCACGCCACCGATGCGCGCTGGGCCTCCGGTGAGAAGCAGGCCCGCCGCATTCGCAGGATGCTGGAGCAGGAGGGTTACTTTGTCGGATGAGGCTTTGCTGGACCTGAACGAAGAGGTCAACGCCCCGCCCGCCCATGAGCCGAGCCAGGACGTGATCGACCGCGTCCGACGCAAGCGCGAGGACAACTTCTGGGGTGGGCTGGTTAAGGAAATCCGCGAGGAGATGGAGCTGTCCCAGCGCGAGCTGGCCAGCCTCGCCAAGGTCAACCGGTCAACGCTGCGACGCCTGGAAGATGGCCAGGCCCGAGGAGACATCGACGTGATCGAGGACATTCTGGCCGTGATGGGCTACGAGATTGATGCCTTCCTGTCCATGGACAAGCCCCCCGTGAAGGTGGACCCCCAGAAAGAGGCGGTCGCGTTCCTGCTGGGAGGGCTTCCGCGATGACGACCGGCTATGACATGATGCGGCAGGCATTCTGCGACGCATACGACCAGTCGGCCAAGGGCAAGGGGCGCGAGCGCCACGGCAGCGGCAAGGATTTCCTGGAGCAGCCGATCTTCAAGCTGGCCGACCTGTACGGCGAGGGCTTCCTGCTGGGGCAGGCCGCAAAGAAGATGCAGGAGGCCCAGCGCATGACGCCGGAAACCAAGGACAAGGAGCTTCTCGGGGCCTTGGTCTATTGCGCGGCGGCGATCATCAAGAACAGGCTGGAGAACAACCTTTTGCCTGCCAAGAACCCTTCACGCACGATGGAGGGTGTCAATCAAACCACCAAGGAGGGTGTAGACCATGACTGAACTCGAAGCCTTGAAGGCGGTGCTGACCATCGCCGAGGCGAACGTCATGCCTGCCACGGATGACGAGGCCCAGCACAAGAAAGAAGTGGCCGCCATTGAGGTGATCGAGAAGATCATCTCTTCCGTCGAGGCCACCAGCGACGACGAGAAGCGCCAGATGGCCGAGGAGACCCTGGCCGAGGCCGGCATGGTCTGCCTTATGTACATGCCCACCGACGCGGTGCTGGACGCGATGCCCGAGGGCCTGGGACACGACAAGAGCAAGTTCACGCCCCGCATGATCCGTGAGGCGGTGGACAAGGCCACCGAAGAAGTGGCCGTGCCGGACGAGACCGGCGAGTGGTACGAGGACGTGGCTGAGAAAGCGTGCACCCATCTGCCGGAGTTCCTGTAATGCATGACCTCGGCGAACTGTTAGGTCGTGCGTGCGCCGTGGCTGTCGAGTGCGCCAAGGGCGACACTCAGGTGGAGGCGTTCATCGTCGCCATCCCGGACAAGGGTCGCCCGCTGACCTTGTTCATCGACAAGGAAGACGAGGATCACGCCGACGACCCCGAAGACCTGTCGGACATGATTACCAGCTGGCTGGATGGGCACGGGGCTGAGCGGTGGTTCTCCATCGCCCAAGAGACCGTCCCGACCTCCGAGGGGCACCGCGAGGTGGTGATCTGCACCGCCTTCGTGAACGGGGAACAGGCCCAGCTGGTCCTGCTGATCGCCCGCGACAAGGCCGGCAAGATCGCCGACCTGGTGGACGTCGGAGACATGGTCGATGACATTCCGTGGACGGTGCACTGATGCAGGGGTGCCGCTTCATGGAGGGTGCTCCGCACCTCGCTAATGCCTGCGGTAAACCAACGGTGGACGGGGTGTGGTGCAGGGCGCACCGCGCCCTCGTCTACCCGGCCCCAGGCACGGAGGCGCACCGGGAGGCCGAAGGGTCCATGATCCTCGCCGCGCGGGAGCAGGGGCGGGCGAACGCCTACTACATCCCCGCCGCCTTCGATGGCATGACCAGCGGGTCCGGGACCTCGAACCGCGACGAGCGCCGCGTGAGGAGTCGGTGATGACCTACCGCATCGTATGGGACGGGCCGTTCACCACGGTGCTGGAGTCCCAGCTGCCGGCCGACGGCCTGGACGTGTTCGAGCACTTCAACGACGCGAAGCTGGCCGCCGCCAAACACAATGGGGAGCAGGCCCGACTCTACCGGGAGAACGCCCGGCGTCTGCGGGAGATGAAGCTGTGGCAGGCCAAGGTGTGAAATCAATTGCACGCCACAGCCTTGCCTGCCAGGCCCACCTGACGCACGCTGGTCGTACACCACCTCATCACTCGCCAAGGAGGGCGCGATGACCAAGACCCTGCTGGACACTTTAAAGGCCAGAAACTTCAAGACCCGGAACCGGGACGGGGTCCTGCAGATGCGCGCATGGACCAAGTGGGTCGCGGTCCACAGCGTGGAGGGCGCCGCCGCGTACCTGACAGCCGCCCATCTCGCGTCGAAGTTCACCAGGGATGTGGCCGGGGACGCTGTTATCAAGTACGACCGCCTGACAAAGAACCAGGTCGAGGCCCTGCGCCGGGAGGACGGCAAGACGCGGGGCGACATCGCCAAGTGGCGGAACACCCTGGAAGAGGTGGGCTTCGACCTGGAGGCCCTGTTCGACCAGGTGGGCTACGACAAGGATCAGGCCCAGGCCAAGGGTGACAATCTGGACTACGTCAAGCTGATCACGGTCATCGAGGCCGAGACGGCCAAGGCATACAAGGTGGCGGGCGTAGACGGTCAGCCCGTTTGGCTGCCCAAGTCCCAGGTCGAGGTCGAGAAGAAGTCGCTCATCCAGATCCAGGCCGAGATCACCATGCCGCTCTGGCTGGCGAAGGCCAAGGGCATCTACCCGTCCGCATCCAAGGAGGGATGAATAATGCAGATCAAGTTGTACTCGTTCGGTGTGAAGCACCGCAAGGCCGATGCCGGCGACGCCTACGTGGACGTGCGCCGCGTGCGCAACCCGCACCATGTCCTGGAGCTGAAGCCGCTCGACGGCCGCCACCCCAAGGTCCAGGACTACGTGATGCCGGAGGCCGAGCACCTCGCCTCGACCGTGATCCTGAAGGCCCAGGCCCATGGTCGCGTCGGGGTCTGCTGCTTCGGCGGACGCCATCGTTCGGTGGCCGTGGTGGAGATCGCCGCCCGGCGTCTGCGCGAGGCGGGCCGCGAGGTCACGGTCGAGCACCGCGAGCTGCGCGACTGACCCGCTGCAATCAATTTCATGTCAAGGAGGACCAGACACCATGATCGAACGTGAAGTCTTACTCCGCCACATCGGCTCCAAGCTGCGGATGCGCCGCACGGAGCTGGACTTGGGGATGGCCGACCTGGCCGCGACCTGCGGCGTGAGCCACCAAGCCGTGCAGAAGTGGGAGGCCGGCGAGACGGAGATGGGCGTGCATCGCCTGCTCCAGGTGAGCGCGGCCCTGCGGGTGCCGGTGCAGTTCTTCTACGAGGGTATGTACCTGGAGCCGGAAATGGTCCTGCGCCCGGAGGTCTACAAGCGGGCCCTCCAGATGGCGCGGGACATTCGGAATCTGGACGACCGCGAGATCAAGACTGCAATCAAGTTCATCGAAAGCGTGCGGGAGATCGCCTGATGGCCGTGAAGATCAAGACCAAGGAGGGCAAGCGCAAGGAGCCCAGCCAGAAGTCGGCGCGGCAAGCCTTCCTTGAGGGCCTGTCAGGGATGCCGACCAAGAAGCTGGGGCTGGGCACCGACACCATGGTCGCCTACCACCTTGACCGGCTGCAGGCCACGGACCGGGAGAAGATCGACAACGGCGTCATGCCCTGGGTCCGCCCGTACCACTACACCACCGGCCAGATCGGCGAGGGCGTGCTGCCCGAGGGGTCCAGCTTCAAGATCGAGGGCGGCCCGGCCGGCGGCAGCGCCAGCGTCACCGTCAAGGGTGAGACCGCCTGCGCTGACGCGAGCAGCGCCTTCGCCGCCTGGGCCATGTGCCTGCTGGAGCTGAAGGACCGTGGCCTGGTCTGAGCCGCCAACCCGGTACTAGGACGCAGGTCGTCCCCACCCGGTCGGCGCCACGCTTGTCCCTGCGGTTCGCCCAGATGGTTGATACCCAGGAAGCAGGCGGTGCGACCTCTCACCGACCGGACCGCATGGCCACCCTGAAAGTTGGGGATAGGGGTGGCCCCCTAAACGCCCCTTGAGTGAACACCGAGAGGACGACATGAAGACGATCAAGGTGACGCTGACCGAGCGCCAGATGCAGGCCGTGAGGCACGCGCTGCACATGCGCCTCGAAGACCTCGGCGAAGACGAGGCTGAGGAAATGCAGGCGCTGGAAGTGGCGAAGGACCGCATCGAGCGGGCATGGAACCGGCAAGACGAACGCTGACGCCCGTCAACTGAGACACGGAGACAACAATGCGGAAGTGGCTGATCCTAACACTGACCGAGGCGCAGATGGGCACGCTGCGGCAGGTGGCCGCAATGGCGGGAATTGACCTGACAAGAAACGATAGCGAGACGCTGGATCGAGCGATGGCCGAGTTGGAGCGCGCTTGGTCGGAAGGCAAGACGACCGAGGCGGCGGCAATTAAGGATCTGATCGAGAAGTGACCGGGCACGCCCGATAGGGAAACGAGACACCGCCATTCCGCCAGCCCTTACAGGCACTTGCCCGAAACCCTCTAGCAGAATGGCCCGTCAAAAACGCCAGAGGAAATTAAACACCATGACCAAGACGAAGCGCATGTATGCCGTCATCAACGGACCGGCCGGTGAGGGGGTGATTTTCGAGGATCGGCCCGACGCCGAAATGGTCGCCTCGGGCCGGCTGCGCGGCGCCTACCCAAGCATCGCTCATGACTTCCTGGATAGCTACCCGGACGGCAACACCCTGGTCGCGGTGGACGTGCCCGACGGGTTGGACGGCTGACCGAAAACGAGAGGTTCTGGGCCTGGTTTTGAGCAAGCCAGGCCCTTCGTGTGTGAAGGCCCCACCCTGCGGTGATAGAAAGACCTCCTGGAAAGGAGTCCACGGAGGGAATGCCTTGCACAATAAGCGGGTTCTAGTCATCAGCCCCCACGCCGACGACGCCGAGCTGGGGTGCGGAGGGTACATGCACCGAGTCACCGAGGCCGGCGGCGAAGTGATGAACGTGGTCGTGGCCCTCGGCGATGTGCACTTCGCCCACCTGGGCCGCACGGTCACCGCCGAAGAGCGCATGTCCGAGTGCCACGACTCGATGAGCGTTCTCGGGGTGCAGCACTGCAAGGGCCTGTTCTGGGCACACGACCGGAAGCTGGACACCCTGCCCCTGGTTGAGATCATCGGGGAGCTGGACAAGGTGCAGCGCGACTTCCGACCCACCGAAATTTTGATCCCCCTGCCCAGCAGCCATCAGGATCACGAAATAACGTACCGCGCCTGCCTGGCCGCCACCCGGCCGTCGGCCTTCAACGACACCCTGCAACTGATTGCAGCTTACGAGTACCCCGCCACGGTGTGGGGGCCGGGGTCGGGCGCCGACGCGGGCAAGGGCGGCATGTACGTCGAGCTGCCCGAGACCAGCCTGAAGGCCAAGACTGACGCCCTGAACTGCTACCGGACGCAGATGCGAGAGGGCCAGCACTGCTTCAGCGTAGACGCCAGTGTCGCCCAGGCGCGGATGCGGGGGCTGGAGTGCGGCCTGGAGTACGCCGAACTGTTCCACGTCATGCGGAAAGTCGTCCGCTGACCATCAAGGAGGAAGGACACATGGCTTTGGATGACACCCCAGAAAAGCTGTACGAGGCCCATGAGAAGTATAAGGGCACCGGCAAGGGCCTGATGATCGGCGACGAGTGGCGCTACACGGGCCGGATTGGCGTGGCACGCGGCATCCTCGCCTGCCTCAAGCCTAAGACCACCCTGGACGTGGGGTGCGGCTATGGGTGCATCTCCGAGAGCTTGCCGTTGACGGACAGCTACGTCGGTCTCGACTACACGCAGTGGATCGTGGAGGAGGCCCGGCGCCGTTACCCGAACCGTACCTTCGTGCACGGCAAGTTCGGGCAGTACGCGCTCAACATGGCCTTCGATATGGTGGCGGCCATGGGTGTCCTGGCCACGGTGGCGTCCGAGGAGGCCCCGGCCCTGGTGGACCTGCTGCGCCTGCACAGCGAGCGCCACGTCATGGTCTCCTACCTCGACGCGGATTGCTACGACGGACGCCTGTATAGCTACCACCTCGCCGATCTGAATGGCCTGTTCCAGAGCGAGCCCGTGGTCGGGCCTGTGTGGTCGCCTGACGATGCCCTGAACAAGACCGTGGTCTACGAGGTGTGACCATGACGAAATGGGTGACCTGCACGCAGCCCCTGTTCTTCCCGCCGCTCTACATGCTGGAGCGGTTCGCCCGTTGCGACGTGGTGATCCTGATGCAGGAGGCGCAGCACAACCGGCAGGCCGAGCATTCCTGGTGCCTGATGTCCGCGAAGGACGGCCCCGCCAAGGAAAGCCTGACCTGCCACAAGAAGAACCGCCGGCCCATAGACGAGATCGAGGTAATGGACCTGGCGCGCTGGGCCGACAAGTTCGAGCGCAAGTGCGCTGACCGGTATGGCAAGCTGGACGGGTACCGCGAGGTCGAGAAGCAGTTCACGACCCTGATGGGCTACCTCCGGTCGATCTCGGACAAGCAGCCTGATCTGGCCTACGTCAACCGGGTGACCATGCGCTGGCTGCACTCGGTCCTGCACCTCCCGGTGCCGCTGATCGCCTCCAAGGACCTGGTGCCCCAGCGGCCGGATCATGCCCCGGACTGGCTGGCCGCCCTGACCAAGGCCGTCGGCGGCACTGACTACATTCAGGGCGCGACCTCGATCCGCTCGTACTTCACGCCGGGCGCCTTCGCTCCGCATGGCATCCGCGTTTGGGGTCAGGACTGGAAGGCGCCGGCTCTGCCCCGCCTGTGCGAGGACACCAGTATCCGCCTGAGCGCCTTGGACGCGATGTTCTGCGGCGGCGTCGAGTGGTGCCGGGAGGCCATCGGAGCCACGGCGGGCGTAGGGGAGAACAACGGCACGGCGATCAGCATGGAGGAGTTCGCATGAAGGTTCTGATCGACCCGATCTCCACCAACGACCCGTCCTACTGCAGCTGCCACTTCAAGATGCAGACCATGATGCAGTACGTGCTGGAACGCCGCGACGACGTGGTCTTCTACTACTTGCTGCCCGACCCGGAACGGTCAAAGTTCGAGGTAGACAAGGACTGGCTGCTGCAGCACGAGCGGGTGCACTACGTGCCGGTAGCCCAGGACAGCGACAGGATGCGGGAGTACGCCCGCCTGCCGCCGGAGGTCGAGGACGCGGTCGCCTTCAACGGGTCGATCTGGGACTGGGACGTGCTGATTACGGCACGCTCCACTCAGGTCGGCACGATGCGTATGTGGATGACCCGCTCGAAGCGCCATTGGTCGCGGTACGTGATCGTCGAGGACGAGTTCCCGATCATGTCGTTCAAGAGCCGCGTGAACCAACCGCACCCTGACAGCGGGGACCTGCAGTCAATTGCAGGCTACCTGGCCGCCGACAAGGCGCTGATCTTCTCCATGGCGTCGAAGGTCCTGATCCTGAAGACGGCCAAGACCTACCTGACCCCGAGCCGGGTGCGGGAGCTGGATGGCAAGCTGCTGACCTCGATCTCGCGCAAGTTCGACGGCCTGGAGACCAAGCCGGAGTCCTACGTCAAGACCGTGGCCGAGGGTGGCAAGACCTTCACGATGGCCTACACGCAGCGCCTGTCGGGCAAGACCAACCGGCAGGATGACGTGCTCGACACCTTCTTTCGGCAGTACGCCCTGCACGGCGGCGAGGACCGGATGCGCCTCCTGCTGACCAGCAACAGCAAGGTGGTGGACCGCTATCAGGAGGACGAGCGGTTCGGGCACCTCGACGTGCGGCGCTGCCCCCGCGAGGAGTTCTGGCGCCTCATGCGGGAGGAAGTCGACGTCTGCATGGCCATGAGCCCCGACGAGGACTACCCGCTCAGCCTGATCGAGCCGGTCACGTTCGGGGTGCCGCTGATCGTGCTGGACGCCCCATACGTGCGGCCGACCTTCGGCGCCGACTACCCGTTCATCGTCAACGGGCCGGTGCAGGCGTATGGCATGGCGCGGGCGTTTGCCGAGGACTACACCGGCATGTACGAGAAGTTCCGGCAGTGGTTCGAGGGGTGGTTCCGGCCCGAGATGGAGCGTCGCAACGGCCTGTGGTTCCCGTACCAGATCATGGACGCCCTGAAGGAGTACGAGGCGCGCATGACGGGGCGCCTGGCCGGGTCCGCCAACGGCGTGGTGGCCGACATTCGCAAGTACGCCGCCGATAAGGGCCTGACGACCTTCGACTTCGACACCGGCCTGGCCGAGATGCAGAAGGAGAAGAGAGTCAACCACCTGTACGACGTGTTCCGTAAGGACCGGGTGAAGCTGTCCTACTCGATGGCGACGAACTTCAACGAGTACCGGCAGTCGCTGATCTTCCAGCACGGGTGGTCAGACCACGGCACGGAGGTCGGTAAGCTGACCGTAAAATAATTTGCAAGTAAAGGCTCCATGTTGCACGATACCGATACAACAAAATCCCAAGACAAGGACGTTAAAGTGGGAAAGCAACTGGCGCTGAAGATCGGACAGGACCTGGCCTCCGCTGTTGAAGAACGGCTGGAGGCCAGACTTTCTTCTTACGAATGCGAGAAGCCCCGTGTGCGGGTCAGCCACAAGAGCCGCAAGTGGCTCATGTCCAGTGCCTGGCAGAAGGCGATCCGGCGGGGCGACGCCGAGACGGCGCGCAAGATGGTCTACGGCCTAGTCCTCGCCGACCCGGACTATGCGTGGCGGCGGATGCCGGCCGTGGCGTTCGAGGACGTGGGGGTAGCCAATCTGCCCCTGGTGACGGACGTGATCTGGGTGTGCGGCAAGACCAAGTGGCGCATGAACCACGGCAACGCCGAGCTGGCCATGATGCTGACGGAGGAACTGGCCCATTCGGCCAAGTGCCGGGTGGCCTGCGACCTGGAGGTCTGGACCGACATCGACCCCGAGCTGAAGCCGGTGCGCGAAGCCTACGCCAAGCTGTCCAGGGACGAGCTGTTCGAGATCGCGGCCTGGAAGGGGGAGCCGGTGGGCCACCGCATGATCGCCATGCGCTACCTGGCCGGGACCGACTATTGGACGGGCGAGTGCTTCCCGAAGCGGCCGGGCTCGTTCGGCGACGTGCAGAGCCTGTGCACCGCCATGGGGCTGTCGGACGACGACCTCGCCCTGGTGACCTGGGCGCGCAACAAGGCGGGGCCGATGGCTCTGGCCCTGCCGTTCTCCATCGAGAGCATGAACGCCACGGGGGCGCCCACGCCCATCAACGACGAGATGGTGGATCTGCCCAAGATCGGGCCGTACCCCTCGTACACGTTCGACCTGCACAACCACCAGGGCAAGCGCGCCATCGCCTACTTCGCCAAGGCGTGCCAGCCGGTGCGGGAGTGGCTGATGGACCACGGCATCGAGGCCAAGGACGTCAAGGACACCATCGTCGAGCTGCTGTTCCGCGCCGAGACGGAGCTGCTTGACGTGCGCCTGCACCACAAGATCACGAACGAGACGCGCTACGGCTCGTGGGCGGCGAATGTGTGCTATTGGTCGCCCCTGGCCCGCGAGTGGGTGGTGCCGGCGGTGGATATGCTGCGCCAGCACCTCGACGCCTTGCACGAGGCCAGGGTGAAGGTATTCAAGAACTGACAGGAGGTCACATGGGTTCCGCGCTTGGAGTGTTGATCAGCGAGTCCCAGGAAGGGTTCAGCCTCAAGATTTTGGCCGACCAGGTTGCGGCCGAGGCCACGGGCCGTGGTTTCGACGTCACCATGAAGTCGACCCCGGCGCCGGCCTTCAACGGCTCGCCGGTCCTCGTCCTGGCGGAGCCCGAGGTGTTCTACGCCCTGCTCAAGACCTTCGACAACCTGCGCTGGGTCCGCCCGACCAAGATCGTTTCGGTGATGGCCGGGCATTGGGACGGGTTCAGCTGGCCCAAGAAGATGGCGTACCTGAGCCTGTTCCTGGAGCCCAAGGTCTCGGGCATCGAGATGGCCCACGTCTCGACCTCGCAGCACACACACGACGGCATCATGCGGGACGCCAAGAAAGCCTTCGCTCCCGCCGTCGTGCGCAAGCTGTGCAATCAACTTCACTTGGTGAAGTACGGCATCGAGGACTGCTTCCGGCCCGGCGACAACGACCCCGACCGGCTGATCGTGCCGTACAACCGGGTCGCCCAGACCGAGAAGGACGTGCGCCTGCACTCGGAGGAGACCGAGAAGTACCTGGTCTGGGCTCGCGCCAAGGGGTTCGACCCGGTGTGCGACTTCTTCCATGTGCCGGCCAAGGTCTGGGGGCCGGGAGGCAAGGAGAAGTTCCTGCGGCCGAACGTCTACCGCTTCTTCGAGCAGCCCAAGGACCGCGCGACCTTCGTGGAGAACGCCCGCACCTACGGCATGTTCCTGTCGACCTCGCGCGGGGAGAGCTTCGGCACGTACTACCTGGAGCTTCTGGCGTCGGGCGTGTGCGGTGTTTTCCTCGACGCTCCGTGGATTAGGCAGCTCCTGCCCTGGTACCCCTACATCGTGCCCAAGGCCGAGCTGGCCGAGACCATGGCGGCGCTGCGCCAGGACTGGGACGCGACCCGGAAGTACATGCTGGAGGTCGCCGCCCCGCGCATTCAGGAGGAGTACCCCGTCGCCCGGTTCTACGAGCGGGTCCTAGACCTGGCCGTGGACCAGGGGTGAGACAGGTTTTGGTGTCCCTCGGGACACGTTGATTGACGCCCTGCAGCGGCACTGCAACACTCCGCACTCACCAGCCCCGCAGACGCGGCCCCGAGAGGGCGGGTTGGTCATGGAGGACAGAAACCCCGCTGGAGGCTTGGAATGTCGGCTCTCGACAAGACCCAGGCGCTCGTTCGCTGCGACCTTCCGGTCACGGCCCTGGAAAAGAACGAGCGCAACCCCAACAAGATGAAACCGCGCGAGTTCGACCTGCTCTGCGACAACCTGGAGCAGACGGGCATCACGGACCCGATCCTCGTGCGTCCGCTCGATTACGACACCTTCGCCGCCGTGGCGGAAGACGACCCGACCCCGGCGGAAATCGAGTCGTCGGTCTCGGCCCACGGCCTGAAGTTCCGCATCGTCGGCGGCCACCACCGCTTCGACGCGGCCGTCTACCTGGGCTTCGAGATGGTCCCGGTCACGGTCATCATGGATGAGGGCTTCGACGACGAGGCCGAGAATTTCCAGCTCGTCCGCATGAACGTCATCAAGGGCAAGATGGACCCGCAGGCGTTCTTCGACCTCTACAGCGAAATGTCGGGCAAGTACGCCGACGACGTGCTGCAGGACGCCTTCGGTTTCGCCGAGGAGGCCGAGTTCAAGAAGCTGATCGAGCAGACCTCCAAGCATCTGCCCGACAAGGGGATGCAGCAGAAGTTCAAGGAGGCGGCCCGCGAGATCAAGACCATCGACGGCCTCGCCAAGCTCCTGAACGAGATGTTCACCAAGTACGGCGACACGCTGCCCTACGGTTACATGGTGGTCGACTACGGCGGTCAAGACAGCATCTGGGTCCAGGTGGACAAGAAGACCATGGACGCCTGCCGGCTGGTCGGGACCATGTGCATCGAGCAGCAGCGCACCCTCGACGACGTGCTCGGCGGGGTCGTGAAATTGATTGCAAAGGGCGAGCTGAAGGACGTGGTGGACAAGATCATCGCGTCGACGCCCGAGGTCGAGGTGCCCAAGGGCCTGGGTGTGACGCCGACCAAGGACAACATCAAGACAGCCACGGAGGTGTGACGTGCCTCGCCCCAAGGAAACCGTGCCGCCGCGCATTGCGGCGCTGGGCGATGAGCGCGTGACCGAACTGCGCGACCGCCTGCAGCGCGGCGACAGCGTGCTCAAGCTCGTCGCTCTGATCCAGGAGGACTGGGGCGAGATCACCGACATCAAGGCCGACAGCCTGAAGAAGACCCTGGAACGCTTCCGCAAGCGCATCCGCGAGGAGATGACCGAGTCCATCGTCGAGAGCGCGGTGGGCAAGACCACGTCCGGCCTGCTCAAGCGGATGAACGTCATGGAGGAGCTGGAGGAGTTGGCCATCGTCCAGAAGCGGCGCTTCCAGAAGGTTCTGCACCGCGAGGAGCAGGGCCCGCTCCTGATGAAGCAGGTCTCTGAGGAGGCCCGCCTGTTCCAGGGCCTCCTGGGCCAGCTCGCCACCCTGCAACTGGAGACCGGCATCCTGCGCCGCGCGCCCAAGCACGTCATGGGCACCATGACCGACCCGGCGGGCCACACGACGGAGTTCAGCTGGTCCGAGGAACACGACAAGCTGCTGGAGGTGATCGACGGTGAGTGTCAGCATCTCCAATAAGAAGGCCACGGCCGAGCGCCTGCGCATGGCGTTCCAGCTGCTGCGGCAGTTCGGGGACAGCGGGCGCATCGTGTGGCAGGCCGCCAAGACGGTCGAGGAGGACCAGGGCCTGGAGGGGGTGCTCGCGCACTGCCTCCACGGCCTGAAGTACATGCGGCGGTTTGCCGGGACCGAGGCGGTGAAGTACCACCGCCCGCCGGTCGACGTGGTGACCTTCATCCGCTCGCCCGAAATGCTCAACATGGGCACGGAGGTCTACCCCAAGATCATGGACGAGATCGCCGATCTGTGCTTCGGCGACTACGTCGAGAGCGTGTGGACCGGCGGTATTGGCTGCGTCGACGCCGACACGGAGTACCTGTCCCCGACCGGATGGCGACGTATCGCCGACTACGATGGTGGGGCGGTCGCGCAGTACGACCCCGAGACAGGCCAGGCCGAGTTCGTGGAGCCGGAAGACTGGGTGCGCCTGGAGTGCAATCAGTTTTACCACTTGCGAACGAAGTACGGCATCGACCAGGCCCTCTCGCCGGAGCACCGGGTCCTGTACCGGGACCGTAGTGGTGCCCTGAAAGTCATCGTGGCAGACGAACTGGTCAAGGAGCACGGCCGTCTCGCCAAGGGCTTCCACGGCAAATTGCTGACGACGTTCGAGATGGACGGCTCCGGCCTCGACCTGTCGGACGACGAACTGCGGGTCCAGGTCATGGCCATGGCCGACGGCAGCTTCAACAAGGACCGCCCAGGCCGGGCGTGCCTCGTGGCTGTCAAGCGCAAGGACAAAATTGTGCGGGCTCGTCAGCTCCTCGCCTCGGCCGGGGCCGAGTGGACGGAGACGCCGCGACCTGGAGGCGGTGTCCGGTTCTACTTCCAGGCTCCGTTGCGCGAAAAGTCCATGGGTGTGTTCTGGGGTGCGTCACGCGAGCAATGCGACGTGATCCTGTCCGAAGCCTTGATGTGGGACGCCCGGTCAGACAACCGAAGGCAGCTCTTCTCGACCGACAAGGCCACGGTGGACTTCCTGCAGTACGCGGCGTGTGTCCTTGGCCTCCGCAGCACGGTGGGTGTCGACCGGCGGCCTGAGCAGGCCACCTGCTACACGCTGACCCTGAGCACGAACACGGAGGTGTCCCTCCAAGGGGTGCCCAAGACGCCCATCGAGACGATCCCGTCGCCGGACGGCTACAAGTATTGCTTCTCGGTGCCGAAGACCTTCTGGGTCATGCGTCGCAATGGGCGCGTGGCGATCACGGGCAACACCGGCAAGACCACCGCCGCGCTCATCGTCATCGCCTACCACCTGTACCTACTGTCCTGCCTCAAGAACCCGCACCGGGAGTTCGGGTTGGCTCCGTCCTCGGAGATCGTGTTCATCTTCCAGTCGCTGAAGAAGGAGGCGGCCAAGGGCATCGACTTCATGCGCTTCAAGTCGATGCTGGACAGCTCGCCGTACTTCCAGAACGTCTACCGCTACGACCGGGGCATCTCCAGCCAGCTCAACTTCCCGAACCGCGTGATCGTCATGCCTCTGTCGGGCGACGTGAACGCGGCCATCGGCCAGAACGTCTTCGGCGGCGTCATCGACGAGGTCAACTTCATGGCCGTGATCGAGAAGTCCAAGTCGTCGTCCGACGGCGGGACCTTCGACCAGGCCAACGAGATGTACAACGGCATCGTCCGGCGCCGTAAGTCGCGCTTCATGGCGGGCGGCAAGCTGCCGGGTATGCTCTGTCTGGTGTCGTCGAAGCGGTACCCCGGAGAGTTCACCGACCGCAAGATGGAAGAAGCCCAGCGCGACAAGACCATCTTCATCTACGATAAGCGCGTCTGGGACGTGAAGCCCGAGGGGACGTTCTCCGGCGAGTGGTTCAACCTGTTCGTCGGCGACGTCACCCGCAAGCCGCGTCTGCTGGGCGACGACGAGGAGGTCACCGCCGAGGACCGCCACTTGATCATGCAGGTGCCCGACGAGTACCGGTCCGAGTTCGAGCGCGACATGCTGTCGGCCTTGCGCGACATCGCTGGCGTCTCGACCCTGGCCCTGCACCCGTTCATCCTGAACAGCGAGTCGGTGGTTCGGTCGTTCGGGCGCGCGAAAGGCATCGCCGGCCGCGACCGGGTCGACTTCAAGGACACGAAGCTGCAGATTTTCCCGAAGCGGATCATCAACCCGGACGAGCCCCGCTTCGCCCACCTCGACTTGGCCATCTCGGGCGACAGCTGCGGCCTGGCCATCGGCCACGTCACCGGGTTCGAGCAGCTGGTGCGCGGCGAGAAGGAAGTCGAAATACTGCCCCGCATCTACTTCGATCTGGTCCTGGAGATCGCACCGCCCCGGCAAGGCGAGATCGAGTTCGAGAAGGTCCGTTCGGTGCTCTACCGCCTGCGCGAGATGGGTATGAACATCAAGTGGGTGACGCTCGACAGCTACCAGTCCACCGACACGATCCAGCTGCTGGCCCAGCGCGGCTTCATCACCGGGCTGCAGTCCATGGACACAAGCACGCAGCCCTACGACATGGGCAAGCAGGCGTTCTACGACGACCGTGTCGACGCACCCGACCACGAGAAGGCCATGCAGGAGTGGGTGCGGCTTGAGCGTGACCCGCAGAACAACAAGATCGACCACCCGCCCAAGTTCTCCAAGGACTGCTCGGACGCCATGGCCGGCGTGATCTACGGCCTGACCCGCCGCCGCGAGATTTGGGTGCGACACAAGGTGCCCATGCTGCATATCCCGGAGTCGGTCAGGAACCCGCAGGTGCACAAGCGCAGCATCGAGGACAAGGAGTCGCAGGAGGCGTGATGGGACGACGGTGGAAGTTCTGGTCCGACACCAACGAGAGCACGTTCGTGCTGGACCTCGACCGCGCTAACGTTCGGTTCCGGCATGACGTGAAGGCGCATGTGGTCGAGGTGATCGACGATGCGCCGTGGACGAGTGACCTGGCCACGGACCTGGGCGCAACGCCCTGCAATTGATTTCACGAGGAGGAGAGCATGGAGGCTCGGAGCACCCTGGACACCGCCATCGACGAGGCCGCGCTGGCGTTCGTCATGCTCAAGGCCCTGCAAGGGGTGCGGAAGGCGGGTTGGGACCTGCGCGAGGACCTGGTGAAGGCGATGCGGTCCGCCGCCATGCGCCCGATGGGGCGGGTGAGCCCGGACGAGCGGGTGGTCCTGAGCCTGAGCGTGGACAGCGCCGGCAAGGCCCTGCTCGACACCCTGAACGGGGCGACGGCCATCGAGGTCCTGCTGGCCACGTCCTACCTGGCGACCATGTGCGCCGACGAAGGGCTGCTGGCCGACGTGCAGTGCCAGCCGGTCCTGGTGGGACTGACCCTGCTGGAGGAGGCCAAGGAGGACCTGACCTGGCGGTACAACGCGCGGGAGACCAAGTCACGGGCCGACCGGATGCTGATGCGCGGACGACTTCTTGGTCGTTTCGGCGGCCTGTCCCAGACGACTAACCCTTTGCCTGCAAAGACCCACTGAACGATACTGAACGTACAGCAACCCATTACTTGCCAAGGAGGGCAGACAATGGAAAAGAAGCCGATCTACCGGTTCTCCAAGGACGGGTCTGACGGGGACGGCACCATGAAGACCCTGCTGGGCGGCAAGGGAGCCAATCTGGCCGAAATGGCCAGTCTCGGCATCCCGGTGCCGCCCGGCTTCACGATCACCACAGAGATGTGCGCCGAGTACCGCAAGCTCTCGTCCACCGCTGCCAAGAAGGGCTGGATGGACAGCCTGATGTGGCACGTCAGCAAGGAGAAGACCTGGCTGCACAGCCAGTTCGGGTACCTGCCCCTGGTCTCGGTCCGGTCAGGGGCGCCGCTCTCGATGCCGGGCATGATGGACACGATCCTGAACGTGGGCCTTGACGAGAACACGCTGCCGGACTGGAAGGCGCGCATCGGCGAGCGCGCGGCGCTGGACAGCTACCGCCGCCTGATCCAGATGCTGGGATCGGTCGCCTACAGCGTGCCCATGAAGCTGTTCGAGCACAGTCTGGCCAAGTGGAAGACCAAGGCCGGGGCGGAGCTGGACAGCGACCTCGACGCCCAGGACCTGGACAACCTGATCGGCGACTACCTGTTGACCTTCAAGGACCAGACGGGCGGGGACTTCCCGCACGCCTCCGGCCAGCTGCGCGCCGCCATCGAGGCGGTGTTCAAGAGTTGGGACAACGACCGCGCCAAGCACTACCGCAAGATGAACGGTATCAGCGAGGACATGGGCACGGCGGTCAACGTACAGGCCATGGTGTTCGGCAACAAGAACGACGCCAGCGGTACCGGCGTGATGTTCACGCGCGACCCCGCCACGGGCGCCAGCCACTTCATGGCCGAGTTCCTGCCCAACGCCCAGGGCGAAGACGTGGTCGCGGGCATCCGCACGCCCCTCAAGCTGGATGAGATGAAGCCCATGTGGCCCGAGCAATACGAGCAGCTCCTGGGCGTGGCCGAACGCCTGGAGGAGCACTACCGGGACATGATGGACCTGGAGTTCACGATCCAGGATGGCGAGCTGTTCATGCTCCAGTGCCGCACCGGCAAGCGGTCGGCCCTGGCGGCCTTCCGCATCGCAGTCGATCTGGTCAAGGAGAAGCTGATCGTCGAGGACGAGGCGCTGGCCCGCCTGACCCCGGAGCAGTACAAGCTGGTGCGTCGCCCGCGCATCGACCCCGCCTGGGACACGCCGCCGATTGCCACCGGCCTGCCGGCCAGCGTCGGCGTCGCCAAGGGCGTGGCGGTGTTCTCGGCCGAGGATGCAGTCAATTGCACGCAGCCCTGCGTGCTGATCGCCCACGACACCTGCCCCGACGACATCGCGGGGATGGAGAAGGCCGAGGGCATCCTAACCGCCAACGGTGGGGTGACCAGCCACGCGGCCGTGGTCGCACGCGGCATGGACAAGCCCTGCGTCACCGGAATGCCCGGCCTGGCGGTGAACGCCGGGTCGGCGGACGTCGGAGGCATCACGCTCACCAGCCAGACCAAGGTCACGCTGGACGGCGAGAGCGGCCGGCTGTGGCTCGGGGACGTGCCGGTCGTGGACGGCTCCGAAGACCCGGCGGTCAAGCAGGTCGAGCAGTGGTGCCTGGAGCTGTCGGGCGCGACCCCGGCGGTCTACGACTGGAACGCCCTCGCCGACGGCGCCAAGCACATCGTCTGCACCGACTGGCTGAACGACAAGTCCGGCCTGGTGGCCCTGGCCACGGTGGCCAAGCTGCTGGAGGGTGCGGTGATCGACGTGACGCCGCCGGCCGGGTTCCTGGCCGACGAGGACCGCCTGCTGCACGGCGCCTTCGGGCCGACCGAGGACACGAATGCCGCCCTCGTCAAGACCCTGGCCGCGAACCCGATCAAGAACGCGGTAGTGGTTGGGGCCAAGGGCGACGCGGCCAAGGTGCTCAAGGACGCAGGCTACATACTGGCCAAGCCGGCCGAGACGGTTGCCGACCTGCTCGACCCCAAGGTGGCCCCGCAGGTCACGCCCGAGTTCATCGAACAGGTGCTGGGCGGCCAGCAGGTTCTGGCCCAGCTCAAGCCCCTGATGCCCGAGGACCGGCCGACCCCCGGAAACGCCTTGCCCGGCGAGTACGCCGTGTTTACGATGCTCGGCACCGAGTGACGACAAGGAGGACTCTGGACATGGCTTTGGTGCTCAGTCTCAAGGAAGGCCAGGATTTCTACGTGGGGCCGGAACGGTTCGTGGTCGATAGCGTGATCGACGAGACGAACTTCACGCTGACCCGTGCGTCGGACGCACGGGTGTTCAAAATCACCGACGCGCGGGCCGCCGAGATCGCCGACGAGGTGTTTGTCTCTGCAGGTGACAAGCCCATGGCGGTCCTGGCGCGAGTGTCCATCGAGGCGCCGCCGGAGAAGCTGATCCTGCGCGGCGATAAGTACCGCCAGCAGAAGCAGCAGGCGCCTCGTTATCGGGGAGGCCGACGCTGATGGCTTACAAGCAGTTCGAGGTGTCCGAAGACGCCTTACGGCAGGCCCGCCGCGCGGGCCTGTTCGGCAACCTGGAGAACCGCCTGAAAAAGATGGCGCGGTTCTCCGCTCCGTTCACCGATCCCGAAGGCAAGGGCCGTGTGAACCGCCGGTTCGAGAGCTTTGTGCTGAAGATCGAGAACGGTGTGGTCACGGACGTGCGGAGGTTCGACCCCGAATTGCACAAGATACAGGACGCCAGCATCGCCGAGCGGCGGGAGCGGCGCCTGAAGACGCTGAAGGTTCTCAAGAAGCACGGGTTCGGATAGGCCGAGCCGCGTGCATGACCAAGGAGGGTATGCACAGATGCATGCGATTGCTCAGATCGAGATTGTCGACGGCCTGATGGCCAACGCTCCCGGCGCCAACGGCGTGATGCCCTTGAAGCTGATGGGCAAGGACGTCTACGTGGTGGGCGGCCCCTACCGCAAGCGCCCCGAGGAGCTGTTCGGCGTCAAGCTGGCCCAGGAAATTCGGGCGAAGTGCGACGTCGACCTGCCGATCCGCGATTTCTCGATCCCCGACGACCGGGCCTGCCACGAGGCTGTGAAGAAGGCGATGGAAGCCCTGATGAAGCATGGGCGCATCTACGTCGGTTGCATGGGCGGCTGGGGTCGTACCGGCCTGTTCCTGGCCTGCCTCGCCAAGGCGTGCGGAGAGGGCGATCCGGTGCAGTTCGTGCGGGCGACCTACACGCCGCGCGCCGTGGAGACCCGCGAGCAAGAAGCCTTCGTCGAGGATTTCCGGGCCGGGGACCTGTTCTGGTTCAAGGTCGGCCTGTTCTGGCGCAACCTGTTTGGCCTGCTCTGAAATCAATTGCACGCCTGAACGATCCGGGGGTCGCCTTATGCTTTGGGCTGGGCGGACCCCTTGCTAGACTGACGATACGACAAACCATCAACTGCCAAGGAGGGCATCATGGGTCTGTCAGCCCCCAAGAACACGCTGGCGTACCACCGGTCCCGGCCGTTCCTACACAAGAGGGACATGCGCAACGCCAAGCTGGCCGCCGTGGTCACCGCGATCCGCGACTTCATGGCCAAGGACCCGGATGCCAGCGTCGCCCCCGAGAGGGTCGCCATGGAGATGTATCTGCTCAACCACGCCTACGCCAAGGTTCAGCAGACGCGGGCGCCCTACGAGCCACTGCCGGAGGCGGAGAACCAGCTGGTCGACCTGTACTTCCGGCGGGCTTCGGTAAGCGCGGTGCGCGGCTTCTACTACCTGCTCCTGATCTGCCAGCGCGAGAGCCGCCACCTCAAGAACAAGGAGGTCTACCGCCAGGAGATGAAGGCCAAGTTCGGCGGCCCGGCGGCGAAGCTGGTGGGCACGTTGAGCGACAACAGCGCCGACGTGGCGAACAGCTACCTGAAGCACATCAACGCCGATGCGCCGGGCGTCGCCATCGGGCCGGTGGTCGAGGCGCTGCGCTGGCAGTTCTACAACGGCAGCTACAACGGCGGCTACGGCGGCAAGGCGTGGGGTCAGGTCAACGACCCGCTCGTGCACTTCGTCAACGGCGAGTACAGCGCCGAAATGATGATGGATACGATCTGGACGCTCTGCCACAACAACGGGCCGATCTTCAATAAGGGCATGTTGTTCGGCCACTATTCGACGGGCGGTAAGATACTGTTGCGCATCCTCGACCTGCAGCGCGCCGGGCAGGTCCCGGAGGGTGTGCTGCACGACCCGAGCCTGGCGCACTGGCGGAGTCACGAACTGGTCGGGGTGGCCCAGAAGATCAAGGCTCTGTGGGGCTGCGGCGACTACGTCGACTGGTACGCCGTCGAGGCCCTGGGGGCCCAGCAGAGCTACCCGACCGATAAGAAGCAGCAGGCTCAGCTGCACGGCGAGCCCGCGCACATCGCCGAGCTGAAGGCCCAGCAGGACGCGGCCAAGAAGGCCCAGGCCGAGGCCGTGAAGGCCCAGTATTTCGAGGTGATGCCGGGCGTGAAAATCAAGAAGGTGGCTCGCGCCGCCTGATCCAAGGAGGGATGATCCAGTGGGCGAAGTGATTGCAATGAAAGGCAAGGAGGCCATGGGTACGACGACCAAGGGCGGCTGGCGCCGCTGCTTCCACGACCACCCGGCCCTGACAGTCGGCGAGCATGTGATCTATGGCGGCTCCTGCCTGGAGCCGGCCGTGCTGGACGCGGACGTCTACGTGGGCCTGGACCACGGCATGAAGATGACCAAGCGCCACTACCCCTGGCGGGAGGGGACGGAGGTCAAGTTCGTGATCCCCGACATGGGGGTGCCGTCCAACGTCGAGGACTTCAAGGCCCTGATCGGCTGGCTGTCCACGCAGCTGGCCGAGGGCAGGAAGGTGCACGTCGGCTGCATCGGCGGGCACGGCCGCACCGGCATGGTGCTGTCGGCCCTGGTCAAGACCATGACCGGCAACGAGGACGCCACGGCCTACGTGCGCAAGCACTACTGCGAGAAGGCGGTCGAGAGCCAGAAGCAGGTGGACTGGCTGCACAAGCACTTCGGCATCAAGAAGATCAAGGCCAGCAAGGCCGGCGGCGGTTTCATCACGGGCGGCACCCCCGTCACCCGTAAGGGGTCGAGCAGCTTCGACAACTGGTCGGACGACGCCATGTTCGGAACTTCGCGCTTCCGGGAGGCCAAGGGCACCGTGGGTGGCTCCGACTACGACCGGCTGTACACGTCGGGCCGTGACACGATGCCCCGTGGTGCGGTACCGAGAAAGGCGCCCGGCGAGCGCGGGCAGAAGGCCACCCCCGTCAAGTCGTCCCGGAACATCTGGTGACGCCTATTCTTTGCAGGCCCGGCAGCCACTTGCCAGAATGACGTCAGGGCCAAATACCAACAGCCAAGGAGGGCGATATGGCCGTGAGTTTCAAAGTGAGTCCAAAGAAGTTCTTCCAGGCCAACGGCCTGAGTACGGCGCTGGAGCAACTGGCCGCCAAGGGCGTGTCCGTCGTGGTGACCCCGAGCAAGCTGCGGTTCTCCAAGGACGGCGAGGTGGTCGGCTCCATCCCGATCCCCAAGGCCGACGTGGTGGCTGCCAAGAAGCTCGACGCGCAGACCTACGGCACCCTGGTAAAGACCATCGAGAAGGCACTGTGGAACGCGGGCCAGAAAGAGTCCCTGGACCTGCCCCAGTTCGACCCCAACGGCGCCGTGCCGATCCCGGCGAAGCCGGCCGCCCAGGACCACCAGGCATCGGGCGTGTTCCCGGAGGGCCAGATGCTGACCGAGGAGCCGGTGCCCCTGCGGGACGCGACGCAGCTCTACCAGCCGGTGCGCGGCACGTCGGAGGGCAGCCGCTACTTCCTGGTGGCCTCGCGCGCCGACCTCAAGGTGGCCGCCCGCTACCGGGCCAACCGCCTGTCGCTCCGCATCGAGGGCGAGGAGTTCAAGACATACGTCGAGAACCTGAAGGAGTGCGGCTTCACGAACATCAACCTGGGCGGCAACAAGCCCTACGCCTCCATGCACCTGGACATTGACGACCCGGTGCTGGCCAAGAAGGCTCTGGGGGCCGTGGTCACGGGGCTGGGCGTCGATATGGACACGCCGCTGCCCAACCTGTCCAAGATCGCCAACAAGGGGAAGTGAGATGCTGACGGTTGATCAGATGCGCTCGCTGGAACCGGGCGACGTGGTCGAGATGGGCAAGCTGTTCAAGAAGCTGACGGACGAGCCTGTTGTCTGGACCGTGGTCGAGACGGACCCGGTGGCGCGCAAGGTGGTGTTCGACGCCTCGTACTTCGGGGTGAACATCGGTGTTTGGGAATGCGTGGAGCGCAAGGAGGCGCTGGAATGGGAAAAAGTCGGATGAAGTGCGTGTACCCGCTGGCGGACGTGCTGAACTTCCCGCTGCGGTACGACGAGACCTGGGGCGCGATCACCGGAAGCGGCAAGCGCACCATCGACCTCGGGCCCCTGAAATTGATTGCAGAGCTGAAGGTGGTCGGCTCGAAGGTGGCGGACAAGGAGGCTCTGGTCCTGTGCGAGGGCCCCGGCGACCTGGGCCTGCTGGCGCGCTACAAGGCCGTCGGCGACCAGGTCACTCTGCACCTGATCGACTTCGCCAGCTTCGGCGAGAACTTCGACCCCCGGCTCGCGCTGGACATTGACGACGACATTCCGGCCGCCGTGGCGGGGCTGACCCTCGGCTTCGTCAAGGAGTTCACCATCGGCGGTTCGGCAACCAAGTGGCAGGAGGCGTGATGCTCGTGTTCTGGACGGCGGCCAAGGTCGCCAACGTGCGGCAGACCATTGGTCGAACCCTGGGGTCGTTCAAGCCGGTGCCGGCACACCGGTTCGTAGAGTACGAGGAGGGCGAGGTCGTCGAGGCCAAGCCCGGCGAGATCGTGGTCGCCTGTGGCACCAAGCCGGTCGACGCCCTGAAGAAGGCGGGCGTGCTGCCCAAGAACCGGGGCGTCAACAAGCTGCGCGGCCAGCCGTTCCAGACCAGCCTCGACAAGGGCACCTACATGGTGTCCTTCGACCCCGGCCTGGTGGACCGCGAGCCTGACAAGAAGGCCGAGATGGATTGGGACGTCCGGCTCGCCAACCGCTACCAGACCACGGGGTCGCTGGAGCCCTTGGTCGGGACTTACGAGTGGGTGGATGACTTCTCCGACCTGATCGCCAAGATCGAGGCCAAGCACGCCAAGACCGGCAAGCCCGTGGACGTGTCGACCGACACCGAGACCATGGGCTTCTACCCGTGGTACGCCGACAAGCACATCGTCTGCATCGGCTTCACCATGGCGGGCGGCGAGGCCCAGGCGGTGTACACGGTCCGGCAGAAGGGCATCACCCTGTTTGAGGATGCGGTCACTGGCACGCCGCTGCACGACCAGATCAGGTGGCTGTTGACCAGCCCAAAGGTCAAGCTCAAGCTCGCCAACGGCAAGTTCGACCTGGTCTGGATCAAGCAGAAGTGGGGGATCGCCTGCAGCAACTTCAAGTTCGACACGCTGCTGGTGGGCAGCCTGCTGGACGAGAACCGCTCGAACAGCCTGAACGGCCACGCCAAGACGTACACCGACATGGGCGGGTACGACGACAGCTTCAATTCCAAGCACGACAAGGGCCACATGGAGCGCATCCCGAAGGATGACCTCCTCCCCTACATCGGCGGCGACGTGGACGCCACACACCGAACCTCCGAGGTTCTCAAGACGCAGCTCCTGAACGATCCCGAGCTGGCCAACTTCTATGTCAAGCTGCTGCACCCGGCGGCGCGGGCGTTCGAGAAGCTGGAGAGCCGGGGTGTCGTGGTCAACGCCCACAAGTACGAGACGCTGGGCGAGGACCTGCGCATCGAAATTGCCCGCCTGCAGAAGGACGCCCTGGCCCTGATGCCCCGGCGCCTGCGCATCAAGCACGACGAGAAGATCAGCAGCCAGATCGAAGCCGGCAAGAGCCCGCTCACGCCCGCGATCCTGAAGGACTTCTTCTTCGGACCACGCGGCCTGAACCTAACCCCCAAGATGACGACGGAGAAGACCGGGGAGCCCTCGACCACCAAAGCGCACCTGCAGATGTTCGCCGACAACGAGGACGCGGCGGCCATGTGCGGGGTACTCGAAGAGCTGAACGCGGCCGAGAAGACCCTGTCGACCTTCGTCACCGGCTTCCTCAAGCACCTGCGGCCCGACGGCCGGTTCCACCCGAGCTACATGCTGTTCCACGGGGGCTACCAGGGCAACGACGATGACTCGGGCACGGTGACCGGCCGCCTGTCGGCCAAGGACCCGGCGATCCAGACCCTGCCCAAGAAGACCCGCTGGGCCAAGCGCCTGCGCGAGTGCTACGAGGCGCCGCCGGGCAAGGTGGTGTTCCAGTGCGTTGCCCCCGACACACGCCTGTGGACGGCCGACCTGAAGTGGGTGAGGGCAGAGGACGTCAAAGAGGGTGACGAGCTGTTCGGCTTTGATGAGCACGGCCACGGTAAGCACCGTAAGATGCAGACCTCTGTAGTCGAGAAGGTGGTGCGCCAGGTGGTGCGCCGGATGAAGGTCACCCTAGACGACGGGACCGAGATTGTCTGCAGCAGTAACCACAAGTGGCTCGGGTACCGAGGCTCGATCAATACGTGGCGCTCGACGTACCGCCTGAAGCCTGGGGATCAGCTACGCCGAGTGTCGCGGGTCGTGCAACCGGAAGAAACATACGAGGCCGGCTGGTTGGCCGGGTACCTCGAAGGCGAGGGTTGGATGAGCGGCCGGCATGGCGACGGCTGGTCCCTTGGCGTGGGCCAAAAAGAAGGCCCGACGCATCAGCGGGCCAAGGCAAACTTCGCCAAGATGGGCTACGAGTTCTGCGAGAGCAAAAATGGGTCGGGGTTGCAGACGCTGCGTATGCTGAGCACATGGCAGGTGTTCGATTGCCTACAGCGTACCCGCCCGGAGCGCCTGATCGACAAACGTACATGGGAGGGGTTCGCCTTGCCGAGGCACGGCGCTGCAAAGCAGATGTGTCGGGCCACGGTGGTCTCTGTTGAAGAGGTTGAGGATGGTGATGTCATCAGCATCCAGACGTCGACGCGCACCTTCGTGGCGGAAGGTATCGCCTCGCATAACTGTGACTTCTCGCAGGGTGAGTTGCGCGTGGTCGCCTGCGTGGCGCCCGAGAGCAAGATGATCGCGGCCTACCGGGAGGGCTTCGACCTGCACTCGATCACCGCCTCGTCCATGGCCGGCATGAGCCTGGACGACTTCATGGCCTTGAAGACGGCGGACCCGGCCCTGTTCAACAAGCTGCGGACCAACGGGAAGGCGGGCAACTTCGGCCTGCTATACGGCATGAGCCCCGAGGGCTTCGTCGCCTACGCCTGGGCCAACTACGGCGTGAAGCTGACCGTCGAAGAGGCGACCCAGCTGCGCGAAGCCTTCCTGTACGACAGCTGGCCTGGGCTGCCCAAGTACCACGACCGCATCAAGGGGTTCGCCAAGCAGTATGGTCACGTCCGCTCGCCCCTGGGCCGGGTCCGGCACCTGCCGCACATCTACTCGCGCGACGGCTTCACCCGGTCCGGGGCCGAGCGTCAGGCCATCAACAGCCCGATCCAGTCCACGCTGTCCGACATGATGCTGCTGGCCATCGCCATGGTGGAAGACGCCTTCCCCGGCGGCGAGGTCGAAATGGTGGGTATGATCCACGACAGCGTGTTCGGCTACGTGCCGGAGGAGAACGCCGCGTGGTGGGTCGAGCAGGTGGTGAACATCATGTCCAACCTGCCGCTGACCGACCTGTTCGGCTGGAAACCGCAACTGCTTTTCCCGGCCGACGGCGAAATGGGTCCGAACTTGGCCCAACTGAAAGAGCTGGAGTTCGACAAAGTCGCTGCATGACCCCCACGCTGCTACGGTTCCTGCCATCTGGAGAGACAAGGAGGTACGAGCCGTGGCAGACGAGCAGTCGCAGGCGACGCACACCGTTACGGTGTTCGATAAGGCAGAAGGCGATGCCCTGGGTGCAGTCCACGGCAACGCCTTCGTGCCGGAAGACGCATTCAGCAAGTTCTATCGGAGCGCCAAGGGCGACACCGCCCATATCCTGCAGCCACCCTACAACGTGGCGGTGCTGCACCGTAAGACCCAGGAGAACAATGCCCTGGGTCCGTGTATCGAGGCGATGGTCACGAACATCGACGGCACCGGCTACGTCTTCGAGAGAAAGGACGGGTCCACGGAAGACGCCGATGACGACGCCCGGATCACGGCCCTGGAGGAGTTCTTCGAGCAGCCGTACCCCGGCGTGAGCTTCACGACCCAGCGCAAGAACATTCGACGCGACCAGGAGGCGATTGGCTACGGCGTCGCGGAGGTGATCCGCAACCCCAAGGACGAGATCGTCTTCCTGCGCCACGTCGACGCCAAGACGGTGCGCCTCGTGGCCCTGGACGCACCCGTGCGGGTGAAGAAGGCGATCCGGCGTGGCGGCAAGGAAGTCTCCGTCGACATGATGGTGCGCGAGCGCCGCTTCGCCCAGGTGATCGACACCGAGACCGTGGTGTACTTCAAGGAGCTGGGGGCGTCCCGAGACGTCGACAAGAAAACCGGAGAGTGGGCTCAGAGCGGGCAACGCCTGCCGTATCACCAGCGTGGGTCGGAGTTGATGGTCTTCGGCGCGATCCCCGACGCGCACACGCCCTACCATGTGCCGCGCTGGGTGCCCCAGCTGCCGTCGGTGCTTGGCTCCCGCGAGGCCGAGGAGTTGAACCTGGAGTTCTTCGAGAACGGGGGCCTGCCGCCGCTCATGGTGCTTCTGCAGGGCGGTACGCTCGCCGAGGACGCCCGCAAGGCTCTGGAGAAAATCCTGAACGGTAAGGCCAAGACCAAGATGCGCGGCGCCGTGTTGGAGGCGATCTCCACCAGCGGCAGCCTCGATGCCGGCGGCAACGTGCGGGTCTCGGTCGAGCGGTTCGGGTCGGAGCGCCAGTCCGACTCCATGTTCGAGAACTACGACGAGAAGTGCGAGAGGCGCGTCCGCCGCGCCTTCCGGCTGCCGCCGATGTTCGTGGGCCAGGCCGCCGACTACAGCTTCGCCACGGCCTTTGCCAGCTACACGGTGGCCGAGGCCCAGGTCTTCAAGCCCGAGCGTGACGAGTTCGACGAGATCATCTCGACGCGCCTGCTGCCCGAGATGGGCTACCCGGATTACCGGATGCGCTCGCTGCCGCTGCAGGTTCACGACGCCACCCTCAAGATGCATGGCATCCAGGCCGCGACCCAGGTGGGCGTGGTCAACCACGAGGACCTGATCGGGGCGATCAACGAGGCGACGAACCTGGAGTTGAAGGTCGACGACGATATGGCGTCCCGGAAGCGGGAAGATGCTCTGGCGCCCACCCCCTCACCCCTGGATGGCGGCTTCAGCGGCCCCAACGGCGGCTATAGCGGCTCCATGGGTGCCCCCAAACCCGTCACCAAGTCCGAGGGGCTGCACGCCCTGGCCAAGGAGGCCATGATCGCCATGCGGACCCGTGACCCGGAGCGCATGGTGGCCGTCTCCCAGGAGGTGCTGAGCCTGTCGAAGGATGAGCGGGAGCGGTACCGCCAGGCGATGGCCGTCGAGATGTTCCTGGACGACGGCTACGACCCCGAGGGTCTAGCCGAACTGAGCGTCTACACGTACCAGGCCCTGCAGCAGGCGGCCGAGTGATGCCCAAGATAGAGACGTTCATCACGCTCGAAGAGGTCATGGCGTCGGCCTACAAGGGGGCCTGGGACAAGAAGGCGAGCAAGATCGTCGCCCAAGTCACCGCCCTGGCCGAGAACGGCGAGATCGCGGCGGCTTACGACGCCGTGAAATCAATTTCAGCCGACGACATCGCCGAGGGCCAGCGCCGCCGGGCCGAGGAACTGGGGGTGTCCTGCACCTTGTTCGGGGCCTCTCGGGTCGTTCCGCTGAAGGACGCGGCGACGGCGAAGGGGGAGCCTTCGGAGCATGTGGCCCTGGCCATCGACCAGATGAGCGACATGACTACCGACGCGGTCATGGCCCAGGTCCGCCGCTCGGCCGAGCAGGTCCTTGGTCGCTGGGAGCACGCCAAGAACCAGGAGGGGCAGGTCCAGAAGGCCGACCTCGACCTGGCGGACATGCTTAACGCTGCCGTGCTGGGCACCGGGCGCGGCATGTTCGACTTGACGGCCAACCTGACGACCTCCCGACTGGTCAGCTTTGGGTTCCTGGCCGAGGCCATCCAGCAGGGTGTCACGCGCTACCAGCTCGAAGCCACGCTTGACCAGCGAACCAGCCAGACGTGCCGGCGGCTGCACCGCAAGACGTTCGACGTCCAGCAAGCCTACGGTGTGATCGACAAGGCCCTGCGGGTGTCGGACCCCGATGAACTGGCGGCGGCCCATCCCTGGCTGCGGGGGGACAAGCAGACCCTGCACGACCTGGAGCACCTGTCGGAGGACGCCTTGCTGGCCAAGTATGGGGTGCTGGTGCCGCCGTTCCACCCTCGCTGCCGCACGATCCTGGTCAAGGTCGGGGAGGCGTCCATGATTTCGCCCGGCTTCACGCCCGTGGCCCTGCCCACACCGGATGACGGAATGGACGAGGTGGTGGCGCCCAAGCCGGACACCGAAGCCACCCTGGCTCCGGCCCTGCTGGCGGCGGACCTGGTCGACCGGGCGGACGACCTTCAGAGCCAGGAGGCGCGGGAGACGGTGCTGTCCCTGGTGGCGGCCGGCGCACTGGCCGACGCGGAGAAGATGCTGTCCGACAACGGCGTGTAATGGGCTCGTACTTGAACCGCACCGCTGCAATCAATTTCATGGCCTGTTGATGCACCCTACGACCATCGCTACGGTCAAACCCGGTTCTGCTAATCGCGGGGCCGGGTTTTCACATGGAGGTGAAGGAACCGTGGCCGGCAATACGGAAAAGTCCGCGCTCAAGAAAGTCGACGACGAGATGCAGGTGGTCTGGGGCGAGGTTTACGCGCCGGGCTACCCGGACTCGCAGGGCGACTACATGACTGCCGACGAAATCCGTAAGGCGGCCTACAAGTTCATGGCGGCTGGGCGCGTCAACAAGATCGACCACGAACACAACGAGGTCGAGAGTGGCGCCTACGTCGTCGAGAGCTTCATCGCCCGCGACGACGACCCGGTGTTCATCCCCGGCAGCTGGGTGACAGGGGTGCATATCCCTGACCCCGGCATGTGGGCGATGGTCAAGTCCGGCGAGATCAATGGCTTCTCGTTCGGCGGGAAGGGCTTCAAGAAGCCCGGCGCGCTGATTATGGAAATCCCGGAAGTTCTCAAGGGCGAGACCGATCAGGTCGAGAGCCACGCACACACTTTCTCCGTCCACTACGGCCCCAAGGGGGAGTTCCTGGGCGGAAGAACCGACGAAGCCGCAGACGGCCACTACCACGTCATCGTGAAGGGGACCGTCACGGAACCGGCACACGGACACACCCACCGCTTCAGCTTCGTGGAGGGTCTCTTGAATGGCCAAGGTTGAGGTGACAGCGCAGGAGCTGGTCGACGCTGACGTCCAGTTCATCTCGCTCGTGAAGCGTGGGGCGAACCGCATCCCGTTCCGCATTTGCAAGAAGGACGAAAGCGACATGATTAACCTGAGCGGGATTTTCCGCAAGCAGGAAGCCCCGTCGCCGTCGGTGATTTCCGCCGTCGTGCGCAAGGGTGCTGACCTGGAGGAGCAGAAGGACCGGCTCTCGAAGCTGGGCCTGTCCGTCGAGAAGATGGAAGAGGTCGAGGGCGGCTACTTGTTCAAGCAGGACGACGCCAAGGGTGTTGACGAGACGGTGCTGAAGGTCGACGAGGACCTGGCGCTGGTCGTCACCGGCATCACCAAGGCGTTCGACGACCTGAACCTGGAGTCCAGCTCCTTTGCCGAGGTCTTCGCCACCGAGGCGTACCGTCCGTCCGTGGGCATGGCCCTGTCGATGCTGGACAACACGGTCCAGAACATCATGCAGAAGGCCGACAGCCCGAACGACGCCAGCGACCGCATCGCCAAGGCGGTGGACGAGTTCAAGGCATACGTCGTGGGTCTGACCAGCGCGATCCCGACCACGGCGTTCAAGGCCGATGTCACCAAGGGCGAGAAGCCCCAGGCAACGGCCGGCGGCGACCAGTCCGGTGTCGAGAAGGGCGAAGACGAAGCCGTCGCCAAGTCCGAAAAGGCTCCGGCCTCCGAGGAGGGCAAGTCCGACAGCCAGGAGACCACGCAGAAGTCCGACGAGGGCGCTGATGCGAAGGGTGCCGACGCCGAAGACACCGCCAAGTCCGAAGAAGGCGAAGGCTCCGAGGCCCAGAAGTCCGAAGAGGCGGAAGCCGGAAAGGGTGCCGAGGGCACTCAGAAGGCTGATACCGGCGACGTGACGGACAAGGTCGAGGCTCTGCTCGCCGGCCTGCAGAAGTCGGTCGACGCCCAGTTCGACAAGCTGGCCGCCCGCGTCGAGGAGCTGTCCAAGCGCGCCGATGCGGTCGAGGCTCAGGCCAAGAAGGCCGAGGAGGCCGTGAGCGGCACGGTGGACATGGTCCACAAGGCCGACGGCCAGAGCCAAAGTGGCGGTCAGTCGGAGGGTGTCCCTCCGCTGCTCGACACCGCCTACAACCGCCCGGCGTAACCGGGCAACCTGTCAGACAGAGTGAGGTAAGAAATCCATGTCCAGCAACCAGTCCCTCCTTCAGAAGGCCGACCTGGCGCTGTCCGACCTCACGGCGAACGGCGGTGCGCTGCAGCCGGAGGAAGGCTCCCGTTTCATCCGCAAGCTGCTGGTTCAGCCGACGATGATCCGTGACTGCCGCGTGGTCGAGATGAACGCGCCGCAGCGCAAGATCAACAAGATCGGCTTCGGTTCCCGCATTCTGCGCAAGGCCCAGTCCGGCACCGCGCTGACTGAGTCCCAGCGCAGCAAGCCGACCACCGAGCAGCTCACCCTGAGCACCGACGAGGTGATCGCCGAGGTGCACCTGCCCTACGACGTGCTCGAAGACAACATCGAGCGTGCCGGCGCGGCCAACAACGAGGCGTCCAACACTGGTCGGTCCGGCGGGCTGAAGAACACCCTGATCGACCTGATCGCCGAGCGCGCCGCTCTCGATCTGGAAGAGCTGGGCCTGAAGGGCGACACCACCTTCACCTCCGCCGATCAGGACGAGCAGGACTACCTGTCGATGACCAACGGCTGGCTGAAGATCGGTGCCGACCGTGGCAACGTCGTCGACGCCAGCAACACGAAGATCGGCAAGTCGATCTTCAAGAAGGGCCTCCAGACGATGCCCGACCAGTACCTGCGGAACCGGGCGGCCATGCGCCATTACGTCTCCGTGGACAACGAGGTCGAGTACATCGACACGCTGGCCGACCGCCCGACCGGTATGGGTGACAGCCTGACCGAGGGTGTCCGCGAGGCCCGCGCCTACGGCTCGCCGGTCCGTTCGGCGGCCCTGATGCCGGACACCAAGGGCCTGTTCACGAACCCGCTGAACCTCGTCATGGGCATCCAGCGCAACGTCAGCATGGAGTACGACAAGGACATTTCGCGCCGCGTCTACAAGATCGTGCTGACCGCCCGCATCGCCTTCGAGATCGAGGAGGCCGAGGCCCTGGTCGAGTACCAGAACATCCTGGAGCCGCTGGCGGCGTAACCCCAGGATAACGCCAAGGGGCGGCGGGGCTACCCCCGCCGCCCTTTTCCGATGAAGGACTGCTAAGGAGAGCCGGAATGTCCGCGAAAGTCGTTCTGCTGCGGCCGAGCAAGCTGCACACCCAGGGTCGCGTGTTCCACCGGGGTCAGGAAGTGACCGTGCCCGACGAGGTCGCCAACTACCTCCGGGAGAACCTGGACGGCCACTTTGAAATTGATTTCACCGCCGGCCAAGCGGGCGAAGCCGAAGCCAAGTCCGAGACCAAGGACGAGGCCGACACGTCCGAGGACACCGCCAAGGCGGAGGTCAAGCCCACGGCCCGCAAGGGCGGGGTGAAGATCACGAAGGGCCCCAAGGCCAAGACCGACGAGTCCGACGAGGACGCCGTCGAACTCTAAGCGTAGGGAGGACGGGCCATGATGCTCGCATCCGTGTCAGAGGTTCGTGCGGACCTCGGCTTCGACGACATGCCGGACATCAACGAGGCGATCACCGCCGCGCTGCACGGCACCACGCACGCGCTTGCGTCCGTCCTCCGCACCTCTTTCGACAAGCAGAGCTGGGCGGACTTGTTCTTCGTCGAGCGGTCGGACGAGGGCGGCGTGCCGAGTTGTGACCTACGGCTGTCCCTCGGGTTCGTGGAGCCGGTGAGCGTCGTCGTAAAGGTTTCGCCTCGGCCGGACATGGCCGACGCAGTGGTGGTGACCCCTAACTTCGTCCTCCGCCCAGACAAGGGCGTCATCAGCGACTACCGCCGGGTCTACCTGCGGGAGTTCGTGCAGTGCAGCTACACGGCGGGTTTCAACGTCGACGACACCGACCCTGAAAGCTATGACTTGGCCCAGGTGCCGCCCTGGCTGCAGGAGGCGGCGAAGCTGCACGCCAAGATCATGCTCGACGACAACCCGAGCCTGAAGGAGGCGGGGGTGAACCAGAGCGTCTACCAGATGACGCAGTCCCTGGAAGCGATGCTGGAGTCCCACATTCGGTACGTGCCCTGGGCCCGGCTACCCCTGTGAGGTGACATGGCCGATCCTTTCCTGATCGAGTTCGAGTTCCGCAACCGGCGGTTCCAGGACGCGGAGAAGGGCCTGCGGGCCTTTGCAGACTCGCTCGGCGACGGCATAGACCGCGCCGGGCCTGTCTTGTCCAAGGAGCTGCGCCTGTTCCTGGACGGGGTGGCCGAGGCGATGGCCCGTCGACACGGCAACGCCTGGCCCGGCGGCACCACCGGCAGCACGCTGTCTCGGCGCAGCGGCAAGCTGATCCGCGCCATCCGCGACAGCGTACGGGTCTCCGGCAAGACTCTGGATGCCGTGCAGGGCGAGATCGGGACCAATGGTGTCCCCTACGGCCGCATCCACGAGACCGGCGGCACCATCCGGGCCAAGAACGGCAAGTACCTGACCATCCCGCTGCCGGCGGCGCTGAACAGCGACGGCACCCCCAAGAAGCGGTCCGCGCGGGAGTGGGATCGGACGTTCGTGCGGGAGTCGAAGGCGGGCAATCTGCTGATCTTCCAGAAGCGCGGGTCGGGCATCGTCCCGCTCTACGTGCTCAAGAAAAAGGTCCGCATCCCCGCCCGCCTGGGCCTGGGGGACACACTCAAGACCGGGACGTCGTACTTCGTGGACAAGGCCATGCAGGCCATGCTGCGCGAAATCATGTCCTGACCTGCAATCAATTTCAGGGAGCCCGCTATGACCCGGCATACCCCCAAGGGCTGTCTCGGCATGATCGCCTTCGCCGTCGTGATGATCCCGGCGCGGCTGTGGCAGGCCATCAAGCGTTGGAGCGAGCGCCATGGCTGACACGATCCGTGAGAAGTGCCTGACGGCCCTCGAAGACGCCCTCAAGTCCATGGTCGAGGGCGAACCCGTCGCCGACCCTTACACCGTTCAGTTCTCCGATGTGAAACGCGGGCCCCTGGGTGAGGCCGACCACCGCAAGCGGTACATGGCGTCGGTCGTGGACGGGGAGGAACAGAAGAGCGAGCGGTTCCCGGTGGTCGACGTGACGCTGCGGGTGACCATCGAGTTCCAGATCACCGTCAACCGGGGAGACCCCCGGTCAAGCGTCCTGGCCAACACGGTGCTGGGGGAAGTCCAGCGCAAGCTCGCCGAGGATCACACCCTGGGCGGGGTGGCCATCGACTGCCGCGAGGTGGGCAACGACATCGACCTCGACAGCAGCGAGGATCGGAGCGTGATGGGGGCGGTCTTTCTGAACGTCCGCTACCGGCACGCAACCAACGACCCCCGCAAGCCTGTGTAAGGAGCGGACCAGATGAAAAGTGCGTCGTCGAAAAAGTGGCCCCGCACGGCTACTGTCGAAACTGAGGCCCAAGAGCCCAAGCTGGAGGCGGAGGGCGCCCCCACCGTGAAGAAGGAGGACCAGGAGGTTCCCTACGGTGTGGGTGGCCGGTACGTGTCCATCGGAGGCGGCAAGCGCGTCAAGGCGTGACCCGCCGCACCTAGTCATCACATGGAGGTGCTTCGATGACTACCAAGATCGGGAAGAACCACTTCTCTGCCATGTCCAAGGTCTATGGTGCCGGGCCCGACACCCTGGTGCACATCGTCCGTGAGCTGGCCCAGCACAACGCCAAGGCGGCCCTGGCTTCGACCACGGCGCTGACCGACAACTCCGGCGGCACCAGCGGCGGCAATACGCTGGGCAAGGTCGACCTGCTTACCCCGTTCACCACGTCGGACACCGACATGGCGGGCAAGTCCGGGTGGGACACCGCCTGGGGCAAGGTGCGCAACGCCCTCGCCACGCTCGCCGGCCGGGTGAACACGATCTACGCCATCGTCCCGGTGGTCCAACTGACCGACAACACGGGCGGCACCGACGGCAGCGGCACCATAGCCTCTATCGGCACGGTGGGCACGGCGGTTGCCTCGGCTGGCGTATCGGTGGCCGACGCCAACGGCGACATTGCCGACGCCCGCGACGTGCTGAAGACCTTGGGTCTGGCCGTCAACCGCGTGGCCACCGCCTGCGGCGAGGACACCATCGACCTGTCGGCCCTCGTGGGCCAGGCCGGCGACTGGACGCTCAAGGCGCTGGATGCCACCACCGGCACGGCGGTCGACGGCAGCGCGGACACGGGTGTCGCCAAGGCCGACGCCGACGCGATCCTGGGTCAGTTCGCCGACGCTGTCGCTACCCTGGCGGCCAAGCTCGACGCTTGCGTGGACGGCAATGATGTTCCGGTGACCGTGGTCGCCATCTAAACCAAGGAGGGGGTGACCCATGAGCCTTCTGACGAGGCGCGGGCTCCTGCTGGCGAAAGTCGAGTCCACGTACAACGTGGATGCCAGCCCGGACCCGCTCACCGATGCCGTGCTGGTGGAGTCCCCGGACTTCACCGCCGACATTTCGGTGCTGGAGCGCAACTTCGCTACGTTCGACCTTTCGCCCAAGGCGCACAGCATCGGTCGGAAGCTGGCGGGGATGACCTTCACCACCGAGCTGCGCGGTAACGGCAAGCAGAACTCCGGGGCCCTGGCGGACGCACCGATCATCGGGCGTCTGCTTCGGGCCTGCGGGTATTCCGAGACGGCGCTTACGGCGGCCGAGTCCAGCGACGTCACCGAGGTGGGCGAGCACGCCCGCTCCGTGACGTGGACGACCGGCGGCACGCTGACCAACACCGAGGAGGTGAGCTACTTCCTGACCGTCACCACGGCCGGCGGCACGGGTACGGCAGAGGTCAAGATCACCTCCGACCACCCGTCCGAGACCGAGCAGACCGGCGTTGTCCTGACCGATGCGACCTCGATCACCGTGGGCTCGCTTGGCCTGGAGATCACGCCGGACCTGGGTGGCAACAACGTCGAGGTGGGTCAGGAATGGTGCGTCAGCTTGTCCCCGACCGGGCTTCGCTACGACCCGGTGTCCGACAGCCAGGAGAGCGTGACGCTCTACCTGTACCTGGACGGCGTCCTGCACAAGATGCCGGGCGGTCGCGGCACGTTCTCGCTGAACGGCGAGGCGGGCCAGTACGGCAAGATCGAGTGGCAGTTCACTGGCCAGTTCGTGAAGCCGGTGGATGCGACCATGCCCACCAACGCCAAGTACGAGACGGCCCTGCCGCCCCAGGTGGAGCTGGCGCGTCTGCGGGTTGGCGGGTACCCGGCGGTGGTCAACGCCTTCAGCTTCGACCAGGCCAACTCGATCAACGTGCGGCCCGACGCCAACGGCTCCGACGGCTACGATGGTGTGAACATCACCGAGCGTGCGCCGACCGGCGGCATCGACCCCGAGGCCACCCTGGTAGCGAGCCAGGACTGGTGGGGTCAGCTGGCCGACGCCAAGGTGATGCCGTTCCAGATGCGCTTCGGCACCCAGGCGGGCAACACCGTTTGGGTGAAGTCCGAGGGCGTGCAGTACACCGGCCTGACCTACCAGGACCGCAACGGCACCCGTACCTACGACGCTGGCCTCAAGTTCTCGCGCCGCCAAGGCAATGACGAGGTCCGCTTCGTGTTCTGTTAGTGCTGAAATGGACTAACATCTTCAAATGAAATAAGATGGGACTGTTGGGCTTCTACACACGGAGGTGGCCATGGAGGTCTGGAAGACAGTCCCATCTTTTCCTTTTTTCGAGGTCAGCGACCTTGGGCGTGTTCGGTCAAAGAAGCGCCTCATAACGCACCGGAACAAGCACGGCCAGTGCACACGCCAAGTCGGAGGCTCTGTTCTGGATGGGTGGGTCAACCCTAGGACGGGCTATACGCAGGTGACTGTCTCTGATTTTGACCAGGACGGGCGCCGGACACGACAGGCCCCGAAAGGGCTTCACACCCTGGTCTGTGAAGCTTTCCATGGTCCAAAGCCGGAAAACAAATCCGTCGTGGCCCACCGCGATGGAGACCCTGGAAACAATAAGCCGGATAACCTGTACTGGGCCACGTACCTGGAGAACGAAGAGGACAAGGGTCGACACGGGCGTAGGGTTAAGGGGGCCGACCACCCGAATACCAAGTTGACAGAGGTTGAGGCAAACTGGATCAGAGGGCATTACAAGCCTCGATCAAAGACATACGGGGCGCAGGCCCTGGCCCAGAAGTTCGGTGTGCACCGCACGACTATAGAGAACATCGTGTCCGGGCGGACGTGGGACTGACCCCCGGATCGCGTGTGAGCAAGGGGGAGGGCAGCGATGCCTTCCCCCTTCTTTCTTGGAGGCTGAAGATGCACGTCAAGGTCTACCTCGTCCTCAAGGCCACGCCGGCCGGCGAAATGACCGGCGAGATCGTGGCGGCAAAGTTGACCCGAGGCGCCGCGCAATCAATTGCAAAGGCCCATGCCCCCTGTAAGGTGGAGCTGCTTTGGGCAGACAAGTCGCCCGATTTGAATGGACCAAGCAGCCAGCAAAGGAGTGGGCAGCATGGCTTTGAAGGGTCTCACCCTCGCGGAAACGTTCGACTTCCAGTTCGATGACGACCCCGGCAAGGGGACGCCGGACGCGACGACGTTCAAGCTCCGCACCCTCGACGTCACCGTGACCTCACACATCAACGACAACAGCCTGTCGTTCGAGGGAGAGACCGGGACGCCCAGCATCAAGATCAACCAGTCCCACGTCGAGCGCGTGCGCTTCGGCCTGTGCGGCTGGGACAACTTCCAAGATCAGGACGGCAACCACATCGACTTCCGCACGGTGAAGCGGAACCTTGGCGGCCGGTCTTACGAGGTGGCGGCTGATGAGTGTCTGAACCGCCTGGGCATGGAGCGCATCCGCGAGCTGTCCGAGGCCATCCAGAAGCGTAACCGGGTGACGCGGGACGAGGAAAAAAAGTCCGACGCGGTGTAGTCGCACTGGCCCTGCTCCCGGAGCGCCAGTGCGCCACCTGCAATCAGTTGCAGCGCAAGGAGCGGGGCTGTGATGCCCGACAACTGGCCGACGGGACCTGGGAGAGCCCCGCCGTCATGCCGTTGCGCATCGACGAGATCGAGGACTACGCCTGCCCGAGGCGACCTATCAAGGACGACCCGGACGGCTTCGGTCGCTTGATGCGGCTACACCGCTACTACCGACAGGGGATGCTCCCGGACCCCGGTTCGATCACCCAGCAGGCGTCACGCGGCCTGGAACTGCTGGAGCTTGTGGAAGTCACTCTGGGCGAGTGCAGGAAGACTCAGGAGGAGCAGGAAGCCGCACGACAAAACAGGAGGTAATAGTGCGATGGCGGTGACGAGCGAAGAACTCCGCTTCATTATGACGATGCGGGACGAGGCCACGAAGGTGCTCAACCGCCATCGCCGAGAGCTTGGTGACACGGGGCGGGATGCTCGAGAGGCATCCGGCCGGATCGGAGAAGTGGGGGCGGCGCTGCGGGACGCGGCAGCCGCCTTCGGTGCGTTCACCGCCGGGAGCGCCGCTATGCGTGCCACGGTAGGCGAGTTCATGGCCGTGGAAGACGCCATGATCGCGGTGGAGAAGACCACCGGCATGGCAGGTGCGGAACTGGAGGACTTTAAGGCTCGGTTTATGGACATGGCCGCGTCGTCGGCGGTGCCCAAGGAGGAACTGGGGCAGATCGCCACGGTGGCCGGTCAGCTGGGCATCCAGGGGGCCGACGACATCATCACGTTCACCGAAACCGTGGCCAAGATGGGTACGGCCACTGACCTGGCCGGTGAGGAGGCGGCTGTCGCACTGTCTCGAATGCTGGGGGTAATGAAGGAGGACATCTCCGAGGTCGGCCGCCTGGGTTCCGTGATTGTGCAATTGGGCAACAACATCAAGGGGACCGAGTCCGAGATCGCCAATATGGCGCTCGAGATGTCCAGAACGACCCAGATGTTCGAGTTGGGGACGACCGCAGTCTCTGGCATGGCAGCAGCCCTGGTGGAAACTGGCGCTCGGTCGGAGTCAGCCTCAACGGCCATCGGCCGCGTGTTCCAGCAGATCAACCTGTCCATCCAGGAGGGTGGAGCGGCAGCACAAAAGCTGTCTCGATTGACCGGGATTGCTCTGGCTGATTTGAAGCAATCCTTCGAGCAGGACGCCATGAACGTGTTCATGCGTTTTGTTGAGGGGCTGCGGCTTGCCCAGGACGAGGGGACGAACCTCGTAGACATCCTGAAGATGATGAGCCTGAACCAGCAGGAAACGATACGCGACTTTTTGCCGCTTATCGGTAACCTCGAACGGTTCAAGGAGGTCATGGGCCTGGCCAACCTGGAGGCCCAGGAACAGACGGCCCTTAACAAAGAGTACGAGAAGGCCAACGAGGCCCTCTCCAAACAGCTCGCTCAAGCGTCGAATGCAGCTCAGGTGCTCGGGGCGACCGTGGGTGGGGCACTTGCACCAGCCCTAAAAGAAATGGCAGCCACGGTGACCGATGGGCTCAATGCCCTGCGGGTAGAATTTCAAGCCCTGCCTGATGATGTCCAGACCGCCATAGCCGCGCTTACGGCCTTTGGTGCTACGGGCGTGGGCGTGCTCACGGGTATCAGGGCCCTGGCCGGGGCCGTTCGGTTGCTCAACATCCGGCTTCCCACCGTAGCCGGGACCACCGCGACTGTCCGGACCGCGATGGCTGCTCTCACGACTACTGCCGGCGGTATGACGGCTGCCCTTTCGGCCGGACTACTGGTGCTCGGATATTACGCCGTGGAGGAAATGAAGTTCCTGCGGTCTCTGGAGCAGGCCAACGCCACGATGCGGGAGGCTAGGGCTGAGACAGCCACCTTGACTGCGGCGGTGGACGGTTTTGTTGCGGCATCCGAAAATCTGGACGGGGCCACGTTCGACCAGTTGAAGGAGGGGGCCCAAGCAGCTCGTGAGAAGCTGGAGGGCCTGACGAAGGAACATGCCGCACTACAACAGAGATTGTCTGATCCGGAGAATTTGACGGACGCGCAGTTCGTGGCATTGAACCTTCAGGCCGCCAAGACGAAGCAGGCTATCGAGCGGCTGAACGGCGCAGTCTTTAACTACAATGATGCATTGAAGGACGCCAAGGAGGCCGAGGAGGTCAAGGCCGGGTCTTCACAGAAGAGCATTGACATGCTGAACCTGGAGCTGGCCGCCCTGCGGAAGGGGGCTGAGGCATACCAGGCACTCACCCGCGAAAAGCAGGTGATGGCGATGGTCGACGAGCGCCTGAAGGAACTTGGCGAGACGCGGCAGAGCATCGGGGCCGAGAACATCGCCGCGCTACAGGAGGAGGCTCGCGAGACACTAAAATTGCGGGAGCAGCGCCAGGCCGCCATTGACGAACTGAAGGCGAACCAGGAGGAGGCAAAGGAGGTCTACAAGGAGGCCCTTGAGGCCCGCAAACGAGAGCTTTTGGGCGCCCTCCAGTACGAACTGGATAAAACCCGCGAGCACTATGACGGCCTGATAAAGGCAGCGGGCGACAACCAAGAGATGATCCTGGTGCTCCAGCAACAGAAGTACGAGGCCCTGACCAAAATCCGTGATGAGTATAACAGCCGAGCCGTCGAAGAGGCGCGCGATGCGACGGATAGAATTATCAGGGAGTTCGGTCGTTTGCCTCCGGCCACCGAGGACGTGGGGCGGCAGATCGCGGACTCGCTGGGTCAGGGGGCCGAGGACGGGGCTGACAGAGCGGCCAACGCGGTCAAGAAAGTCTACGAAGAAGTCAACATGATTTCGAACAGGGTGAAGGGCGAGGCCCTGAACCATGGCTACACGGTGGGCGGCTTCAACTGGGAGACCGGCGAGGTCGCCTCTGTTCGTAATCCGCAGGGTGAGTTGGTCTACAGCCCTCGCGAGATCAGACGTGCCACGCAGGGCACCGCCTACGCCCGCCGCGCGCTGGGCGGCGACTTCATGGCGAACAAGCCCCTGCTGGTCGGCGAGCAGGGCCCCGAGCTGCTGTACCCGTCCAAGGCGGGGACCGTCGTACCCAACCACAAGATGGGCGGCGACGTGAGCCTTACGGTGAACGTGAACGCGGGCGACGGGGACGCGGCGGCCATCAAGGACAGCGTCGTCCAGGGTGTCGTGGAGGCGATCAACCGGGCGGGGCTGATGGGCAAACCCCTGCTCAACGCGGATGCCCTGGGGCGTGACACTAGCACAATGAGGTTCGGCTGATGCGGGTACTGTTCTCCGATTTCTTCGAGGTCACGCACCGCCCCATCCCGACGCGGGTGGCGGCGGGCGCTGTGGCGCGTGAAATCAATTTCACCGACGAGGTGTCAGGCGCGGCGGTGTTCGACGTGACCTGCGACGAGGTGCACATCGAGGCGTCAAACGACGACTTCGCCACGCTGGAGTGGTCGGCCACGGCGTCGGGCGAGGGCATTGTGCCGGTGCCGGACGTCACCGCCGCCAAATGGCGGGTGCGCACGGGCAGCGCCGGGGAGGTGGGCCTGCTCTACCTGGGGCGGCTGATCGGCGTGCCCAACCCCGGCTTCCCGTTCGGGTTCGAGGAGAGCGTGATCGCCGACGACCGCAAGACGCTGGCCGGCACCGGGTTCTCCAAGGTCTACGGCACCGAGCGCACCGGCAAGTGGGTGTGGGAGGGCCTGACGGCGGCCGAGGTGAAGCTGTTCCGCGAATGGTACGGGGTGACCTACGGCTTCCGGCTCCCGGCCTGCATCGACAACCTGGGGGTGGGCCTGCGGCTGGTGCGGGCCCCGAGCCCGTTCCCGTTCTCCCGTGACAACGTCAACTATTACACCGGCCAGATCGAGGCACGGGAGGTCCGATGAAATCGCTGCACGAGACGCTGCTGCGGGACCTGAACTCCCCGGCCAGCCGCGCCACCCTGCTGCTGGAAGCCGAGCTGGACGACCTGACACTCCTGTTGTCGGACGCCCCGCGCCACATCGGCACCATCGAAGTGCTGCCGGCGGTGGAGAAGTGGGGCGCGATCAGCACCCACCAGCTCAAGGTCATCGTCAACGGCGAGGCCCTGCCGAACTGCCCTCTGCGCTGGCTGTCCCGCACGGTCCGCGTCTGGCGGGTGGTCGACGGCATGCTGGGGGTCGAGGACGGGGACCTGCTGTTCGAGGGGGTGTTCGAGCAGGAGCCCTCCCAGGTCGGCAGCAAGCTGACCCTGGTGCTGGGTCCCCGGCGCGTGACGCCGCGCACGATCCCCAACTATGGCGTGATCGAGGCCGGGGAGTGGCCGGACGCTCCCGCCGAGGCCATGGGGCAGGCCAAGCCGATGATCTACGGCACGGTGGAGGAATGCCCCCTGCTGCCGGTGGCGCAGCCGCCCTTCACGACCCTGGCCGACGAGGCGGACCCCGGCGACCGGGTACTCAAGGTGGCCGACGCGACCGCATTCCCCGCCAGCGGCACCGTCGTGGTGGACGGCGTCAGCTACGCCTACACTGGCAAGGACGACGGCACGCTGACCGGCTTGAGTGTGACGCGCTACCACCGCACCGGCACCGCCGCCTGCCTCGCCGGGCAGACCACGTACCTCGCGGCGGGCCATGCCGTGCAATCAATTTCAGCCGTGAAGGGCGACGGGCAGGTGCTGTTCGGCGGCAGCCTCGACCTGACTGACGCCCTGGTGTCGTTCACCAGCCTGCCGACCAAGGACAAGGTCGAGCCGGCCAAGGTGCTGGAGGCGCACTTCGACGAGGTGGACGGGACCTCGACGGCGGTGAACGGGCCCAACGCCATCCGCGCGGTCACCGGCACAGAGACCCAGGGAGCGGCCAGCCTGCCGACCAACGTCACCGAGAGTGACAACATCGAGTTCCCGCGTCCGACGGAGCAGGGCGGGTCGAGTCGCATCATCAGCGGCGTCTACGAGGTCGACTTCGCGGTCACCGAAACGATGCCGCCCAACTCCCGCGCCGAGGTCCGCATCGGGGGCAAGATCGCCTGGGTCTACGACAGCGGCGGCGTCGTGTGGACCGGGGCGCCCTTCACCTTCGACAAGGACGACGACGTCGACCTGTTGAGCGTGGACGTGAAGCTCTACGGAGCCCCGCCGGGGTCGGTGACCGTCGGCGTGACGACCGCCACCCGCACCATCGCCGTGGGCAACCTCGACAGCAGCGCCATGGCGACCCTGCGCAAGTCGTCGAACACCGACCTGGTGGTCCGCCAGGTGACGGACATGCCCCCACGCGGCCGGGTGAAGAAAGCGTGGCTCCTGGTCGAGCACGGCACGTCGGCGGCGACCATCGACACCGTGGACGTGGAGTGGGGCGGGCGGAAGCTGGGCGAGCTGAACATGGAGAACGCGGGCGGTGACCAGACCGTCAGCAAGACGATTAGCGTGGACACCGTGAGCAGCATGACCGCCGCGCTGCGTAGCAACAACGTGTCCGGCATCAGCAGCAACTCGGCGGGCTACCTGTCCAACACCGCCAACGAGAACGTGACCATCCAACCGGCGTACCCCGTCTACAGCGGCACCAGCGGCTGGGCGGCCCCTCTGGACTCGCGCATTCCGATCCCAGCTGGGGCCACAAGCCAGACCCTCGTCATCACCGTCTGGTTCGGGCAGGCCGGGTACGATGTGTCCTACACCGGCACCTGCAAGTTCAGGATCAATGGCCAAGACCCGACGTATGGGGTCATCGGCTTCAATCAGGCTGTGCAGTTCAACGTGTCGATCTCGGCCGGGCAGGAGTACCTGACCGTCGAGAGCTATGAGTACAGCTACCCCAGCTATCGCGCGGCCAACGCCCCGCAGGCGGCCTGGATCAAATACTCGGTTCAGGTAAATCCGAAGTTCTCCGTCGGCGGCGGTGGCTTCTCGGGCTCGCCCTACGTGCAGAACAAGTATTCCGACGTGCCGAGCTTCCAGCCGGTGGCGCGCGTGGACGGCAGCGCCGGGTCGGGCAACCTGACGTTCTCGTTCAAGAGCCCCCGCACGGTGGTCAACCTGTTCCCGATCCCGCTGGGGCACGACCCCGACTGGTCGGTCTTCACAAACAAGCTGGCCGCCCTGCGCTACGGCGGGGCCGGCACCCAGGACGTGATGGTCGTGCGGCTGGAGCTGCTGATCGAGTTCGAGCCCGTGGTGCGCGAGCCGGTGAACCGCCTGACGGCGACGGTGCAGGGCCTGGACGGCAACCCCGCCACCGTGGTGAAGGACTTGGCCGAGCGCCAGGGCTACAAGGTGGACCCCTTCAACTACGCGCGGGCGCGGGACTGGTACACCGCCATGGGCTGGGTCTTCGCACGCCGCCTCGCCGAGCAGACCAGCGTGTCGAAGATGCTGGACGAGGCCGCCAAGCAGGCGGTGATGTATGTCTTCGAGCAGGGCGACGAGGTGCGCCTGATCCGCAAGCTCGACGAGACGCAAGACGTTCGAGGGATTGACCTGGACGACCTTATGAACCCGCCGAAAATTGATTGGTCAAAGCTGGAGCAGGTCGTGAACCACGCGACCCTCCGGTACAGGACAATCAATGGGGAGTTCTCTAAGGTGCTGGTCAGAGGTCCCACGACCCAAGATCGTTGGGCTGTCCGCTCCATGGAGGAAGTTCTGGAGGAACGGCGGGCAGAGCTGCAGGGAGGCTGGCTGGCCGACGACGCCACGGCGGATGCCATGTTGCAGGATTGGCTGCAATTGAATGCACCGCTCAAGCGCACGTTCACCTTCTCGCTTCCCTACAGCTTCGACGATGTGGAGCGCGGCGATCTTGTCCACTACGAGCCGCTGGGCGTGATGACCAGGGCTGTTGAGGTCGACACCGATGACGCCGGGTTCGTGACTTTGATCTGCGAGGAAGTGCCTCAACCGTAAGGAGGAATGGCAATGAGTGCCCTGTCCGATTACACCGAAAACGCTCTGCTGAACCACGTTCTGCGGAACCAGGCCATGACCAGCCCGACCACGGTATACGTGGCGCTGTTCACCGCCGACCCGACTGACGCCGACAGCGGCACTGAGGTGCCCGACGTCGACGGCAGCAGCAACGCCACCGCCTACGCCCGCCAGAGCGCGGCCTTCGACGTCCCCTCCAACGGTGCGACGGCCAACAGCGCCGACATTCTGTTCCCGGAGGCCACGGCCGACTGGGGCACGATCACGCACGTCGGCATCTACGACGGCAACACCGGCACCGACAACCTGCTGTTCCATGGGCAGCTGACGTCGGCCAAGACCATCGAGACCGGCGACCAGTTCAAGATCGCGGCCGGCGACCTGGACGTGACCCTGGCCTAACGGAGGTGACGATGTACGCTGACCGCGTGCTCCAGACTTCGACGTTCACCGGCACCGGGGCCGCGACCTTGGAAGTCTCGGTGGACAAGTACCACGACTGGTCCGACTGGTTCGTCGACGGCCAGCGCGTGCGCTACGCCATCGTGAACAAGGACAAGGCCACGCCGGAGTGGGAGTACGGGGAAGGCGTCTTCGTTGCGGGCACTCCCGATCAGATCACCCGCGTGCGTGTGCTGAAGAACTCGGCCGGCACGCGGGACCTGATCGACTTCACCGCTGGGGAGAAGGAGGTCTACTGCGGCCCCGGCTCCGACAGCGTGCCGACGCCCGGTCGGGCCTATTTCCAGGGAGGGTAAGACATGGCGTTCGGTCGCCTGGGTGTTGCGGAACTGACCGCTGACACCGATACGGAGGTCTACACCGCCAGCACCGGGGCTGCCGTGAGCATCCTGGTGCTGAACGCCGCGAACGCCAGCGCCAAGGTAAAGCTGGCCATCGTGGACGGCGCGGTCGCCGACCTCGCCAACGAGGATTTCATCGAAGACACCACCCTGCCGGCCAAGGACGTGCTGGAGCGCACGCAGATTGTGCTGGGCGAGGGAGAAACCGTCGTAGTCCGCTCCGACGTGGCCGGTGTCGTCGTGCGGGTCCACGGGTACGAGGAGTAAGTCATGGGCCGTTATACGAGCCAACAGCTTTCGACCAAGGGGTCCGGCCCGAATGACAAGTGGCTGGACGCCGAGATTTACACGAAGCCGGGCCCCCACCGCTACAAGGTCCCGGAAGACACGTACTGCATCAAGGTCATCACCGTGGGCGGTGGTGGTCACGGCTACTTCTACGGCTACCGCCACTACAGCGGTGGGGGCGGGGGCTACGCCGAGAAGTGGATCGCTGTGACGCCGGGCCAGGAGTTCGACGTCGAGGTCGGCTTCGCGCAGTGTACGTCCTCGTTCGGCAGCGAGGTGTCCGCCACCGGGGCCCAGCAGAATTGCGGGGGCTACGGGTCTGGTGGTGACTTTAATGCGCGGGGCGGTAATGGTTACTGCCACTTCGGATGCGGCGGCGGTACGTGTAACTGCTGCCCTGCGGCCTACGTGTGGCCCGGCGGCGCCTCTGCGGGAAGCTGGATGGGTGACGGCTGGGGTTCGTTCGCTATCGGCCACCCCCTATGCTATTGCGACAACTGCCACTGCCAATACCTGGGCGGGGCGACTGGCGGTTCCGGTATTGGCGGGCCCGGCGTGCCTGCGGCGTTCCTCCGAACCGGCGACGGTCAGTACCAGCAGTGGCCCTACTGCAACCTCTGCCATCCTCAATGTCAGTGTTGCGCCTGCGTGTCCCTGGCGATGGGGGGCGGCGGCTCCGGCGGCACGCCGGAGTCCTCTATGGCGGGCTACTGGATGCACTGTCGCCCGGCTCAGAACCGGGCGGTGGCGTACATCCATAACTTTAACGGCTGGCGTCTGAGCGTTTCCGGTCGCGGTGGGCCCTCTCACCGACCTGTCGTCGCAGACCTGGGCGAGGCGGCCATGGGGGCCGGAAACGACCGACTCAACTTCAACGGCGTGACCATTGATCGCTGTGAGTTCCTGTGCCGGTACTGTTACCAGGCGAAGCAGTGCTGCCTCGACGTCTGCCACTGCGCTTTCCCAGCCTACACGTACCAGCGTTGTGGCGGTGTTACGTGTTGCAACTTCTCGATCCATAACACCTTCCAGGCGGACGATCAGGCTGGTGTGCCGCCTGCACGGTTCCTGGACCCCAGAGACTATTGGGGTTTCACGTACTGCGAAGGCTGCACGGTCAACAATGCCAACTACCTGTGCTACTGCAAGATGTGCTGTTGCTGGTCGGTTACGGAGACCTGCACAGACTGGTGCTGCTGCTGTAACTGCTGCTGGAACCCGACCCTGTGTACCTGTGGTTGGTGGCCGCAAAACATGGAATGCGCCCCCTTTGCTCGGGCCTGCGTCGAGCCTGAGGACCGAGGGTTCTCCACCGATTTGGCGCGCGTCAACGGCTGTGGCTGCATCCCGTTTGACATTACGGAGAGCTGGGGCGCTGGTGGGGCTCCCATCGACCTGATGCGCCCCTTCCTGGGCTGCGGCGTCACGGCCGCGTCTGGTAGCGGGGGGCCTGGCGCCGGCGGCGCCGGGTCGATGGCCTACTCGGCCGGTAACGGTGGCTTCCTTGGCGGTGGCGGCGGCAGCGGCGGCGGCTTCGGTGGCAACGGTGGTATTGGTGGTGGCGGCGGCGCCGGGAGTTATGGCACCTGCTGCGTCTGCCAGGTGGTCTGCTACTGGAAGTATTGCTACTGCGGCGGCGACCCCGCCTGCGGCTACTGCTACTGCACCAGCTACGGGGCCTCCTGCCCATGCTGCTACACCCAGGACGTTTGTGCGCGCGTGCAGAACCCCTATGGGTGCTTCGGGCCCCAGGGGCAGGAGGGCTTCGGTGGCCAGGGTCTGGTGGCCGTGTACGTTCCCAACCCGAACTACAAGGGGGTGTTCTGATGACCGTGTATCGCCTTGCTACCCCCCTGCCCGGCAGCATGTTTTGCCGGCACAACGAGCAGGACGAGGTTGGTGACGTCGTCGTGGCCGAGGTTCGTCACGCTGACCCGGAAGGGCGCTTTCACCCGAGCATCGAGTGGTTCGAGTGCCCGCCGTGGGTCCGGGACGGCTTCATCTACGACGTGGTGAGCAACACGTACCTGCCGCCGAACGAGCATTGGGTTTGGGACGAGTATGAAGGGGTCTATCACCCGATGCCCCCGGACCCCGAGCCGGAACCCGATGCTGAAGAAACCCAGCCGTAACGGAGGAAGAGACCATGGCTGAGACTGTGAAGTACCCCGCCGTTGAGGTGGACCTGATCGGCTGCGACGAACGCCGCGACATTGTCGGTCGAGTCCGTGCGGCCCTGCGCGCGGCCGGCGTCACCCGCCTGGAAATGGACGAGTACGCCGAGACCGCCCTGACCGGGGACTTGGCCCATGTCCTTGAGACGACCAAGCAGTGGGTGACGGTGATCGGCGAGCCGTCGGTGTAAGGATCGCACCGCTGCAATCAGTTGCAGGTGTCCCAGGGCACCAGACGTGTAAAGTGGGTGGGGGGTCGAAGGGCCCCCCATTTCCTTTGAGGAGCCAGCTGAAGGAGCGACACATGACTGGCACTTCGACCGAGATCAGCCGCCGCAAGGTGGCGGTGTTCGTCAATGGCGGCATCGGGCGCGTGGTCTGCGCCATTCCGGCTCTGGAGGAGCTGCACAAGACGACCGACCTCATCATCGTCTGCGAGAGCGGCATGGAGGTCTTCCTGGGGCACCCCGAGCTTCAGGCCATCGCGTTCCACCCCGACACGAAGGGGCTGTTCGAGCGCGAAATCCGGCACCGCGAAACTCTGTCGCCGGAGCCGTACCGCGAGCTGGGCTACATGAACCAGAAGCACAACCTGCCCCAGGCGTTCCGCCAGTTGCTGTGCGGCAGCGCCGGGCCGGTGGAGCCCAAGCTGAACCTGCACCTGTCCAAGGCCGAGGAGGCGGCGGCCCAGGTGGTGCTGCAGCAGGCGCGGGGCTACTGCCAGAAGGACCGCGTGATCGTGGTCAACCCGTTCGGCCGGTCCTCGCAGAACCAGCACGGCCTGGTGGTGGACCCGTCCTCGCGGTCGCTGGAGATCGACGTCTACCAGCGCATGGTGAAGGCGCTCGCCAAGGACAACACCGTCATCTACATGGGCGAGCACCAGTTCCAGCAGCCCGACGGCGTGGTGGCCCCCACCGGCCTGAACATCCGCCAGTGGATGGCCGTCATCGAGGCCGCGGATTACTTCATCGGCTGCGACAGCGCCGCCCAGCACTTCGCCTACTCGTTCGGCGTGCCCGGCACGGTGATCCTTGGCTCGACGTTCAAGGAGAACATCACCTACCCGAAGCACTTCCAGGTGCTGGAGCGCGAGGGTGTGCCCAAGGTGTACTCCCCCATCCGCATCTGCATGATGGGCTGCGAGGAGGCTGACCGCATCAACGACAAGACGATGGCCTTCACGCCCAACGAGGTCGACGGGCTGGTGTCCAAGATCAAGAAGGACATTGCGAAGCGCGCCAACCAGCCCAAGGGCAAGGCGCCGTCGCCCGACCAGATGCAGGCCCTGCAGCAGCCGCAGCAGTCTTGCTGCCCGACGCACGGTTGAGGGAGGCCGACGTGGAAGACAAGAGCATCGTCACCATCGGCATCAACCCCGGCCACAACAGCTCCGTCGCCGTCGTCGTTGACGGGGAGCTGACGCTGTACGTCGAGGAGGAGCGCCTGTCCCGCGTGAAGCGCGACGGAGCGCCCATGGCCGCGTTGATGCAGGCCATCGACACGGTCGACCACCTGGACGTCCTCGCGGTCGTCGGCACCCACGGCGGGGAGAGCGGCTCGCTGCCCTGGCGCGGCGACGGCGTGTTCGAGGCCCTGGTCCGCAAGCTGCGCCCCGAGTGGGAGTTCCAGGTCGTCTCGCTGGCGTCCATGCACCACCTCACCCACGCCGCCTGCGCCTACCGGCACTCCGGCTTCGATCAGGCCGTGGCGGTGATCGTGGATGGCTCCGGCGCGGCGCACCAGCTGTCGGATGGCTCCGTGGCGTTCGAGACCGAGTCCATCATTGACTGCGCGTCCTTGAACGACATGAAGGTCACCTGGCAGCGGCTGGGCACCAACCGGCTGGAAGGCCCCGCCGGGGAAGAAAACGTGGTCGTCGAGGACCGCGTCGGCATCGTGAAAGCCTACGAGGCGGCCACGGCGTTCTGCGGGTGGCACTTCATCGAGGCGGGTAAGACCATGGGGCTGGCGCCCTACGGCGCGGCGCTGTGCAAGGTGTCCCAGCTGTCGGGCATGTACCGGGACGGGCGGTTCAGCCGCGACGTGTTCCGCAACGCATACCCGGCCGGCGCCTTCCTCGACGTCGAGGGGCTGGACCCGAACAACGAGGACCACTGCAAGGAGGTCGCCTCGCGCATCCAGTCCGTCACCGAGGCGGCCGTGATGCGGCTGATCGAGAAGGCGGTCGAGATGACCGGCAAGAAGCAGGTGGTGATCGCTGGCGGCTACGGCCTGAACTGCGTGGCCAACTACGAGTTCGCCAAGCGGTTCCCGGACCTGGACCTGTGGTTCGAGCCGCTGGCCTACGACGGCGGCACCGCCATGGGCGCGGCCTACATGGCCTGGGCCAACCTGCACGCCGCCCGCTGCCGGGGCTGCCTGCCCGGCGGCAAGCTGACCAGCCTGTACCTGGGCCCCGAGCAGGACCCCGAAACCTACGACCTGTCGGGCTTCGACAAGGTGGTGGACGCCAACGCCGAAGGCATCGCGCAGATGATCGCCGACGGCGAGCTGGTGACCATCTTCCAGGGCCGGTCGGAAGCGGGGCCGCGTGCGCTGGGCAACCGTTCCATCCTGTCGGACCCGCGCCCCGACGACGGCAAGGACCGGGTGAACGCGGTGAAGAAGCGGGAGTGGTTCCGCCCGTTCGCCGGCACCGTCCTGGCCGAGAAGGCGGACGAGTGGTTCGAGCTGGCGGGCATGGAGGAGAGCCCGTACATGATGATGGCCGTGGACGTGCACGAGGGTCGGCGCGCGGCCATCCCCGCTATCACGCATGTGGACGGCACCTGCCGCGTGCAGACGCTGACGCGCGAGCAGAACCCGCACTACTACGACGTGATCGCTGCCTTCGAGAAGAAGACCAGCGTGCCCATCGTGATGAACACGTCCTTCAACCTGGGCGGCGAGCCGCTGGTCGAGACCGTCGACGACGTCCTGAAGACCCTCCGCAAGAGCGACCTCAACTGGTGCTGGTTCCCCGAGATCGGGAAGCTGGCCCGCGCCGACAAGGCACAGTGAAATCAATTGCAGGGGTAAAGCGCCATGTTCACTGGTAGTCCGTTCCTGTCAACGACCTTCACGTCCGTCGGCGAGAAGTTCGGAGCGACCCTGAAGGCTTCAGCGTCGGTCGCGGTCGTTGCAAGCGTGGTCTCCTGGGGCGTGGCGTCCCTGGATGGCACCGCAGCAGCCGCCATGACCGGCGGCAGCCACGCCATCGCCTCGGGCAAGGCCACGCTGGCCGGGTCCGCGTCGGTGAGTGCGCGCGGTGTCTACGAGGTTGCCGGGGGTGCCGCATCCCTCGACGTCTCCTCCGAGACCACCCTGGAGCCGTGGAAGGTATCCTCGGCCAGTGTCGCTCTCCAGGGTGACGCGGCACTCCCGGCAGCACCCATTCGCGTCCAGCGGTCGGTGGCGGCCCTCGGCGGTGGGGCCTCGCTCACCACGCTGGGCGGCGTCATCAAGCCGTTCTCTGCCACGCTGGACGGCAGCGGCTCCGAAATGGTGCTGTCCTACGGCCTGTACGTGGGCCGGGCCACGCTCACTGGCACCGCCCAGCTGGATGCCCACCCGGTCAAAATGTTCCTGGGGTCGGCGACCCTGGCGGGCGAGGCCGGGATCACCTGCGTGGCGGGCAATCAGGTGTTCATGGACGGCACGTCCACCACCACGCTGCGCCCGACCGTCATCCGCCGGGACACCGCCCAGCCGCTCGACGGCGTGGCGACCGTGCAGATCGACGGCCACCGCGACCGCCTGGCCAACGCCTGGTTCGACGGGCAGCTGTCGGTCGCCGCCGACGGCCTGCGCTACCGCTACGGCGACCTGGCCGTGTCCGGCGACGTCACGCTGGGGGCAACGGCCAAGCGGAACCTGGACAGCACGGCGGCCTTCGACACCACCGGCCAGATGGACGTGTCGGGCAAGCTGACGGCCGGCGGCGCGGTGACGCTCGCGGGCACGTCGGAGACGGAGCTGCTGACCTCCCTGCCGGCCCGCCTGGACGCGACCAGCTCCATGACGGTGCGCGCGGAGGTGCTGTACCGCACAAGCGTGTCGATGGCCTCCACCGGCTCCGAGCTGGTCGTCGGTGATCGCCTGCGCCTGGGCGAGACGCCCCTGCATGGCGTGGCGACCCTGGGGCACTTCAGCCGCATCATCGCGGGCGGCGCGGCGCAGCTGGAGGTCACGTCCACCACGAAGGCGTTCCCGGTCGAGGAAATCCACCTCGTCGACGACCGCGCCACGGTGACCCCCGATCCGAGCGTGCTGTTCCGGGGCCGAGCCTCGCTCAACGCCGAAGGCGGGCAGGGCACGGCTGGTGAAGGCGGCCTGGACGTGGTGGTCATCTTCAAGGGCAAGGCCAGCCTGTCCTCCAAGGGCCGCATGAAGGTGCTGGGCTTCAAGCCTGGGCCGGGCCTGGAGGACAAGCAGGTCGCCGTGAGAGCAATTGCTGGAACCGTCGGAGCGAGGGTGATCTGATGCGAGCACGCCACAACAAGGTGATGGGGAGCACGGCCCCGATTTCCGTGCAGCTGACCAACCTGGACAGCACCACGGGCACCGCCCCGGTGGACCTGACCAACTGCAACTCGTTCACCGCCAAGGCCCGTCGCATCGACGTGCGCGGCGGCGTGACGGTCACGCTGACGGCGGACCCAGTCGACATGCCCAACGGCCGGGTGGACCTCTTCGGGGTGTTCCCGGAGGTGGGCGAGTACGCGGTGCAGGTCGAGTTCAAGGACGCCGATGACCAGTTGCACATCTACCCGAACGACGGCCGTGGGTTGCGGGTGGCGGTGGCCGAGCGGTACTGAGGCGCCTGAAATCAATTGCAGAGGGGCGCTCCGAGTGGGCGCCCCTTTTCGTTGGGCCAGTCTTGAACCGCCAGGCCCGGACGCGCTGGGAGGGCCGACAGTGGACTGCTAATTTGAACCATGTCCGACGGCGCTGGAGGGAGGCGCCTGATCCCACCCTGGGGTCGCCTCTTACAGAGAGGCAGGAGCCTCGGACGCAACGCCGACAGGAGGTTGACGATGGCGCAGACGAACGACGTGGAAAGGCGTGCTGCCGAAATGGCCGCGCAATTCACAGTCGACACCGTCGCCCTGCAGCGAGCTGATGAGGCGACCGCCAAGGCTTCCGAAGCCTTGGCCCGCGCAGCGGAGGCCGAACGGGTGATGACACTTCAGTACAAGAACCTGGAGGGCAAGGTCGCTGAACAAGGAGCCGACCTCAAGGAGAGTCGGGTGGAAATGCGAACCGGCTTCTCTGACGTCCAAAAGACCCTGGCCGGCTCTATTGACCAGCAACGAAAGCTCCTAGACGACAAGTTCCAGGAACACCGACGGGCGGAAGAGAGTCGCCTGCAGGAACAACGCCGGAAGGCCGACACATGGATGCGTTGGGGGTTGTCGATCCTCGCCACCGTCTGCGTCGGCATGGTCGGCTACATCTGGCGCATGAAAGTAGGAGGCTGACATGGCGCAATTCGAGCAGGCGATCCTCAAGGTGCTGAAGCACGAGGGCGGGTTCGTCAATCACCCCAACGACCCCGGCGGCGCGACCAACTTCGGCATCTCGCTGCGGTTCCTGAAGGGGGTCGGTGACTGGGACGGGGACGGTTGGCTGGACGGCGATCTTGACAAGGACGGCGACGTGGACGTCCACGACATTCAGATGATGACGCTGGACCAGGCCGAAGAGTTCTACCGCATCCACTTCTGGGACCGGAACGGCTACGACCAGATCGAGGACCAGGCTCTGGCCACCAAGGTGTTCGACCTGACCGTCAACATGGGGAACCGTCGCTCCCACCGCCTGCTGCAGCGCGCCTGCCGGGCCTGCGGCTTCCGCATCGCCGACGACGGTTACATCGGCCCGATCACGCTCAAGACCGTGCGCAACGCCGACGAGGAGGCCCTGATGACCGGCTTCCGGTCTGAGGCGGCGGGGTATTACCGAGGACTGGTGATCGCCCGCCCCAAGTTCGAGAGCTTCATCGACGGCTGGCTCAATCGAGCCTACGCCTGACTCAACCAAGGAGGATGACATGGAGGTCGATTTCACCCCGCTTTTGGAGATCGCCGTTTCGCTGGTGGTCCTATTGGCCGGCTGGGGCATCAAGCGTGTGGCGTCGAGCCTGGGCCTCGACATCGACGACAAGCAGCGGATGGCCCTGGAGAGCATGATCGAGAAGGGCGTCGGCTACGCCACCAAGCGCATGACCGGCCCGGACGGGCAGATCAGTTTCGAACTGGAGAGCGAGTTCGTCGCCAAGGTCGCCGATTACGTGGCTGACAGTGTTCCGGGCGCCTTGAAGCATTTCAAGGTGGACCCGCGCACTCCGGAGGGCCGTGCCAAGCTGGAGCGCATGATTGAGGCCCGCATGGGTCTGTCCGAGGTCGAGACCTGATGCTGGAAGCCCTGGGGGCGCTGGGCGGCGTGGTGAAGGGTCTCGCCGCCCTCGTTCCCTTCGTGGTCCTGTACCTCCTGGGGCGCGGCACCGCGAAGCGGGACGAAGCCGAACGAAAAGCCAAAGTGCTGAAGGAGCAGCGTGATGCGATCCGCAATCGCCCTAGTAGCCCTGACGACGTTCTTGACCGCCTGTAGTAGCGCCCCGCCCGGCGTGTGCCCGGCCTGGGTGCCCATGTCGGACCAGGCCAAGGAGGAGGTCCGCCAGGTCTGCGTCACCCCTGACGGCAAGTGGGGCCCGCAGTGTCAGAGCCTGTCCGAGTGGTTCTCCGACATGGCGGTGGTCAAGGACCAACTGGCGGCCTGCCAGTAAGCCTGCAAGCAATTGCACAGACCGGGTGGAAGCGGCAGGAGTCCAGCCTGTCGCTTTCTTCTTGCCTGCCATCGCTCCCCTGTCAGACTGACCGGAGTCAACCAACCCCATCAAAGCCAAGGAGGGCACCGATGGCCAATCTGAACCTCACCGCCAAGCCCGTGTTCAACGGCACCGTCCGCTATCTGCGTTTGACCGACCGCACCCCGCCCGCCGGGGGCGGAGTTGCCGCGTGCGACTTCGGCATGATCGTCCGGGGCCGTGACAGTAAGTTCTACGTCCTGGCTGACAAGTCGGTCCTGATCGGCACCACCCCGGATGGCATCCAGCAGTGGAAGCGGGAGCGCATCGACACCCAGGGCTATCCGACCGAGAAGCGGGCTCTTGAGGCTGCCCGGAAAGCCCGCAGGGTTCAGCTGGGCCTGTGAGGCGGGGGGCTTCTGCCCCCACCTGCAATCAATTTCACATCGAAGGAGACACGCGATGCTGAAACTCGCCGTGAAGGCGGGCATCCCGCTCATCGGGGTGACCACGTCCGACCCCCTGAATATGCCGCTGATCTTGCACCACGTTACCGGCAAGAAGCCTCGCAGGTGGTCGGGCAGCAATACCAATGCCGCGCCAAACGAGCTGTACTACTACATCGCCGACGGCAAGCAGCCGCTGCGCTACGACAAGCTCTACGACCTGATGGTGAAGGCCGAGAGCAGCATCGTGGTGGCCAACTCGCCCATCGCCAGCGACATGCTGTTCCCGGCCGGCGAGATGCCCGTGCCCAAGGACCTGCTGAAGTCCCAGCTGATGGAGGTCTTCGACGACGAGGCCACGGTGGACAAGCTGTTGCCCACGCTGGGTGGCTGCACCATGAAGGACTCGGTGGAGTTCATCCGCCTGACCATGGCACGGGACAAGTCCCTGACCCCCGAAGGGCTCATGGTGAGCCGCAAGACGGCGTTCCGGGGCTCGCGGGGCATCACGCTGGTGGACACGTCCCAGACGCACTACGCGCCGCCCCAGGGGCTCCTGGAGTGGGTCGAGCGGGAAGGCCCGTTCTTCCTGCACGAGGAGGACCTGCGGCTGGTCCCGCGCGGCCTGATGTTCGGCGGCATCCCCGGCACCGGCAAGACCGAGGGCGCCAAGTGGATCGCCCAGCAGTGGGGTATCCCGCTCTACCGCGTCGACATCGGTGGGATGCGCAACAAGTACGTGGGCGAGTCCGAGCAGAACATGACCGCCGCGCTGTCCCAGCTCGATCACGAGGAGCCTTGCGTCGCCCTGTTCGACGAGATCGAGAAGATTTTCTCGAAGGGGACGGGCAGCGGCGACAGCGGCACGACCACGACCATGCTGTCGCAGCTGCTGTGGTGGCTGGCCGAGCGCCGGTCGCGGGTGCTGTGCGTGATGACCTGCAACAACCGCAATGCCATCCCGGCCGAGCTGTACCGGGACGGGCGCATCGACGACGTGGTGATCTTCAACGGCCTGTCGACCCTCGACCAGGTCTCCGAGTTCGCCAAGTTCGTCGCGGCTGGCTTCGGCTTTGAGCCGGACGAGTTGCCCGCAGATGCATTTGAGGTGAAGCTGAAGCTCGTCTTCAATACGAAATCGGTCGAGGGCCAAGACGGCGGGCGCGAAGTCTCGCACGCTGCCGTAAAAAAGGGCGTTATCGACCTGATCAAGGAGGTGAAGGCCAAATAAAGATTTGGCCCACACCGCCTTTTTAGTTAGCCTGTACGGCGTAAACCCAAACACTCAAGGAGGAGTGAGCATATGTCTCTCAAGGACAACTTCAACAAGATGGACGGTACCGGCTCCAAGCAGAGCTACGTGGTGATCGGCCGCCGGGGCGACGTCGGCCTGGGCGTCAAGCCCTACCCGATGGTGCGCGGCGACCACGCCAACGGCCCCAAGGACACGGTGCTGCTGAACGTGCGCCTGCGGTCGGCCAAGCTGCCCAAGAACACCGAGCAGGCGTCCGAGGGCAACGTCACGTCGATGGACGCCCACAAGGAGTACGGCCTGACCGAGGCGTGGCCGAACATCGAGTTCCTGCGGGCCGACGAGGACCGCGCCTCGACCACCATCGGCCTGTTCGTGCGCGGTGAGGCCAAGGACGAGGAGGGCCTGCTGGCGCTCCTGCAGAAGCTGCACGACGGCGACTACGTCGAGCGCCTGGCCACCAAGCTGATCGACATGGCCGGCGACCACGCCATCGAGCGCCCCAGCCTGCTGGCGTCGTACCTGCGGGAAGCCTTCGGGGTGACCGACTCCAAGCTGGAGAAGCTCCAAAAGGCGGTCGCCGCCAAGAAGGCGCACACCGACGAGGTCGAGGGGCTGGTGGACAACGAGGTGGTCAACACCGCCGTGCTGTTCGAGAAGCTGAAGACGTCCCTGCAGGCCCTGGAGGAGCCCGAGGAGGGTGAGGACCAGGATGCCGAGGGGGTCGGTGAGGGCGACGGCTCCAACGACGCCTGATCGCCCGGAAATGGGTCTGGGTTCACGCCCAGGCCCTTTTTCCGTCCTGTCGCAACGGGGGAACAATGAAGAAGACGATGCTGACCACCTGCGTCGAGGTGGCGAACAAGGACTGCACGACGGCGATCCTTCTGCACCAGATCGCGTATTGGCACCCCAGAATGACGGTGCGCAAGCGTGACAAGCTCTGGATCGTCAAGACGCGGGAGGAGTGGACCACGGAGACGGGCCTGAGCCTGGACCAGTACAAGAAGGCCCTGGCCAAGCTGCGGGGCATGTGCCTGGTCGAAACGGCCCAGATGAAGTGGGGGTCCAGCCTCGTCAGCCACCTCCGTTTGACCGATCTTGGGGTGCGCCGTCTCGGCCTCGACAAGGTCCGTGAGAAGGAAGCCGTGGTGTCTGGGGGCACCACCTGGGTGGCGTCGTTCGACACCACCCAGGTGGGGTCGGGAGACACCACCCTATATACAGAGACTACAAATACAGAGACTACAGACACACCTAGCGCCTCGGTCGGCGCTGGGGGGTCGAAGACCGATCAAGGAGGATCGAAGATGAAGCAGAAAGGTGGGTACTCGGTGGCCGACGTGGCCAAGACCCCGAAGAAGACCCCGAAGCTGGAGGACAAGGTCACGGCCATGGAGCTGTCCTGGAAGGAAGCCGTCGCCGACGTGACCGGGGAGTTCGTGCCAAACCTGACCCAGAAGGCGCGCGGCCAGATCAAGCAGATCATCAAGGCGTGCCCGCCCGGCACCGCCGCCAAGACCATGGTGCGAGCCGTCACGCACTGGCATCAGTTCGTCGAGCAGTGCAAAGAGGACACCGGCAAGACCAAGTGGTCGCCCAGCAAGCCGGACCTGTCGTTCCTGGTGAGCAACCTACAGACTGCAATCAATTTCACGCCCGACGAAGGCTGGGCCGCCGAGGGCCCGTCCAAGCCCGCCAGCACGCCCGCCAAGAAGGCGACCACCGTCGGGGAGTGGTGACATGCCCGTGACGATCAACAAGGCGGCCGAGAAGCCGAGCCACCCGGCCTACCAGACCGGCGTGCTGAACCCCGAGGTGCACGCCCGCCTCGTCGCCGACATCGACCGCATCGCCCTGGACGCGGGCATCCCCAAGCGGTGGATTTGGACGCCGGTCGCCGACGTGCTGGAGGACCACGAGGTGGAGTGGCTGCGCACGTTCCGGCGCCAGGAGAAGGCGGGTCGGGCCTACATCGGCCTGTCCTTCACGCCCGACCTGGAGACCCGCATGGCGGCCATGGCCGGCGCGCTCGTGCGCAACTTCATCCGGGCCCGCGTGATGACCGCCAACCAGGTGATCGACGCGCTGGCCGACAAGGCGATGCCGCACCTGACCTGCCTGCTGATCCCGAACCTCTACGCCGAGTCCGGGCAGCCGCAGTGGCGCGTGAACCTGCTGCACGACCTGTTGATCGACCGCCGGAACCGTGAGCTGCAGACCGTCGTCGGCGTGACCAGCGTGAAGGATCTGGAGCGAGACTACGGCGCCTCCATGGCGTCGTTCATCAAGTCCCACTACACCCCGGTGAAAGGCTGACCATGGCTGTCGGAGGAGTTCTCGGAAAGAAGTACGTCGCGGCCCTGGTGACCACGGGCGACCTCAAGCACCTGCTCAAGGCCGGCGACATTTCGCCCCTGTTCAAGTCGAACGAGACCGAGCTGTTCGACTTCGTGATGGGGCACGCCAAGAAGTACCAGGCCCTGCCGGACCCGGAGACTATCGAGAAGCATACGGGCGTCGAGCTGCCCAAGGCCGAGGAGCCGCCGGGCTACTACCTCGACCTGCTGAAGGAGCGCCACACCGAGCTGTCGCTGAAGAAGGCGATGCAGGAGGCGGGAGAGTTCCTCAAGCCGGGCAACAAGAAGCCCCAGGAGGCCCTGGAGACCGTGCAGGCGGCCGTCATGGGCCTGTCGCTGCAGAAGCAGTCGCATCTCGTGTCCGACTTCCGCGAGGCCATGGGTCCGATCCTGGCGGCCTACAAGGAGCAGTGGAGCGTCGACGACCAGGGCGTCTACATGGGCTGGCCAACGGTGGACGAGATGACCGGCGGCCTGCTGCCCGGCGACGTGGCGTCGATGATCGGCAGACCCGCAGCCGGCAAGACGTTTCAGATGCTCTACGGCTGCCATCACGCCTGGCACGAGCAGGAGAAGCCCGGCATGTTCGTCTCGATGGAGATGAACCCACTGGCCATCCAGCAGCGCCTGGCGGCGATGAACGCCCACGTTCCCATGTCCAAGCTCAAGAACGCCGCCCTGTCCACCACCGCCATGGGCAAGCTGAAGGGCGCCCTGACGGCGGTATCCAAGAAGGACGTGCCGCTCTGGGTGGTGGACGGCAACCTGACCGCCACGGTCGAGGACATTTGGATGCTGGCCGAGCAGCTGAAGCCGGAGGTCATCTACATCGACGGCGCCTACCTGCTCAAGCACCCGACCGAGAAGGACCGCTTCAAGCGCGTGGCGGAGAACGCCGACCTGATCAAGACCCGCCTGGCCGGCGACCGGCCGGTGGTGTGCTCGTGGCAGTTCGCCAAGACGGCGTCCCAAAAGGCCAAGAAGAAGAACGAGACGGTGGGTCTGGAGGACATTGGCTACTCCGACGCCATCGCCCAGGTGTCGTCCCTGGTCATGGGCCTGTTCGAGGAGGAGAGCGTCGAGACCCTGCAGTCGCGCCGCATCGAAATCCTGAAGGGTCGCAATGGAGAGGTGGGCTCGTTCTCGACCCGGTGGGACTTCACTGGGATGGACTTCACGGAGCTTGCCGACGTAAATCTGGCGGACCTGCAGATCACCTGATCCGCCATTTGCTTTGACACCCAGGGCCCCTATGTCAGACTGATCGTAGGCATAGGAAATCAAGGAGGATAGACATGCCGGTGGTTCTCAAGACCAAGGCCAAGGAGGCCCCGAAGCAGCCCAAGTTCGCTGCCGAGGTCGAAGAGCACGACAAGGGCCTGTCGGAGCTTGCGGAGATCATCGACCAGCTGGGCGAGATGGAGCCCGCCGTCGAGAAGGCCAAGAAGCTGATCAGCCAGTGGAACGCCAAGCAGAAGAAGCTGCGCGACGCCTTCAACGAGGCCGGCGAGCCCGACGAGGAGCTGATCCAGCGAGGCCACAAGTTCATCGCGGAGTTGAGCCCGCGCGGCTCCAGCCGCCACGTCATCGACATCGACAAGGTCCGCGAGTACATGGGCCACGCCACGTTTATGAAGATGGCCAGCGTGAAGCTGACCGACATCGACAAGTACCTCACGCCCGAAGAGGCTGCCGACGTGCTGCACACCACGCGCGACGGCAACCGGAGCATCAAGCTGTCCAAGCGTGAGGCCACCTGATCCGGCACCCCTGACGTGATGGCGGCCCTCGGTCGGGCCGAATGGGTTCGCTTCCCCCCGTGGCGAGCCCGACAAGTGGACGGGGCTCGGGGTGCCGGGTTCCTTCGGCTGCAGCCCCATCCCCAGATCGACTACGCGGGTGTAGCTCAGCGGTAGAGCGCCAGGTTCCCAACCTGGAGACGGCGGTTCGACTCCGCCCGCCCGCTCCAACACCCGACCGGACGTCTTCTCATGGAAGGGTTCGCGGTCGACCCACAGTCTGCCTCCTGATTGGTCTCGGGAGGGCCGGGTCCGGTCGGGAGTGGGGCAGGGCCCACAGGCATAGTCCCGGCCCGCAAGGCAGACCGACCGCACCCCTGAAATCAATTGCAAGCCAAGGAGGGCTGCATGACGCAGGTGACCCACATCGGAAAGGCCGAGGCCGAGCAGCGGTTGAAGGATCGCCTCGCCGAGGAGGAGGAGGCCCGGCTGGCCCAGGCCAAGGCCGAGAAAATCCGCAAGACGGCGCTCAAGCTCGCCACCGACTACCACGCCAAGACCCGCTACACCCTGGACCCCGCCCGGCTGACCGAGGCGGCCCGGCAATTCCTGTCGTTCATGGACGAGGGCGACTTCGAGGCCCGTGAGGCGGCGCTGGGCATGGCGGTCAACCACATGAAGGGTGGCAAGCACAACCGCACGCCGCAGGACGTCACGTCCCTGGCCGACGCCTTCTACCAGTTCCTCGTCTCGGAGGACGACTGATGCCCAAATACAGCATCGTCGTGGAGATCGACGCCCCGGACCAGGTCACCGCCAAGGCGGCCCAGGAAGACCTGTCGTCGGCGTTCTCGAACCCGAACAGCCCCCTGCTGCCGCCGGCCGTCACGGTGGACACGATCAAGGGCCCCGTCAGCCACGGAGTGACCCGCCGGCCGGGCGCCGTGATCTACACGGATGGCGCCTGCATCAAGAACCCTGGCGGCCCCGGCGGTTGGGGCTACGTGTGCGACGTGAACGGCCTGCCGCGCCGGGAAATGTGCGGTGGCGAGCCCTCGACCACGAACAACCGGATGGAGTTGATGGCGGTGATCGCGGCGCTGGAAAGCCTGGAGGGCTCCCACAGCGTCACGCTGTTCACCGATAGCAAGTACGTGCAGAAGGGCATCTCGGGATGGATCAACGGCTGGAAACGCAACGGGTGGAAGACCGCCACCGGCCAGCCCGTCAAGAACCGGGACCTCTGGGTACGCCTCGACGACGCCGCCAGCCGGCACCTCGTCAAGTTCAAGTGGGTGAAGGGTCATGCGGGGAACGCCGGCAATGAGCTGGCCGACCACCTCGCCAACAAGGGCATGAAGCCCTTCCTGCAAGGAGCGCCGGCATGACAGACCCCCGGCACGACAACGCCGCCAGCGGCATCTACGGAGAGCCTGACGCTCCGGTGACGGCCGAGGCCGACCATTTCTACGCCTGCACCGCGTGCGGTCAGGCCGTCGATAAGCGCGACCTGGGTGCGGTGCTCCACCACGAGGAGCCCGGCCACGCGCCGCTGCCCGTGTCCTGAGACAGCAGGCCAAGGAGGGCCCCATGCTGCATGACCAGACCTGCCGGGAGGCCGTCGAGGGAAACCCGAACCTGTTGGTTCCGTGGTACCTGATGGCCTCCTGGGCCTACTACATCGAAGACGACCCGATCCTGTCGGACGGCCTGTTCGACTACCTCTGCACCAAGCTGGACGCCGCCTGGGACACGGTGGAGCACTGGCACAAGCCGGTGGTCAGCCGGGGCGACCTGTCGGCCGGAAGCTGTCTGCTCAAGCAGTCGGACTTCCCCCAGAGGGTGGTGGGCGCGGTGCACCAGCTGCGCCGGGACGGTGGCAAGCCCCCACCCAAGCAGGCCAAACCCAAAGCCAGGAAGGTGCTGTTCCGGTCGAAGAAGCTGCGGGAGAAGAGGGCATGAAGGACGCCCACATCAAGAAGTACCTGGAGCACCTGGGTAGCAAGCCCGCGCCCGTTGACCGTGACGGTTGGGTGGTGGCCAAGTGCCCTCTCGCCCCCTGGCGGCACGACAGCGGGGTAGACAAGAACCCCAGCTTCGCCGTGAAGATCGAGAGCAAGGGTGACGGCTTCACCCACTGCTTCAGCTGCGGCTGGCACGGCAGCCAGTCGGACCTCGTCTTCGAGATGCGGTTCCGGGACAAGAAGGACCCGAGCGGGGACAGCTACGAGTTCGCCGAGGCCCTGCAACTGATTGCAGACGCCGAGGAGGACGCAGTCGTCGACCTGGACTTCCCAGATGTCGAGGAGGAGCTGTTCGGTGACAAGGCCGGGCCGCACGTCTTCCCGGAGTGGTGGCTGGAGAGTTTCAGCCATGCCTGGGGCGTCACCGAGGCGCGGTCCTACCTGCAGGGGCGCAATGTGTCCCAGGAGACAGCCGAGGCCCTGGACCTGCGGTGGGACAGCACGCAGCGCCGCGTCTGCTTCCCGGTGCGGGACTTCCAGGGGCGGCTGCGGGGCCTGCACGGCCGGGCCGTCGACGCGGCGAACCCGCTCAAGTACCGCATGTATACCTACCAGAAGCAGAACAACCCGCTCGTCTGGTTGGGTGAGCACTGGATCGACTTCGACCGGCCCGTGGTGGTCGTTGAGTCGGTGTTCGACCTGGCCGCCGTCCACCCGCTGTACCCCAACGTGACCAGCCCGCTGACGGCGGGCCTGAGCCTGGAGAAAATACAGCGCATGGGGGACGTGATGGAGCAGGTCACCCTGTTCGACGGAGACAAGGCGGGCCAGCGCGCCCGCAAGAAATACCGTGAGTCCCTGGCGGACTGCCTGATCGCCCACGCGGAACTGCCCGAGGGCGTCAAGGACCCCGGCGAGGCCACGGTAAGCCAGCTGGTCGAGGCCCTGGCCCCATTTGTACCGGTGGAGGGCTTTCAACTCGACTAGGACCGTCCCTTTTTGGGACGATAACGGTGGACCAAGAGGGTCACCAGGAAACCAAGGGACCGCCAGGACAACTAGGCACCCCAGGAGAGACCAGGCCAATCAGGAGGATCAGGATATGGCTGTTTCGTTCGCTACCAAGCCGAAGAAGAAAGCCACCGAAGAGAAGGCGGAGGCCCCGGCCAAGAAGACCGGCGGTCTGAGCTTCCTCAAGAAGGGCAAGGAAGCCAAGCAGGCGCTCCAGCACGAGGAGGCCAAGGCCCAGCAGGCCAAGGAAGAGAAGGGCAAGCTCTGGACCTTCTACATCAAGGAAGACGACGAGAAGACGATCACGTTCCTCGACGGCGAGCTGGACGCGGACGGCTTCCTCGACGTGCCGATGTTCTACCAGCACACGGTGTTCCACGACGGCAAGTGGCAGGACTTCGTCTGCACCGAAGACAACGAGCCCTGCCCGCTGTGCGCGGCCGGCGAACGCTCGACCCTGGTGGGGGTGCTGACCTGCATCGACCACTCCGAGCACACGATCAAGAACGGCCCCAACAAGGGCGAGGTGATCAAGGACACCAAGAAGCTGTACGTGGCCAAGCGCGGGACGCTGAAGCTGCTGCAGAAGCAGGCCGAGAAGCGCGACGGTCTGACCGGCGCCACGTTCGAGGTGTCGCGGACCGGTGACAAGAGCCCGAACGTCGGCAATATGTTCGAGTTCGTGCAGAAGCACTCCATGGCGGAGCTGCAGGAGCACTTCGGCAAGGACGACAAGGGCAACGAGGTCGCCGAGCCCGCCGACTACGAGCACGAGATCACCTACCGCCCGGCCGAGGAGCTTCTGAAGCTGGGCCTGGGCAAGGCGACCCAGGGCATCGGCTCCGAGAAGGGCATCGACAAGAAGGAGCTTGAGGAAGAGCTGTAAGGCTCCCTCGTCGCGGGCGCGGGTTTCGGCCATTTACCGCGCCTGCACCAAGGGCGGTCCCTGGTGGGTTATGGGGTCGGGGGCCGACCGCTCTTCTCCGATTGCGAGGCTTGCATGACGCACGTCAGCCAGCTGATCCAGTCCGATCCGCCGCTGTGGACGGCTGGATGCTCAGCCTACAAGTACAACGCCAACCTGCACCGGAAGTACCGGATCACGTCCCGCTTCGGCGACGTCTACGACCTGACGTACCGGGACGGCAACGTGATCTACCTGCCGCGCGGCCTTTGCCCTACGGCGAACGACGACCGCCGCGATCACGGCGAGCCCATTGCAGTTGATTGCAAGATCAAGCCCCGCTCCGACGAGCAGTCGCGGGTGTTCTCCGAGACCGTCGACTTCCTGAAGGCCGGGCAGTCCGGCATCGTCGAGGCGTACACCGGCTTCGGCAAGACCGTGCTGGGGTTGTTCGCGGCGGCGATGGTCGGCCGCAAGACGCTGATCGTCACCACCAAGGACGACCTGTTCCGCTACTGGAAGGAGGAGGCCCAGAAGTTCCTGGGTCTGAGCCCCAGCGAGGTCGGCGAGATCAGACAGGACACCTGCACCGTCAAGGGCAAGAAGGTTGTGATCGCCATGATCCACAGCCTGTCCATCGACGGCCGGTACCCGTCGGAGATCGTCGACGGCTTTGGCCTGGTGATCTTCGACGAGTGCCACCGGGTGCCTGCCGAGCAGTTCTCCCGCACCGCCGGCATGTTCCCGGCCAAGCTGCGCCTGGGGCTCTCGGCCACGCCGGAGCGCGCCGACGGCAAGGAGACCTTGATCCATGCTCACATCGGACCGGTGCGGGTGCGGACCGAGGCCGAAATGATGGTGCCCAAGGTGCTGCGCTTCACGTCGAGCTGGACGTGCCCGAGGGTGCCGCGCCGCGATCCGACGACCGGGCGCAGCGAGTTGGTCAAGCTGCCGCACTCGGCCGGCAAGACCGGCGGGGTGCTCAAGCGCCTGATCCAGGACGAGGCCCGCAACCAGACCCTGGCGAACCTCGCGTTCACGGGCTGGAAGAAGGGCCGCAAGATCGTGCTGTTCTCCGACATGCTCGACCACCTGGACACGATGCGCCAGCTGCTGGCGGCCATGGAGCTGCCGCTGCGGCAGATGAGCCTGTACGTGGGCGGCATGAAGGAGGCCGAGCTGGACCGGGCCAAGGGTAAGCCGGTGCTGCTGGCCACGTACCAGATGATGTCCGAGGGCACGAACATTCCCTGGCTCGACCTGGGCATCATGGGGACGCCGCGCTCCAGCGTGATCCAGCCGTGCGGACGCATCCGCCGGGAGTACCCCGACAAGCCCGAGCCCGTCTGGATGGACATGCTGGACACCGACAGCCCGGTGTTCCGGGGCTACGCCCGCCGCCGGCTGGAGTGGTACCGCAAGATCGGAGCGACCGTGAAGGATATGTGAGCCATGGACGACAAGGAGGTCGAGTACAGATGGCGCTTTCCGAAAATGACCTGGGATCGGGTGTACGGCTCGAAGGAGACCGGCCGCCTGATCAACCGTGACGCCGCCACCCTGCGGGACTTCCGCCGGCGCGGTCTGATCCCGCCGACCACGGTGGGGCACGGCAAGTATACGCCGGTCCAGGTCCACCTCATGCGCCGGCTGGTGCGCGTGCTGGAGGAGTGGCCGGAGAACGTCTGCACCCCGAGGCGCCGCCGGCAGGCGGTGACCCGCTGCGTGAACACCATCAAGAAGCACTGGAGCAACGACGATGCCCGTTTCGATCAAGAACAAGCCGGCCAAGGCGACCACGGCGGTGAAACCCTCCACGGGCACGGAGGAGGTTACCGAGCACGACGTCCCCACCGCCAAGCTGGAAGTGGCTGAGGCCGCCCAGGTGGGCGTCGAGGCGTCGATGACCAAGAACCTCGGCAACTACGAGAGCGTGCGCCTGCAGTGCTCGCTGGTCCTGCCCTGCGCCAAGGACGAGATCGACGACACGTTCGAGTTTGCCCAGAACTGGGTGAACGGCAAGATGGAGGACATGATCAGCGGCCTGGAGGGCGACGAAGGCTGATCGACCCGGTCTGAAACCAATTGCAGGAGGCAGAGGGGAAATGGCGAGTACAGCGGAACTGATGACCAAGTTCCAGAAGAACTACGGGGAGAAGGTCGGCCAGTTTGGTGCGGCGATGCATGAGTGCCAGCGCGTGCCGACCGGCTTCTTCCCGTTCGACCTGGCGTCCGGCGGCGGTTTCCCCCGTGGTCGGGCGTCGATCATCTTTGGGCCGGAGAGTGCGGGCAAGAGCAACCTGGTTTTGCGGGCGATTGCCATGCACCAGAAGATGTTTCCGCACCTGACGTGCGTGTTCATCGACATTGAGACCAGCTTCAACCCCGGCTGGTCCAGGCTGCTGGGCGTGGACGTGGACAAGCTGATCGTCGTCCGCCCCGACTACGCCGAGCAGGTCGTCGACATGGTGGAGAACTTTCTGTACGCCGAGGACATTGGCCTCGTGGCCGTGGACAGTCTGGCGGCGATGGTGACCACTCAGGAGGCCGACAGCTCCGCCGAGAAGGCCAACGTGGGCGGCGCGGCGCTGGCCATCGGCAAGCTGGTGCGCAAGACCACCCTGGCGCTGAACCACGCCGAGCGTGACGGGCGCTTCCCCACTGTGCTGTACGTCAACCAGATCAGGCTCAAGATCGGCGTGATGTTCGGCAACCCAGAGGACATGCCCGGCGGCAACGCGCCCAAGTACCAGTCGGCCATGACGGTGCGGGTCTACGGCAAGAACGTCACCGACAACGCGGTGAGCAAGACCAAGCCCGTGCGCAAGCACACCAGCTTCGTGATCAAGAAGTGGAAGGTGCCGATCATCGCCACGCATGGCGAGTACGAGATGGCCACGGTCGCGCACAAGGGCCTGGCCGTGGGCGAGGTAGACGACTGGAACACGCTGTCGACCTACCTGAAGGACTTCGGATACCTGGAGAAGACCAAGACCGGGTGGCGCTTGCTGGATGCCCAGTACAAGACCCTGAAGGAGGCCCGCGAGCGGGTCTACACAGATTGGGAGTTCGGCATGGGGTTGCGCAACGACGTGATCCAGAAGGTGCTGGAGCACGGGGTGGAGGAGCCGGCTGATGCCGTATGAACCGCCCATGTTCCGGCGACAGAAGGGTGGCAGCATCGGGGGCGCGGGTCGCGCCTCCGAACGCCGTTTGGCCCGACGCTTGGAAATGCGAGAGACGCCCGCGTCCGGCGCCATGGACGGGGCCAAGGGCGACATGCGCAAGCACGACTGGCTGCTGGAGGCGAAGTCCACCACCGCCGCCAGCATGAAGCTGGAGTACCGCTGGCTGGGCAAGGTCTCGGCCGAGGCCGCTGCGGTCGGCAAGCTGCCGGCCCTGGCGATCACGTTCACGTACCCCAACGGCCGTGAGGTGCGGGACGGCAAGTGGGTCCTGATTTCAGAGGACGTGTTCAAAGAACTGTTGGAGCGCCCCGATGACTGAGCCAAGGAGGGCAGGATGAAGTTTCTGAAACGCATGAAGGACCTGAGCCCGGAGCGGACCCTGAAGTACCGCCTCCACCAGTACCTGGGCGGGCCCAAACCGGGCCGCTCTTACAAGCGCATCCACGCCAGCGAGCTGACCAAGGCCGAGGGGTTCTGCCCCCGCTTCGTTGCACTGATGTGCGCCACCAACGCCAAGGTGCCCGACGAGTACCTGATCACGTCGCTGGCGGTGACCTTCCGCATCGGCAACGACCTGCAGGACAGCCTGGTCAACTGGTTCGCCGACATGGACGTCGCGGTCGGCCACTGGAAGTGCGGCGCCTGTGGGCACCTGCACGAGTTCTGCAAGCGGCCCCAGCAATGCTCCACATGCGGATGCAAGGCCATCGCCCCTGTGGAGCCGCGCTTCACGTCGGCCTACTCTGGGGCCTCCTGTGGCGTCGACATGCTGGCGTCGCTGGGGAACCCGAAGCTGACGCCTGTCGAGATCAAGACCATCGACAAGGAGGAGTTCAAGGGGCTCGTCGCGCCGCTTTCGGAACACCGCCAGCGCACCAGCCTGTACCTGCGCATCATCGAGGAGAGCGATCACCCCTTCTCGCAGCAGGTGGACACGCAGGAAGCTCGTGTCTTCTACGTCTCGAAGGGCGGCTACGGCTGCCTGGACGACGAGGTCAAGAAGTGGGGTATCGGGGAGCAGTTCTCGCCGTTCAAGGAGTTCACGATCACCCGGAACGACACGGTGACCGAGGAGCCGACGAAACGGGCGAGGGCGGCGTACCAGTACATGCAGGGCGAGGTCGGGATGCCGGAGGGCATCTGTGAGACCGCCCTGGGCAAGCGGGCCAAGAGGTGCCCAAAGGTCAAGGAGTGCTTCTCGGGCAAGTTCCCGGCAGAGCACGAGTGGAGGAGCAAGGAGGCATGAAGAGCCTGGGGCTGGACATCAGCACGAAGACCGGCGCGGTGGTCCTGGAGGGCTCGAAGCCGTCGGTGGTCGAGGCCAAGCTGATCCATCATCCGAAGGAAACGGGTCTGGAACGCTGCTCGGCCATCGCCGGGGGCGTGCTGGAGCTGGCCTACAAGCACAAGCCGGAGATCGTCGTGCTGGAGGGCTACGGCTACGCCAACACGAACAGCCTGGTGACGCTGGTGGAGATCGGGACGGTGATCCGGTACTTCCTGCGCCAGGAGGGCTTCCCGTTCATCACGGTGGCGCCGGCCCAGCTGAAGAAGTTCGTGCTGGGCAAGGGCGTCGGCAAGAAGGACGAGGTGCGCCTGGGCGTCTTCAAGCGGTGGGGCTTCGAGCACAAGTCGGACGACGTGGTGGACGCCTTCGGGCTGTCGGCCATCGGACTGGCCCAGATGGGCGAGTTGATCGACGTCACGGCGAAGATGCGCGAGGTCCTGCAAAAACTGGACGCCTGACGGCCTCCCAGTTTTGCAATTGATTGCAACACTGATAGACTGAACCTGAAACCAATTCCCCATCAGACCAAGGAGGGTTAGGAGCCATGAGCACGGTTTCCATGAAATTGCTGAAAGGTGCGAAGATGGACGACGTGGCCAAGGAGCTGGGCGACGGCGAAGAGCTGGACCTGGCCAAGATGAAGGCCGCCGAGCTGGACAAGCTCGTCAAGGAGAAGGGCCTGGAGATCGAGGGCTTCTCCGGCATGAAGGTGGCCGAGAAGCGGGAAGCCGTGAAGAAGGCCATCGAGCAGGCCGCGATCCCGGATGCCGACTACGAAGACGTCGATGATGGGGAGAAGAAGGCCACCGGCACCGACGTGGAGGTGATCGAACCGCACAAGGGCGAGATCATCGAGGGCGACCTGATCGCCAAGACCGCGCACGCGCTGGAGACGGTCGACGCCGAGACGGCGCGCGACCTGGTGGCCAAGCTGATCGAGGACACGGAGTTCAGCTTCTTCAAGCTGGGCGGCGTGCTGTCGGTGATCAACGCCAACGGCTGGTACGAGCCCTACGGCTCCTTCAAGGAGTACGTCGAGCACGAGCACGGCATCAAGTACCGCAACGCCCGCTACTTCATCAGCATCTATGAGACGCTGGTCGAGGCGAACATTCCCTGGGAGAAGGTCAAGACCATCGGCTGGACCAAGCTCAAGGAGCTGCTGCCGGTGCTCTCGACCGAGAACGTCGACAAGTGGGTGGAGATCGCCAACAAGAACTCGACCCTGCAGCTGATCGAGCTGGTCAAGTCCGAGAAGGACCAGGGCACCGCCGAGACGGCCGAGACCGACAGCGAGCCCAAGACCGTCACGACCATGACCTTCAAGGTGCACGACGACCAGAAGGCCACGGTCAAGGCCGCCATCGAGAAGGCGCAGAAGGAGGCCGGCACCGACGTCGCCACGGTGGCCCTGGAGTTCATCTGCATCGACTACCTGAACGGGGCGCCCAAGGCCGGCAAGGCGCAGGCCAAGCACAAGCCCATCGGCGAGACGATGAAGGAGCTGGGCCTGGAGAAGACGCTGGAGGAGTTTGAGAAAATCTTCCCCGACGTCGAGCTGGAGGTCAGCATCCCGGAAGGTGAGGACGGCTGATCCAGTCTCGGACCGCCCTGCTTTACAGCGCCCCGGCCTCGTGCGAGTGTCGGGGCGTCTGCAGTTCTATCGCACGCTTTCCCTGCAGACGGGGTAACGCCACAGCGCCTTGGGGGCGGACATGGACCACCATGCTCCGCCCCTCTTTTCTGCCCGGAGGCGAGGTGCTAGATAGGGCTGGTCTACTCGTTTCCCCCGAAGCGTAGACCCTGCGTCAAACCGCGTGCTTCTCTCCCCGAGGGCGCGCGGTTTTTCTTGCAATTGACTGCAGACATTTCTTTTGCCCAAGCTGATGCCATTGGGTAGCATGAAGATGCGAACCCACTTCCACTACGGCCAAGGAGGGCCAGGACGATGGAAAAGCCTCAGATCATCTGCTTCACCGGACCCGCTCACAAGAGCGACGGGTCGCCCGTGCTTCGCGCCGATCTCAAGAAGGCGGCCGAGCGCAACGGTATGCGCGTGCGCGCCAGCTTCACCATGGACTGCGACATGCTGGTGGCCAGCCGCTTCGACACGACCAAGGCCCGCAAGGCCATGGAGCGCGGCAAGCGGGTGATGGACTATGGCAGCTTCATCGAGCAGTTCCTGGACGGCTACGTGCCGGAGGAGGGCGAGCCCGACCCCTGGGTGGACGACCTGGAGGGCTACGAAGTCCTCTGACCACCCAACCACCCACGGCGGGAGTCCAAAGGCGCTCCACAAGGCTCCTACAGGCCCTTCCGCCAGTTCTGAAGCCCTACCATCCGGTTCCGGTGGGGCGGGGGCGCTCCGGCTGCTGGGCTCTGCTACTCCCGGCGGGGGCGGTTGCCAAACGAGATGCCCACCTCGATCCCCCGCTCCGTCCGAGCCGGATGGTGAACCGACCAGTCAAGGAGGACTGACCGACATGACCAAGAACCCGCTGAACGACGAGCACTACGACGGCAATGACGACCAGATCGCCGACCTGAAGGAGGCCGTGGAAGAGCTGACCGGCCAGCTGCACGACACGACCGAGTCCCTGGTGAATATGCTGGTGCACTTCCGGGATCGACTGCCCGAGGGCGACCGCGTCCAGCGAGACAAGGTCGTGGACAAGTCTAGGGCCCTGCTCGACACCTACTCGCAGGACGACGAGGAGGATCGCTGATGGCTGTCCGTATGAACACCAAGGCCAAGGAGGAGCTGACCCGCAAGGACAAGCTCCGCATCGAGGCCATGAAGCAGGCCACGGCTTTCGTCGGCAAGCACAAGCCGAACGCTGCGGGCGAGGAGATCGCCGACCTGGCCGAGGCCCTGTTCCAGTTTCTGACCAAGGAGGGGTAACGTGAAGATCGAGTATCTTTTTCTCGACCCTGATGATCGGATCATCGACGGTGGTGTAGCTGACGCTGAAACAGCGGCCGAGGAGGTTCGCAAGTTCGTGATCAACCATGGCACGGACCCACACGGGGAGGGCAGCCAGGCTCTCCCCGGAAAGATCGAGTTCAAGCCCGTCAAGGAAGGATAAGGCCCATGAAGAAAACCTTGTACAGCATAGTCGCCGCGCTCGCCCTGTTCGCCCTGGCCCCGGCCCAGGCCGAGGAGAGCTTCGAGACCCGCCTGGGTAAGCTGGCGGCGACGATGGACGCTCTGCAGACCCTCTCGGGCTACTGCGTCGTCGAGGTGAAGGTCTATGGGGCCCTCGACGGGGAGGACTGCTCCCGGTTCAGGCGCAGCCTGAATGCCCAGGAGGCGTACGTAGACCCGGAGTGGGAGGCTCTTCGGAAGATCGGCCAGGGTATGGAGGTCGAGGAGATGTCCGGCAGTGTGCGCCGTGACGCGGCCACAATCCAGGCGGGGTTCGAGGAGATTTCCCGCAACATGACCAAGATTGGCGTCCTGCTGGGGGCGGAGTAGGGCTGCAAGTAATGGCAGGACCGAGAAAGCCGCCTGAGCCGCCTATGCGTAGGGCCCTCAAGGGAGCCTGGACCTGCAAGGAACTGGCCCCAGACGAGCCGTTTCCGACAACAATGGCGGACAGGCTAAAGGACCTGTGGCGACGGGCGACAGGACTCGCAAGACGAGGCACATCGACATGAGCATTCACCGCACCCGGCACCAGGCACGAGACGATCCGGACACGGGTAAAACGAGGTCTCCTGTGGGGCAGGTGGAGAGCCCGCTGTTTCTGTCCCCCCTGAGACAGGTCCCGTCTGGGGGGTGGGTCTTCAGCCTGCTCTCCAAGGGAGGGGAGATGCCCCTGGTCTATGCCACGAAGCAGCAGGCCAAGGCGGCCCGCAAGGACCTGCTCAAGGGCACGAACGCCCACAGTGTGCCAGGGATTAAGCTGTACGGGGCCATTAGGAAGTGGCTCCCGCAGGAGTAGAACTAAACCGTTTCACTCTTGACCTACGATGCTTCAGGGCCCTAGAAAGCGCGCCAACGCGAGGTGTCCCAGATGTGCTTGAACGCGCCCTTCAAGTCCCTTCTGGGAAAGAAACAAGACCACGCAGACAAAATGCGACTGTGGACCCTGGGTAAAGAGAGAAGATGAGCCTAAAAGCAGGGGTTAAATCGTGCGAACGAATGGGAACGCAAGCTATGGCTATGAGCGAAGACAAGCAGATAGAGGTGGCCCTTGAAGAAGCGACAGTGGCCATGCAAAGAATGCAGTCTCGGGGTGTGGAAGAGTCCCACATGGCCCCGTCTGCATTCGTAATGGTGGGCCTTCGTCTGCTTGAGGGGACCTGCAGAAAGAGTAGTATCAGCGGATGGCTGTACAAGCTCGCTGACGAATATGCACAGGCTGCCATGGAGGAAAAGAACAAGCCACCAGAGCCCTGAATGTAGACCTGGGAGAGGATAATGTGCGGAACAATCTAGGTGGCTTCCCGTAGCGGGAGGTCGCCTTTTTCTTTGCCTGGAGAACCGCCTCCTCCGTAGACTGACGGTACGGGAAACATTCCCCTCAAACATCTGCCAGACAAGGAGGTCGCAAATGGCACAGATCACCCGCAGCACCCTCAAGGCCCGCCTCAAGAAGTTCTTCCCGAACGGCAACGACAAGTTCCGCCTGCAGGTGGCCGAGTGGATTTTCGACCGCTATGCGGACCTGGACGACAAGGTCTCCAGCGGGATGATCGAGCTGTATGTGGACAGCTACCGCACCGGTAAGATGATCGTGGAAGACGAGGTCCCCCTGGCCCTGCAGAGTCGGCGCGTCGCGGGCGGTTTCAGCGAGTGCCCCGGAGAGACCTGGTGGGCGGCCTGAGCCCCCACCGTTCGCGGGGCGGGGGCCTGAAATCAATTGCACGGAGGCTGACGATGGACCCGAAGACGGTGAACTGGAAGAAGTGGACCTGGGGCAAGGGCTGGGGAACCCTGCATTGGCGGGGCTACACGTTCAAGGTCTTCAAGGCCGGGTCGAAGTGGATGGCCTACGAGACGGACGAGAACGAGACTGTCTGGTTTCCGGTGGACGGGGCCTACTACAAGACCCAGACCAAAGCCTGCATGGTGATCGAGCGGTTCCTGTCCAAGCAGCCGGGGATCGCCAAGACCGAGGACGGTCGGGTCGGGACGTTCGACTACCTGCTCTACGGGAAGCCGACGTCCCAGCTTTGGGACGACCTGAAGGAAGTGCCGCAGGGGTACCGCCATGGGGCCCGGTTCGCTGGAGGCACCCTGGACGGCGCAATGCCCAGCTACGACTGATCAAGACACGTCACCGCAAGGGTCCAAGGGCGGCCGGGAGTGCGACTTTTTCCCGCACCTCTCGTCGCCTTTTTCTTTGTCCCATCGGGCCATTTGGTAGTCTGACGGTGAAATCAATTTCACCAAACAAAGCCAAGGAAGGCGAGGACATGACCAAGACCCAGATGGAAGCCCGGATCGCGGAACTGGAAGCCAAGGACGAGCTGACCCGCGACGACCTCAAGGAACTGAACGCCATCGAAGAGGCCCTGGACGCCCTCGAAGAAGACGAGGAAGACGACGGCCTGGACGAGGTTGCTCCGGCGGACGACCTGCACGACCCCGAGGCAGACAAGGCTCTGGGCGAGCTGGACAGCAAGCTCAAGGAATGGCTGGGCGAGTAAGCAAGACACGGGGCGGGAAAGCCTGCCCCTTCCCCCAAGCACCAGGACAAGCCAAGGAGGGCAAGACCCATGAGCAAGGCAGACGACACGATCCGAAAGCTGTGTGAGCAGTCGGGCTGCACCCTGGAGCGGGGAGCCCCGATAGACCTGCTGGAGCCCCGGCAGTACGAGGTGGTGTTCCCGGAAGGCAAGATGTTCGACGGGTGTCATTCGTACCTGGCGGGGACGACCAAGCAGGACGCGATCCGGGAGCTGAAGTTCTTCGTGCGGGTGGCAGAGCGGGACGCCTGGGAGGAGGACCCAGAGTACGATCCCGACCAGGACCTCGGACAGGGAGAGGGAGACGACCCTGAGCTTTGAAAGCGTGGAGCGACAGGCTCCGAACCGTTTTTGACAGACCCAAGGAAACCGCCACAGGGGCCCGCATTCGGCCCCGTCTTGGGGCGTGAGGCTGGGCGCGGACGCCTCCTGGGCTGGCTCTCGGCCTCAAGCCTGACTACCCCCTCTGGGCCCCACGGCCGCAGGCTTCAGGCGACATCCAAGGCTCCCCCAGGCTGGGCATGCCCATGAGAGGATCGGGCCCGAGAGGGGAGGGCGCACGGGCCGGCCGTCTGAAATCAATTGCACCAGCTTGTCGCCTTCCTCTTGCAGCACTACCGCCATTTGGTAGCCTGAACGTAAGGGGCATCACCCCTACCCACGACACGGGACCGCAAGCCAAGGAGGGCGCTAGACCATGGGTACCATCAACCGAGTGAACGAGCTGACCCGCGAGGCCCTGAACTACGGAATGATCGCCGAGGACGACACGGACCTGTTCGCCGACGCCGCCTACGAGATGATCGAAGCGGGCAACCTGGTGGAGATGGGCCACCTGTCGGACATGGATCAGGCCGCCCTGATCCGGGACGTGATGTAAGACCCACCGAACAAGTCACCGAACAAGTCACCGAACAAGTCCAAGGAGGGACGCCTGATATGAACGCCATCGCCACCAAGACCCCGACCAAGCCCCAACTGAACGAGCAGACACTCATCCGCGCTGTCAAGGTGCTGGGGCTCTACGGCGTGGAGGCCAGCTACAACCCGCGCTGGGGGTGGCGCACGGTCGGGGGCATCAGCGACGCCCTGGGCCGGCTGGTCTACCTGAAGCGCGACCGCGACGGCTTCCGCCTGGGCACGAAGGGCACCGACCTGGAGCTGGACGAAGTTTCCCTGTTCCAGGAGCAGCTCGACGAGGTGAAGCAGTGCCTGAACGCCCTGCGTAACCTGGGCCTGGCGTGAGGAGGGGCGGGTGGGGAAGACCGAGGCCCCACCCCTCGCCGAAGCAGAGGACCCCGAGACACGCCTGTCTCCCCCTGTTTCGCAGAGGACTGCCTGAAATCAATTGCAAAACGTCAAGGAGGACGAAGACATGGGTACGCGCGGAAGCTATGGCGTGCATGTCGATGGCACCGACAAGCTGACCTACAAGCATATGGACAGCTACCCCGGCGGCCTTGGGCGGGACCTGGCCGAGCAGGTGCGCAAGATGCTGAACGAGTGGGGGCCGGATGGCCTGATCGAGAAGGCCCGCGCCCTGACGCTGGTGCCCGAAGACGGGACACCCACTCAGAAGCAGGTGGACGACCTGGCCAAGCTGCACGAGCTGATCGGCAATCGCGGGGACTGGTATTCGGTGCTGCGCGGCTACCAGGGCCACCTGGACCAGCAGCTCGCCATCGGCCTGATGACGGACGGCACCGGCTTCGTGAATGAGAGCCTGTTCTGCGAGTGGGCATACGTGCTGAACCTCGACGAGATGACCTTCGAGGTGTACCGGGGCTTCCAGAAGGCGCCGCACGACAAGGGCCGCTACGCCAAGAACGAAGGTCACGACGGCTACTACCCGGTGGCCCTGGTCAAGACCTTCCCGCTGCGGGGCGTGACCCCGGAAGATGTGGCCAGCCTGGACGCCTGACCGGATCACGAAAGGGGTGGGGGCCGAGGCACAGGTGTCGCCCCCTGCCTGAAATCAATTGCACGCAAGATCAAGGAGGATCGAATGCCCGGACGCAAAGACCCGATCCCGCCCCTGACCACGCTCAAGGGCGTGCAGTATTACGCCAAGGGCAGCGACGGCCAGTGGCACTACGTGAACCACGCGGGGGAGTGGGTGACGTGCCCGCCCCCGTGTGAACCGGTCAGCGCAGATTATGCTCAGGCCGAGATGCGGCTGCTTGCCCACGACGCGGAGGCCCGTCGGGCCCAGGTCGAGCTTCTGGCCCTCGTTCTGGAGGAGGTCCGCCAGGCCTGCTTGTTTGGGGATGACGACGGGGGCGTGGGCGTATCCGAGGATGTGGTGATCCCGGCCCCGCTGTTCGAGCGGATCTGCACGGCCCTGAACCCCGGCACGCCTGCCGAGCAGGTCCTGGAGCAGGCCAAGCGCGAGTGGCGCACGGTCGAGCATATGGCGGGCATCGCCGAGACCTTCCGGACCCAGGCCGAGCACGCCCGCTGGCAGGTCGAGCACCTGCGGGACGAGATGACCCAGGTCCTGGCGTCGCTGGCGGCGGCCCTGTCCCTGCTGGAGCGGGGCGGCAAGCAGGCGGCGGCCTCCGACAAGATGTTCGAGCAGATGATGCGGGACTACAGCCGCTCGCTGTCCCAGGCCCGCAGCACTCTTCGGAAGATGGAAGACCTCAAGGAGGAGACCACCAATGGCCGACAAGACCCACAAGACCGTACAGTTCACCATGAAGATCAACAGCGGCAACGCCGCGTTCCAGGAGGACCCGCACCGCGAAGTGGCGCGCGTGCTCAAAGGTGTCGCCAAGGAATTGGAGAACGGGCCGCTCCACGACCTCTCGGTGATGCACCTGTTTGACGTCAACGGCAACCGGGTGGGGCACTGGTCCATGGATGTCGTGGACGGTGAGACCATCGCCTGCGAGCACTGCGGCCTGTAGGTCAAGGAGGACGAGAGACTATGTGTGACGACACGATCAGCAAGATGGCCACGCCCGAGATCGACACCCGCATCCGGGAAATCCGCCAGCACCTGGACGGCCAGGGCGGGGCGATGACCCTGCTGGAGAAGGCGGTTTACGTGCGGCTGGAGGCCGAGATGTATGATCTCTACGTGGAGAAGGAGGCACGCCTGAGCGCGGGCCTGCCGTTCCCGCCCCGTGTGGGTCAGATGGAGCGGGAGGGCTGTGCGGCATGAAGGATGATGCAACCCGAGCCCTGGTCCTGGCCGACCAATGCCTGAAGGACCATGTGTTGAAACGGGATATTCCGTCCCGGTGCTTCGAGTTCCGCACCGAGTCCGGGGCCAGCGCCTACTGGTTCTTCCTGACCTGGACGCCGGGCCATCTGAGCCTGGTCGGCGACATCGGGGAGGTGACCCTGACCTCGCCCGCCTGTGACACCCTGGAGAACGCGCTCGCCTGGGCGCACCGGGGCGACGTGGACTACCTGATCGGCAAGTCCGACAAGGACCGGTGCGCGCACCTCGATGTGCGGGCGACCTACGACATGATCGTCGCGCTCGCCAACGAAGCGGCCCGCCCGGATGAGAGGCTTGCGGGGTGGCGTGAGTTCAAGGCTTCGCGCGAGGACTGGATGCCCGAGGCTGTGACCTGGGCCCTGGCCCTCGATGCCTGGGGCGGTGTGGATGAAGACGCCTTCCGGCGCCGCTGTTTCGAGGAGCGCCTATACGGTCGGGACCTGTGGCACGCCCTGCCGGACCCGCCGGAGCCCATGGACGAGCTTCCGGGCTACGACGAGGTGTTCCCGCGCACCCTCTACACAGCGCGAGACACGTACCAGATCGTGTGCCGGGGGGGCAGCGAACCCATGTCCCAGGACCGTATGGCCGCCCGCTGGTATCCCGGCTGCGCGTTTATCGACCGCCGTGTCTTTGACGGCTGGGAGGCCTGGGACGCCCTGAACAGGGTTCTGGACGTGAACGTCGACCGGGACGCCATATATTCAGCGGCCGACCGGCGGGAGATCAGGAACGCCCTGGACGCCTACCTGACCGACGCCAGTCCAGAGCAGGTGGCCGAGCTGTGCGCGGAGTGCGGGTTCGACGACTTCTTCGGGGTGTACGACTACGGCCCCCGCGCCTACTGGCAGGTCAGCGCCATCAAGAAGGGCGCCGCGCTGCTGGTCGAGGCAACCAGCCCTGACCCACACCCCACCCAAGCCTGAGCCGTAAAGCACACCCACAAGGCTTTCCAAGGCTCCCACGGGCGGACCAGGGCCGGGCCAGGGCAGGTCGGGGGCAGGCCAGAGCCGGATCAGGAGTCGGGCTCAAACCCGCTCCTGGCCCCTGGGTGCCCGTCGCTTTCCACTTGCAGCCACAGCACCCCCTGGTAGCCTGATGGTGCAATCAAATTCACACTCCATCGACATAAAGCCAAGGAGGGCGAAACGAGATGGTCTGCATCCCCCCGCGCACCGAAACGATCCCGGTCGAGGACCTGAGCGATCAGGAACTGCTCCAGCAGACGGAGCGGCTCTCCCGCCGGCCGGGCCCCGTGGGCAGCGAGACCTGCGAGCACTTCGTGGCCCTCACCACCGAGGTGATGACCCGCTTCGGGGAAGAGAAGGCCGAGAGCTACCTGTAACAGACCAGGCAGTCACCGGGCGGGGAGGCGCAGGCTTCCTCGCCCATCCCTGTATCAAGGAGGATGAGAGTATGGACATCATGCGCGCCCATCAGAACGCCATGAAGAATGTGAACCACGCCCACCACCACATCGTCGTGTTGCGCACCGGCCTGGTGCTGCGGGGTGACGTGGTCGGCCTACCCAACGCTTGCGGGGCCACGTACCAGATCGCCACGAGCGTGATCCCCGAGGAGGAGGCCCAGTTGACCGGCGAAACCGCCGGTGACGATGACTGGGAGCGCGCCTGGGTCTTCCGTGCCGAGGACGTGGCCGCTGTGCAGGCGGATTTCGACCTGGGCTTCGGCGTGTACGCCAGCATGGAAGAGTTCATCAAGGAAGGAGCCGAGGGATGAAAAAAGACATGATCGAGATTGGCAAGACCTACTGCAACAAGACCGGCAAAAGCGCCCGTGAAGTGCTGAACATTGTCACCGTGGACAGGGACATGAAGTGGGATGGTCTGCTGGTGGGTCATGAGGACAAGAGTGGCGTCGGGGCGGAGAAGGTCACCCTGCCGCATTGGGTGTACGAAGGCGAGACCGCCGTGATCTACCGTCAGGCGCGCGGCCAGTGCACCGGCAAGGCCAGCGCCCTGGCGCTGGGCAGCTTCGCCGCTTGGGCCAACCGCATCGACGACGGGGCTCCGGAGAGCAAGGCCGAGCGTCTGGAAGGACAGGTGACGTGGGCCTGCACGCTTCTCGAAGACGCCAAGGCCCATCTGTCGGACGACATGCTGATCGAGCGGATCGACCGCTTCCTGAAGGAGGCCCGTAATGCCTGACCAGAAGACGCTGAAGGGCACGCTGCGCATCAGCCGCTTCGAGGGACCCGACGGGCCGGGCGTGGGTATCGAGCTGAAGGACACGATGTCCGGCACGGTGGTGGCCAGGGCCCAGATGAGCTTTGAGGACTACGCCATCGCCGCCACGTCCGGCCAGGGCCTGTGCACGTTCACCCCGCCCAGCAAGGTCGTGGGGAAGGTGCGCGAGACCAAGCAGGAGTGGGTGCCCGCACCGGAGGGCAAGACCGACCCCGCTAAGCTGGCCAAGTTCGAGGTGGACGGCTGGAAGGCGCGGACCGGCGATTACGGGAACCATCATCGGTGGGGCCAGCGGCACAACACGCAGGGCTTCAATGTCACGTTCACCCGCTACGTTGACCCGACAGACCCGCAGTGAAAGACCAAGGCAAGGAGGCCGAGACCATGGAAGACCCGCAGAAGTATCCCGTCCGCACCGTGGAGGTGACCCTGCGTCTGAGCGTGCAGCGTGACCCGACGGAGGTAGAGCCCGAGGATGAGATTGAGAATGCCGTCGGTAACGATGAGCTGGAGGATCTCGCCTGGATGCTCGACGACCATGTCAAGGACACCCAGGAGGACATGCTGGCGGGGTCCGAGTTGTTCGTAAAGATCACGGAGGCAACCGTGGCCGGCTATAAGTACGCTACGCCCGACGGGGACGTTCAAGCGTTCGGAAAAACGGCATGAAAGCGATTACACGGTAGCTGTAGTTGAATGTGCGATACCGTAACTAAGGGGAGTTGACCTGACCCTGAGGGCATGGCATGGCTCTATAGTCTGCACTATGAACGGAGTCTGTCATGTCCAAGGGGGACCAGGATAAGCCCACTAGGTTTCGGGATGAGGTCAGGAAAGAAGTCAGTGGGACGGCAAATGTATTCGCCAACGGGTGCTTGATTTATATGGTTCTGATGGCGCTGGTCGTGCTGTTCATCTTCTTGTACTGAGTCGGTTGGGCGGGCCGTAGCCCTGCAATCAATTTCACTGCCGTGTCGCTTTCAGTTTTGATGCCACCGGGTCTCTTGTTAGCCTGACGGTACGGGAACAATTCTCCCCCATCGCATCAGGCAAGGAGGCCAGGACATGATCGCGGTAATCAACGGAACCCCCAAGGAAGTAGTCCAGATCGCGGGTGAGGTTCGGGTGGTCGGCGAGGCCACCTGGGACGACCTCAAGACCTGGGAAACGGGCCGGGTCCGCTCGACGGGGCGCACCGACGCGGACTTCCTGCGCAAGCTCTGGGTCGCCAGCACCGGCCTGTCGGCGGGCGCGGTCATCGCCTTCATGCTCGTGTAACGCTAGACTGAGGAGGACCCGACTATGGATGCGATGATCGACATGAGACTGAACGAACGTGAGTGGGCCCTGATCGGCAAGATGGCCGTGGCCGGCGCCCTGATTGTGGTGGGCCTGAAGCTGGTGGGTGTGCTGTGAGCGCCCGCGTCCGGCACCTACCGCACGGCATTCGTCTGGTGCTGTCCCCGGCCCCCGTAAGAGGTCGTCGGCGCATCATCGTGGCGCACGCCACGACCCTGTGTGGGTGGCTGGCCCTGTGGCGGCACGGCTACCGCCGGAACCGGAACCTCGCCCGGACCGCTGTGGGCCACCGCAAGATGGTGAAGGTGCTGCTGCCGGACCGCTGAAATCAATTGCAGACCTGATGTAAGACGCCAAGGAGGGCAACATGAAAGACCACGAAGCCATCGAGGCGCTGTGGGAGTTCGTCGACGCCAACGTCGATGAGAGCCTGGAAGAGCACCAGCCCCTGATGGGCGCCCTGTCCCAGACCCGTCAGATGCTGGACGCCGTGCACAGCCAGAAGAGCGGCGACACGATCCGCATGATCGACGAGGCCCTGAACGAGCTGGGCTACGTGGCCCCGTTCTTCGTGTCGGTGGGGCTCGTGCGCGACCGCCTGACCGCCGCCGGCATGAGCACGGCCCTGGTTACCGACGCCGAGCTGGCCAAGGCCATGGAGCGGGCCGTCCGGCACCTGGAGGTCGAGGAGGTCCAGAAGGCGACCGCTCAGATGATCGCTGACCAGCTGGTCGAGAAGGACAGCCTGTGGGAGGCCGACCATGGGTAAGATGACCGACCTGGAGGCATTGAAGGTACTCCTGGAACTCGTCAAGGGCGACCCTCACCCTGACCTATACGCCAAGCAGCACGAAGCCGTAAGCACCGCAGCAAAGCTCGTGGCTTCCGTGGAGAAGGCCGAGCCGCACACCAAGCTCAAGATGGCCGAGGACGCCATGTCGGAGACCGGGCACGTTCCGATCTCCTACGCGACGCACGACGACGTGCTGGAGCGCCTGAAGGACGAGTACGGCTTCGTCAAAGCCGTGCCGCATGAGGACCTGACAGCGGCCATCGACAGCGCCCTGTCAGCCGAAGACCTGCCCGTGGGGTACGGCGAGTTCTATGGGGACGTGTTGAACACGGCGGCCGAACAGATCATCGAGTGGCATAAGGAGGACGACCACGATGACTGAGCTTGACGCCCTGAAAATCCTCCGGGCCTGCGCGAACAGCCACAACTGGAACGAGGAGGTGGTGTGGGCGTGCGGCCTGGAGTACGACGGCCCGGCATACAAGGCGGCCGGCGAGGTTATCAAAGAGGCCAAGGCCACCGTCGATAAGCTGATCAGCGAGGTTGAAACCGCCGACGCGGCAGCCAAGCGTATGATGGCTGAGGACACTCTGCACGAGATCGGGTACTTCACTCCGTTCCTGCTCTGCGCCGATGACGTGAGGCAGAAGGTGTTCAGCAAGGGGAATGGCGCGATACCCGACACCGTCACGGATCAGCAGATCGCCGCCATTTGCTACGAGGCGACCATGAACATGGACCCGAGCAAGGAGCAGGAAGACTTCATCGCCGGATGTTCCGAGTACGTCGCCGATTATTTTGATCTGCTCTGACAGACCCAAGGAGGGGCAAGAATAATGACTGACCTGACCCGCGAGTACCCGATCTGTTTCGCCAGCCTGTTCATGCTGCGCAAGATCAAGGACACCAAGACCAGCCGCCATTTCGTGTGGCCCGACGAAGGCGACTTTGACGAGGATGGCCTATGGGAGTTCAACGAGGAGCACGCCGACTTCGACCCCCTGTGGGTGGATCCGACTACGGCATCGGCCCTGGTCCTGGTGTACGAGGCCCTGGAGAAGGAGGCGACCCGCGAGAAGTTCGAGCACATGATCGCCCAGCACCGAGGCACCTTCGGCCTGACGGTCGAGTTCGCCTGGAAGCACGTCTCGCCCAAGTAGGGTGGGGCAGACCCTGCTCCAGACCGTGATCCAAGGGCACCCGCCTGCTCATCGTTTCCGCCGGCCGTGGTACACTCGCGCCAGCAACAGTCATGGAGGACAACGTGAAGCTGGAAATGTTCGGTGCCCCGTGGTGTGCCCCCTGTTCGGGCCTGAAGACCACGATGAAGGCCGTGATGGCCGACCACCCCGAGATCGAGTTCGAGTATGTCGACGTGATGGAGCAGGCCGAGCGCGGCAGCAAGGAAGGCATCAAGGGCCTGCCGACGCTGAAGATGAACGGCAAGACCCACGTCGGCGCCATGACCGAGGCCCAGCTGCGGGCCTGGATTGAAGCCGCCAAGCAGTAAGCCACCGACCGCCAAGGAGGGCGAGAACGATGAACCATGGACTGTACCGCTACACCGACTTCCAGAAAGCATGGGACCGCTACGTTCGCCAGCTGCGCACGCACTGGCAGACGCTCCGCCCCGTGAAGCGGGACGAGCAGGGCAAGCCCGTCGAGTGGGAGCTAAAGTGCTCGTCCATGCGCAAGATCGGAGAGATCGTCGTATGACCCGGACCCCCGCCACCCTGGCCGAGATCATCCTCGTCGAGCATTACAAGGAGCTGCGCAAGGTCGCCAACGCCTGCTACCTACGATGGGGACGTCTACGAGGCGCTGCGCGGGGTGTTGCGGGGGTACTTCGACGCGGGCCTGCACCTGGAAGGCGTGGGCATGAGCGACAAGTGCCAGTACCGGCACCGCTGACCGGGCTGGCTGAAATCAATTGCACACCTGACACAGACCACCAAGGAGGGAAGAGTGAGCAGCTTCAAGCCGAAGGCTGACACCGTCACCGCGATCAAGATGGGCGAGGAGTACGTCTACGAGTTGCCCGACGGCACGACCGGCAAGGTGGACGCCGGCCTGTTCGAGACGTTCTTCGAGGACGCCACGCAGATCGCCCCGGCCACCGAGGGCAACAGCCCTGACGACGTCCTGCTGGGCAAGCTGGTACGCGCCCTGCTGGCGGCCGTCATCGAGGAGCCCGGCCGCACGACCACCGCCTACGCCACGTCGGGCAAGGTCGACGCCGCGTCCAAGAACCTGTCGCGCGCCGCCACCAGCCTGATCGACAAGGGCCTCGTCATCGACGACGGCAAGCAGCGCCACCGTTCGCTGTTCCCGACGCAGGACGGCCGAGCCCTGGCCAAGCTGAAGGGGATCGCCTGATGGGGGTCCTGGCCGACAAGGAAATCCGCCGCCTGTGCCTGAACGAGGGCATGATCTCGCCGTACCGCGACGACTGCGTGCGCGAGGTCGAGGACGAGAAGGTCATCAGCTTCGGGCAGTCCAGCTACGGCTACGACGCCCGCGTGGCCGACGAGTTCAAGGTGTTCACGAACGTATTCCAGGGCGTGATCGACCCGAAGAACTTCGACCCGCGTTGCACCGTGGACGTGAAGGGCCCCGAGCTGATCCTGCCGCCGCACGGCTTCGCGCTGGGCCGGACGGTGGAGCGGTTCTGGATACCGCGCGACCTGCTGGTGATCTGCCTGGGCAAGTCGACCTACGCCCGCTGCGGCATCATCGTCAACGTCACGCCGCTGGAGCCCGAGTGGGGCGGTCACGTCACGCTGGAGTTCTCGAACACGAACCCGCTGCCGGCCAAGATTTACGCCAACGAGGGCGTGTGCCAGTTCCTGTTCCTGCGGGGCGAGGAACCGTGCGAGGTCTCGTATAATGATCGGCCGGGCGGCCAGAAGTATCAGAACCAAGTGGGCGTCACTCTGCCCCGCATGTAGGCAGACATTCCAAGGGGCCGGGAGACGCATTATATCCTGGCCCCAAGGAGTCACCATCCGCTATACTGATGGCGTAATCACATTCATACATGCCAAGGAGGGCAATATGGCTTTTACGACTTGTCTGGACCTGTCGCTTGACCACATCACCGAAAGCGACGGCCAGTTTTTGTCCATAATGGCGACGATCACCAAGGTGGGCGGCAAGGCGCCGCTGCTGGTGGTCTACGAATACGACCTGGGCTACTTCGTGTCGGTCCCCGACAGCGACGACCGCGAGGGGCTGATCAACGAGCTGCGCTCCAGCTGGACCTCGGGCTACCTGATCGGGGTCATCCGCTATGCCATGGACCGGGGCTGCCACCTGATCCAGCTTGACCGCGATGCCGCGCGGCACGAGGGGCTGCCCGCCCCCGACCGCAAGGTGGCCACCGCCCTTCAGCGTGCGGGGTGAGCCATGCCCATCGTGATCAAGAAAAAGTCCGGCGAGGTCAAAGTCCGGGACGGGGAGGTGGTGGCCTGCGACTACTGCGGCTACCGTCGCCCCTGGCACTGCCAGACCGGGGACGGCTGCATCGGCGGCGACGGCGGCACCTACGTCACCATGAGTCGGGGCGAGGCCGACGACAAGAAGGTCGCGTTCAAGGCCGCGTGGAAGGATGCCGTGGAGAACATGAAGCCCCTCCCCGAGAAGGGCTGCACTCAATTGCACAAGGAGGGAGCATGAAGGCTCAGCTGCTTCATCCGGCGCACGACGACCTGCTGGTCGTGAACAGCGCGCGGGTGTCTTTCGCCAAGAAGTCGAACTGGCTGCCGGACGTGACGGGTGAGCCCGTGCTGTCGGAGCGGGATCAGAAGCTGATGGGCTTTCTGGCCCGCAACGGCCACTGGACGCCCTACGCCCACCCGCAGATGTGGGTCCAGATGGCGTTGTCGGACGCCGAGGCCGTGGCCTGGTTGCTCAAGCGCGGGGTCGGCTTCCAGACCCTGCAGACCAGCCCCGGCGAGTACATGGTCAAGGGCTCGCTCTACGCCTGGGTGCGCAACCTGCGCCAGGGCCTGCTGCCCGAGGACGTGGACGCTGGCGTGCGGGACATGCTGTGGGAGAGCTTCCCCTATGCCTGCGACGCCTACGGCATCGAGGAGCCCGAGGCCCAGGGCGACCGGGTGCGCCTGATCCGGCCCGACCAGATCACCGACGCCTGGATGGCCAAGGACCCCGAGCGCGCTGTGCTGTCGAGCGCCTGCTTCCTGATCGACGTGCCCTTCTTCGTGGCCCGCCAGCTGGGCAAGCACCAGGATGGCTTCGTGCAGAACGAGGTCAGCCGGCGCTACGTCACCGACGACCCGACCTTCTGGGAGCCCGACGAGTGGCGGGCGCAGTCCCAGGACAAGAAGCAGGGCTCCGACGGTGTCGTAACCCCCGCCACGCAGACCTGGGCCACCGGGGCGCTGCGCGAGGCCAACGCCTACGCCCTGGAGGATTATCAGGCCGCCGTCGAGAAGGGCATCGCGGCCGAACAGGCCCGTGCGTGGCTCACCATGGCCGCGCACACGCAGTGGTACTGGACGGCCAGCCTCAACGACTACGCCCGCCTGTGCGCCGAGCGCCTGGCCGGGAACGCCCAGCAGGAGACCCGCGAGCCGGCCCAGATGATCGCGGCCCAGCTGATGGCGCAGTACCCCAAGACCTGGAGCGCGCTGATGCTCAACAAGCTGCCGGAGGCCGCCTGATGGCAGACGACATCGACCTCGCCCAGGAGCGCAGCGAGCTGTTCCTGCGCAAGGCCCTGGAGTCGCACCAGAAGGCCGCTCAGTCTACGGAGGAGGTCCTGGACTGCTCAGTTTGCGGGGACGAGATACCGGAAAGGCGCCGCAGGGCGAAACCCGGCGCTCGGACTTGCATAGACTGTCAGCGCCGCCTCGAGAGAGGCACCCGGTAGTCAGGGTCGCGCATACGCCCTTGACTCAATAGGGGTGCTACAAGTAAGCCCATTGGGTACGGATCAAGTACAAAACGAGAACATTGGGGCCAGGGCGTACCAGCAGGAGGGGGAAGGTTGCGGGAGAAAGACAACAAAAACCTGCTCGACGAGGAGGAGTTCTTGACCTCCAAGGAGGTGGCGGACCTTTTTCGTATCAGTAGCCGAATGGCTCAGATTCTGGCGCAGGAAGGAGACCTCCCGGCCGTGCGTATCGGCAAGCGTTGGCGGTATCCGACGAACCAGATCAAACTGGTTAAGGAAGGCAAATGGCAAAAGGAAGCGTCTACCGACGGGAAGGGACAAAAGCCTGGTGGATCAGATACCGGGACGCCGACGGACGGCTTGTACGAAAATCTTCTGGGACAGAAATAGAGGCCGAGGCTCATCAGGTTCTCGACCGTTGTTTGAAAGCGACAGAGCGCCGCCGGGCTTTCCGGGGCGCTCGTCTTTATAAGGACGTGGCCGCCGAGTACGTACTGGCTCAGACCAAGCGCAACACGCGCCGCTCATTCACCCGCGCGCTGCGGAACTGGCACCCGATCATCGGCGAGCTGTACCTGTCGGAGATCACGGTCGACGAGGTCGAGGACTTCATCGAGAAGCGCCGCGCCACGGGGGTGACCGACGGCACGGTGCTGGCCGAGTGCACGTACCTGTCGGGCCTGTTCACTTGGCTGGGGTGCGACACCGCCGAAAACAACCCGGTGAAGGCCGCGCGGGTGTGGAAGCGGCTGCAGGGGGCCCGAGAGATTACGCGGTTCCTGACCCACGACGAGGAGGCCCGCATCCTCAAGGCGCTGGGTGACCCCCAGCACCGGGACATGGTGGCGTTCGCCATCGAGACGGGCCTGCGCAAGAGCGAGCAGCTGAACCTGCGCTGCCGGTGGGTCGACCTGAAGCGGCGCGAGGTGCACCTGTTCGAGACGGACACCAAGGACGCCGAGGCCCGAGTCGTTCCGCTGTCGGCCCGCGCGCTGGCCATCGCCGAGCGGTACATGCTCAAGGACGGGGACGCCCACCTGTTCCGGTCTGGCCGCACCGGCCGCTACGTCGCCACGCACTGGTTCTGGTATCCCGCCCTGGAGCTGTCCGGCGTGTCCTGCCGGTGGCACGACCTGCGCCACACCTTCGCCACCCGCTGGCTGCGCGACGGCGGCGAGATCGCGGTGCTGCAGCGCATTCTGGGGCATGCCAACCTGCAGACGACCATGCGCTACGCCCACGTCGTCACCGAGACGATGCACCACCAGATGCGGCGCATTGATGAGGCCAGGGCGCAGGAAGCGCAGAACAGCGCAGCACACAGCGAGACACAGTACGAATACAGTAAACTCGTCGGGTCGCCCGGTAAGGGGCACAAACCCTAGCTTCTGACGCGATAGAATGTGTCAAGATACTTCTTGCGGTCATACCAGTAGCAAAACCGCACCCCGCCCGAAGCGGTCAGGCCGGAATGGGGCATCCACAAAGTACCCAGCCACTTCTTGGCCTGGGTGCCTTTCCACGGCAGGTCATCCTCGCCCACGTAATCGGCGTTGGAGAACTCGGGGATGGCGAGCAGCTCGGACCACTGTTTCCAGCCCACCACGGCATGGCGGTCGCCGTCGTCGGGCACGTCGGCCTCGCCCAGCATTTCGAAGGCGGCCAGCACCTTTTCCTTGGTCAATCCGGTGGTGCCGTCCTGGGCGTAGTTGGTGGAGGCGTCGAACTCGTTGATGATCAGCTCGTCGGTCTTGCGGCCCAGGGCGTAGGCCCCGGCCTTCACCAGCACCTGGCGTTCGTCGATGTTGGTTTTCAACTCGTCCAGCCGGTCCACCCAGTCGCCGGCGTAGTAGTCGTAGAGCTGGCACTCGACCGGCGTGTGGTCGAGGTTCATGACCGGCACCTTGCCGTGCCGCGCCTTGGTCGAGGCCGTACCCTTGCCGACCTTCTGGAACACGGTGGAAGAACCTTTGACGTCGTTCTTGGTGCGCACGGTGTTGCGCAGCTTGGACCCCATCTGCTGAAAGGCGAGGTGAACGTCGGCCTGGAAATGCTTCACGAAGGACTTGTCGATCTGAACGGACATGGTTGCGTGGTCCTTGGGTTGTGATGGGTGAAGAGAGGCGACGGGGGGATATATTTGGAGGCTCCGCCTCCAAGCCCCCGCTGGGTGGCGCGGCCACCCAGACCCGCGGTTCCTTGGGCTAGGAGGTGCTCAGCCGCGCGCAGCGCACACCAATTCCACCGTTGGGAGTTGATGCGCTGCGCGCCGCTGAAGGCACACTCTTACTGAACAAAACAAAGAGGGGTTTGGGGAGATCGTCCCCAAGCGGGTCCGGGCGGCAGCCCGGCTATCGCGCCCGCTCGGGATTTGCCCTAGGCCCCTGGATAGAGGCGCTTGAAGCCCTCCGCGACCTTGCGCACCGTGGCGGGGTCGCGCTCGCGCCAGTATTTCGGGTCGCGCATCAGCGCCTTGACGGCGTCTTCGTCGGTGGGGCCGCCTGTGCTTTTGTCCAGGCCACCCAGGCCCGGCTCGCCGGATTGCATCATGCGGAACAGGGCCAGCACGCCGTCCGCCGTGCCCGCCAGGGCGGACAGCACATCGGCGGGCAGGTTGGCCTTGCCCCAGGCCTGAAGCTGACGGCTGATCTCGGCCCAGCGTTCCTCGCCGCCGAAGTGATCGATCAGGAGGGCGAGTTCGCGGTCGCCGTCCATGTCGGCGGCCATGGTTTCCAGCACGGGAATGACATGTTCGGCGGCCAGATCGTAAACGACCTGCACCTGTTCGGGCGTGAACCCGGCGGCGTGGAGGCGGCTGTTGACGGCGGGGTCGGCCTGAAGCAGCGCGTGCGGCGCGGCGACCTGGTAGCCGTCGGGGCTGTCGGGGACGCCTAGCGCCGAGAAAAAGGCGCGTCGGGTTTGGTCGTCGGCCTCGGGACCGGGCACACGGACAGCGCCTTCGGTGTGTTGTTGCAGGGCCATGAAGGCGGCGAGCAGGGCCTCGACATCGGCCTCGCCGGTTTCGGGGTTGATGAACTCCGCCGGGATCGCGGGTTTGACCCCGGCGGGCCGGGGCAGGGCGGGAGTGGTCATGGTCGGGTCCTTCCGGTTGGGAAACTTCGGGAACGACGGGGGAGAGCCGCAGGCCCCCTATCCGCCCGCCCGCCCCCGCACCACCAGGGCGAGGATGTGGCGGACAAGGGCGCGTTGGCCTTCCAGGTGGCGCAGGGCCTCCGGGCTGGCCTCGGGGCCGAGGGCGCGGTCGAGGGTCAGCGCGCGCAGGTGGCGCAGCGCCCGGTCGCCGTCACTGCCGGAAAACACACGGGCGAAGAGGAAACCCGTCTCGTTCTCCGGCGCGTCGGAACCGTCCTCGATCGCACCCCCGGCCCCCGGTTCGAGGCCGCTCCACCCCTCGCGCTCGGGCGCGGCGGGGATCATGCCGCGCCTCCCGCGCCGCCGGGCATCGCGGCGGCGGCAGGGGCGAGCGGGGGCGGAGCGGCCCCGGCGGTCGGTGGCGGGGCCGCGGCGGGTGTCACGCCCACCGGCACGGGGCCGGGAGGAGCGGACGGAACCGCGCCCTCGGGCGGCGTCTCGCGGATGAGTTCCGCGGGCACGCCAAGGGCGCGGCCCAACCAGCGGGCCGCCGCCACCGTGTCCACGGCCTGGGCCGCCTCGGGGCCAAGGCCGGCGACGGAGGTCAGCCAGGTCAGGGTGTTCTGGGCGTCGGATTGCGCCTGCGTGCGGGCCAGCGGCGACTGATAGGTCAGGTCCACCACGCGGCCGTCCACCCGCAAGTCCGGGATTTCGCCCCGGCGGCGCAGGATGGACAAGGCCCGCAGGATGAGCGGCGTCAAAAGCTCTGACTGCAAGCGTCCGTAGGTGGCGCCCAGAATGCGCGCCATCTCGGCGGACCGTTCCAGCACCTCGGTCGCCGTCATGGTGGGGGCGTCGGGCTGGCCCAGGCGGTCCACCAGCAGGGCGTGACGGATGCGCGCCCGCAGGTCGTCCAGCACCAGTTGGCTGACATCGAACCGCCCCGGCGCTTCCAGCGGCGTCAGGCCCGAGGACCCGACCGCCTTGGGAATGATCGCCCCCGGCACCAGCCGGATGTTGGCGGGGTTCAGCACGCCGTCGTCATCGGCCTGCCAGATGCCGGTGACGGAGATGCTGGCGTTCTTCAACACCAGTTCCACCACCTTGTTGGCGGTCTTGATGTCGGGCAGCGCCTTCATGACCGGGCTGCGGCCATAGGCTTCGCCGGGGGCCTTCAGCCATCGGAAGGTGATGAAGGGCGAGCGGGCGAAGCGGCCCTCGGCCAGCACCAGTGGGTCCGACGTACCGGGAGAGCCTTCCGGGTCCAGCAAGGCGGTGTAGACGAATCCGGCCCCGTCCGGCTCGGGCACGACCGCTTCCAGCACCGCGAACCGGGCGTCGGCGTCCGCGTCGGCGCGGGCGGTCAGGGCGTCGGGCAGGTCGGCGCGGGGAAAGCGTTCGTGCAAGGTGGGCAGGCTGGCGTCCGATCGGCGGAAGGTGGTGTCCAGGCGGCCCGATGCGCCTTCCTCCACCACCAGTTCCGACAGGGGAACGGCGGTGAAGCGGAAGGCGCTGGGGCTGCCAGGGGGCGCTTCCTCGAACAACAGGCTGGCGGTGCCCGCGATCACCAGATCCAGATAGGCTTGATGCATCTCGACGGCGAAATTGGCGCGGTCGAAGTGGCCGCGCGCGATCTCGGCGGTTTTTTCCAGGACCGGCGCGATGGCGTCGCGGTCGGTGGCGGCGATCTCCACCCCGGCGCTCAGGCCGAACCAGCGCGCCCACGGCGGCGTCAATTGCGCGAGCAGGCTGGCGGCCAACTGGTCCACGGCGTCCGGCGCGGTGCCGTCGAACAGGCGGTCGCCCCGTTTCGCGCCCTCGGCTCCACCCCCCGGCACCGCGCCGTCGCGGCTGGGCAGGGTGAAGTCATAGCATTCGCGCCAATGTCCTTCCCAGGCGCTGCGGCGCGACCGGGCGGCCCGGTAGCGGCGCAACAGGGCCTCGGTATCGACGGGCATGGATCATTCTCCCAACAAGGTCTTGCGGCGGCCGACCACGATCGGCGGCGGGCTGAGCACCCCGCGCCACGATGTCGCGATGGTGCTTTTGCGCGCGGCCTCGGCGCTGGTTCGGGTTTGCAGGGATTTGCGGCGTTCCTCTTCCGGTGTGGGCGGAGGCGCCGTTGGAGCGGGCGGTGGCGATGTTGGAGGCTTCGGAGTGGGCGAGGGGGGCGGAGTGGGCGTCGAGGGCGGTGGAGAAGGCGCGGACGGCGGCGTTCCCGATGAGGGCGGAGGTGCCGTTGGAGTGGGGGGCGCGCCCTTGGTGTCGGAAACGGCCCGCCCATCGGGGGTGATGGCCGTGGGCGGTGCGTAGACGCCGTTTTTGGCCCGCCAGGCGCGGTATTCGGCGGCGCTCATTTCCGTACCGTCGGCGAAGACGACGCGATACCAGTCCGGGCCGGGGTTTTTCATCCAGGACGGCGGCACGGGTTCGCCGGCGCCGTTGTCCACCCACACCGTCGGTTGAGGCGGTGGCGGCGTGGGTAAACGGTCACGCAAAGCTTGGCTGGGGGCGCCGGCGGGCAGGCCACCGCTGTTCATCAACTGCTCGAAATCGTCGAGAGTGTTGAGGGGCGGCAGGGATGAGTAACCTCCCATGGGCCGGGTCTCCTTTGGTGGGGCGGGCGGTGGGACATGAACTGCGGCCACGAAAAAGCCCGCCGGAGGGTGTCCGGCGGGCGCAGGTGTGGCGTTGACAAGGGGAGGTATGACGCATCTCAATCCCTATGTCAAGAATATTTTCTTTTATGTGGGGTTTCGATCCCATTGGCCGAGAGGGTCCGGTACAGTTGCCAGGGCGTGAAAACGTAGGGGAGGCGCAGGCCAAGCGCCCGCTTCACGGCCTCGACACAGGTATAGGGGCGCCAAGGGGCCAGGCGGCGGGGAGGTTCGGCGGCGTGCGTGGCGATGGCGGTGAGCCCGTGCGCGTGAAACCAGGGAGCCGGTTGCCAGGGCGCTGGTTGTTGAACCACCCGCAAGGCGGTGTAGTGAGACAAGGGGTCGATCAGAACCCAGCAGTCGCCCGACGCGATGAGGGCGAAGCAGTGGCGAAAGCCGGGCCGCAACACGCGCAACCACGGAATGTCGGTGTCGCCGCTGAACACGACCACGGCCGGGATGGTCATTCCACGATTCCTTTGGCGCGCAACACGGTGGTCATGCGGTCGAGAGCCTCTTCCCACAGGCGGTGGGCGTTGGCCTGATCGGGCAAGCGGGGGTCGGGGGGCGTCATCGCCCGACCGTAGCTCGCCAGGGTGGAGAGGTGGCCGCGCTGAAGAACGCCGCGCCGGAGCAACGACAAGGCGGCGCAGCATACGTCGTCGGGATCGCAAGGGCGGCCGACGACTCCGGCGCCCGCGACGAAACGGGCGCCCTCGTCGCGGGCGATTTGGCATTGCCAGTACCAGAACCACGCATCCTCGGCGGAGCAAAAAAGCTCGGCGGGGCGGTCGATCAGCACGCGAACAGGGGGGATGTGGGGGTGAGCCATGGCGGAACTCCCGGAAAGAACGAAATAAGAACAACCGGAAGTGTTAGGATTCGCCGCCCAGAACGTCAAGAGGCATAGCGGAATTTAATCTTAATGCGCGATTTGTCCGTCTGTAAGACCATGTTCCCATGCTGAAGCACTCGCAGATCTGGCGCGCGATCGACCGCCTCGCTGAAATCAAGGGCTTGTCCGCCTCGGGACTGGCCCGGCGGGCAGGGCTTGATTCCACGACCTTCAATCGGTCTAAGCGCACCACGCGGGAAGGCAAGCCGCGATGGCCGTCGACGGAATCCATCGCCAAGATCCTTCAGGCGACCAACACGTCGTTCTCGGACTTCACCGCGATGGTGGAAGGCATCGGTCACGGTCAGCCGCCTTCGCGCACCCTTCCGCTGATCGGATTCGCGCAGGCGGGGTTGGCCGGTTTCTTCGATGACGCCGGCTGGCCGGTGGGTGCGGGATGGGATGAGATCCGCTCGCCGGATGTCACCGACCCTCATGCATATGCCCTTGAGGTGTCGGGCGATTCCATGCAACCGGTCTATCGGGACGGGGATCGTCTGGTGGTCGCGCCCGAGGCCTCCATCCGGCGTGGCGACCGGGTGGTGGTGCGCACCCTCGACGGCGAGGTGATGGTGAAGGAACTGCTGCGGCTGTCGGAAAAGCGCGTCGAGTTGAAAAGCCTCAACCCTCTTCACGAAGATCGGTCCCTGCCTCGTGAGCAGGTGGAGTGGATCGCCCGCGTTCTGTGGGTCAGCCAGTAG